TACGGACTCAGTAACAACAACCCGTCGGCTTGCGAGAACAACGATTGTCCCGCGCTCTCGCTGATTGCCAACGTTGATAGCCACACTGTACCATCACCGTAGACAATAAAACGCTTGTCGCTGCTGGAAGGCCCGGCCCACATCAGCGCGTTAGCACTGCTCGCCCCTGCATCCATCCCGATACGCTGCACGTTGCCATCATCATACATGGCGAAGTCGATATTGTGCAACTCGAAGTTTACATCGGTAAGCCTGATGTAGCTATCGCCAGCCCCTACACCATCACCAGCATACAGGCCATACTCAGTTTCGGTGGTGACGCCGTACAAATTTCCAAGCCGTGTGCGCACCGTCTTCCCCGTGGCCGGATGTGTAGCCCACGTGACAATCTGCGCGTAGGGGCTGTTCTCGGCATACGCGCCGTCGATAGCGTTGACCTCGTAATAGCCGTTTCCGGTCGTGCCATAGTCCAGCACAATCGCGTCCGGGTCTACCGTGGCACTCTCTGCCATTGCCCCGGCGTTGGGAGCGGCTGATCTGGTAAACGTCCAAGATTGCTCTTTAAGGGTCAGGTTCGAGTAGGATGTGACCACGCCCCAACAGTTAGAAACGCTCAGACTACCAGCGGCACGGCTAAATCCGCGCAAGCATACAATGTCGCCAGATTCAAATACGGCCATCTCCGCAGCGGATGGCAAGTCCCACACGTACAATGTAACCGCGCCCGAAGCTGCCGGTGCGGTAAACAGACGACTCAGAATAGCTACGGACTTACAGATAATCTGCCCACCGGCCAACGCCTGTTCGAGGTCTGCGATGAATGATTTTACGTGCAGCTCATCAGCAAACAGGTAGCGGAAGTCAGCGCCACCCGCGTAGGAGATACCCCATCCAGTAGTCTGCGATGCGTAGTCGTTAGATTGTAGTCTGGCTTCGTTCGTAGGGCCGATGCGTACCTGATCGCCAACTGGATCGAGAACGAGGTCGCCTGTCGGTAGAATGGTTAGGTCTCCACCAGACCTGTCGCCAATAGTGTCAGTGTTCAAACGCACAAGCGTCAAGTATCCAGCGGCGCTTGACGCGAGGATTGAAGCTGCCGCGCCGGGACTTGCCGACGTGGTAATTGCGTGAGTATGCGTTGAGCGGGCGAAGTTGCTTCCCGCACCCTCGGTGTTCGTGGATGCCACTGTTAATGTCACCCCAGCCGCCGCCGCAATTGCGTGCTGATGATCGCTGCGTGCGGGATTCGTGGTCGAGCCAGCGCTCGCCGCATCGTCTGGTTCGATTGTCCCAATCGTCGGTGTGCCCCAGTTCAAGTCAATGTTATTCGACGACTCGGTAAGCCCGCTCCCAAGGATGTCGGTAACATCCACGGCAATCGTGTTTGTTAAAACGTCGATGCCATCGCCTGCGCCAACTAGCAACGCTCCAGTAGAGAAATTTAGTCCAGATGTCGCCGCCAAACTCACGCGAATATTGTTACTGCTCTCGGTCAACCCGTAGCTCGTGTCGATGATGTCAGTAACATCTACTGCGATTGCTTGCCCAGTAACGTCGATGCCGTCACCCGCAGTCGCGGCGGCGTGCATCAGCGCGTCTATCTGTGCCAGCGCGCCCTGGACATCGGTACTCGAAATATTAGATAACGCGCCTGTATCAACCGTTGCGGCGGCAGCAGGGTGCGCGCCAGCAGCGTCTCTACCCGTCAGATTGTTGTGTACGCTCGTAGATGACGTGACATTGCGCGTGGTAGCACCCTTTATATAGGGGCGTAGCGCATCCAGCCCTAAACGCGGATTTCTTGATATTCCTGGAATGTTTGGCATCTATCTAAAGGCGTCCATTCGCGCCACGAGCGCATCAAGTTCGTTGGATTCGGTGTCTAGGAACACCCGCAACTCGTTGCTCTTTGAGGAGTATTCCATCTGTACTGCCTGCCCCGCCGTCTTCCTGTTCCAGCTTTCGTCTATGATTGCGGCGTCAGGGAAAACGTCGGTGAGCTTGAAGTACGATTTGCTGTGCTTTATTGGAAACCACAACGGCCATCTGCTGCCGCTTGAGTCCAAGATATATGGAGACGTGAGGGCTATCGGCTTTCCAAGCAATGCCCCCTTGTATTTGTCCAGATACAGAGCACGATACAGTTCTGCAATATCAACGTATGAATCTCCGGCACTGACTATTGCTTCGCGTTGCCAATAGTCGGCTATGCTCGTTGAGTCAGAGCCAACAGATGTTAATTTAAGAGTCCCTTCGTCGTCCATGTCTCGGTATATAACCCTGACGTGATTGCGCAATTCTTGAATGTTGCGTGTGGCTAGGTCGCCACCGCTTTTGAGCATCCACTTACGAATATCCCAATCAAATGTGCCGTCGTTGAGTTGTGCCTCAAAATATGGGATAGGCTTTTGTGGGGTTGTGCCATCAAAGGCCACATTCTTGCACCAATATCCCCATTGCGCGTTTGCAGAATCACTGAGCGACGCCATCTTCTCAATGATCTCGCCAGGATATGCGCCGCCTTCTTCACCGGGTGGTTCCCAAGGCCCAATCACCGTGTTCGTTTCGTCTATGTTCGTTTGGTCACTGCCCATTGACGGCACTTCGGTAAGCGCGTCAATGACAACCTCACTGCTAGTCCAGTAGTCGTAGCACAGCATCACCGTATACGACGATGCTGTTTTGTCAGTTGGGGTTTCACCGTTCCACCCCGCCGATGATAACTCGTAGTCTTGATATACATATATGGAGTCGTTGGCGTTGTCTGTCGTAAACGCTGCGCCTGGGTAGCCCCAAGAAATTGTATTGTCGTCGTTAGTAACTTCCAGCTCGTATAGCGCCGGGCTTACCCCGCTTTCCCAATCCGAGAAATCCTGCCCGTCATCCTGAAACGAATTGGCTACTGGATTATATACCAATGCGCCCTGGTTGCTATCTTGGGCAGTGGTATCAAAGTTGTACAGTTGATCGTAGTGCCGCCACCAGAAGCCATTACAAAGAATATTCGCGCCGGTAGCGCCAATTGAAATATCGGTGATGAATCCATCCGCAACGGGCATGTCGCAGAATTGATCGTAGATAATAACGCGATAGCCATCATAGCGCTGGTAGAAGTCGTATGCCTCTACGCTGCCGCCAGCCCAGCGCAACTGTATCGACACAATCCCGCCATGCAGCGCCCACGATAGCTGAATGTTACTAATGCGCGACGACAAGCTCATCGTGTGAATTGGCGATGTGAGATTGCTATCAAACAATGCTGCGTAAAGTGGCATTAGGTTGTTCCCAGCAAGAACTCTGTGCTTGGGTGATAAGTTATACTCATTGATATATTCCCGTCAGCAAGCGTATGCCTTCTGGCGTTTGCCACAAGCTCTGCGCCACAGTTCATAAACACAAGGCGATGCTCTTTCGTGGCTAGGCGAATCGCGCCTCCGAGATATGTTGTGGTTGTTTCTAATACCCGGTTATTAGATAGCGTATATGAATACAGGTCTATGCTATTATTGTCCCCATTCTTTAGAATGATGCCCTGTAATGCCCCGGCTTCATTTCTAAGACTAATAATACCATACGCCTCATCAACCGGAATCAACTGAATAAAATCTATATGCGCGTTTTCTGTGCCAGAATCGCGCATCATCTGCGGCATTATTCTTGAAGTGACAGTTCTGTCTGGCCTTCTCTCTATGTGAATTGGGGCAGATGTAACAAGAGTCCATCCAGTTGTCAACGGAATGCGCGAAATGTTTGAATACGCTGGGTCTATAGCCGAACTGTCTTTAATCTCAATCCTTATACTTGCAGTTATTGCGTCTGTGTTCTTTATCGCCATCATAACTACATATCGTCCGTATACGACATTGCCGTCAACGGAGAATACAACCGGAGCTGTTAAGTCTGTCCACGATGTTGACACAGAGATTGTCTCGTAGGCATTCTCGGTTCTATCGCCATCACCAACGCCGACGCGATCATTCCAATACTCAAAATCAGTAGCGTTGTTCGACTTGCTCCATCTGCCAATATATATGTAGTTTACATATACAGATATTGATGTTACGTTTATATCTGCCAGTGGCTCTGTGTCACCAGGAACATCTGTTATATCAATGTACGGAATTGCCCCCTCTGTTACAGATTCGTAGTGATTTTTTATGTTTGCGCAACTAGACCATGCGTTAGGAGCCGTACTTACCCCAAATTGTAAATAGCACTTGTCAGCATAGTATGTCGTTGCCTCGGACGCATCCCCCGTCAGCCGCTCCACTCTTACGACGAGTGTTGTGTCACTCCCGCCAACCGTGCTGCTTACTTCAAGTTTCTTGAAAGTATACACGCCATCTTTGCCAGTAGCCGTTACTGTGGCGGTGCTGTAAATATCTGTCCCTAAACTTCCAGACACACTCCCAACAACATCAAGTGTAATCTCATCGCCACTGGCGGTGTATACCCAGGCATACGCTATAAATGTTTGGCCCTGGAATGCTGTACAAGCAATGGTATCACTGTATACCCCATCTGTGCCAGCAGTGTCGGTAACAACTTTCTGTGATTGCGACCCAACCATGTATGCCACACTCGACAGCGTGGTTGTGGGCGTGCCAGACTCGTTCCATTGATCGGCAAGCCCGTCAGAGTTGCCGTCTTCTTCAAAGTGCGGAGTGCCTATCTCGTTGCGCAGAACTTCCTCGGCCCCGTATCCCGTTGGCTTTGTGGAAACCTTCATTTTAAGTCCGCTGTCAAATACCAATTCTTTAGAGCGCAGGTTGTACCAGTTAAAGAATGCGGCGCTATCATACTCAACATCAACAACATCGTAGCGCGTCCAGTTCGTAGCCCCGTCGAGTTGGATTTGCAGATACACCTTGTCGCCTATCCCGTCGGTGTGGTATTGTCTAGCCTGTCGCACGAGCCTGTTGAACGCAATCAGTATGTTCGCAGTAGCGTCGTTAGTCCCACCAATAGCAGCCAAGGCCATCGGCCATTCGCGATTGCCAAGCCGGTGGCGTACCAGCATTTCTCCGTCGGCGTAATCGCTGACGTGATATAGATTCTCGTGCTTTGCCAAGCCGAATTCATTGCTGTCCGCCAGCATCTCAAAACCATCGGCGTCATAGTACAAGTCTATTGAGGTGGTGCCATCACTGATTACAATTGAGTTAGCCATCTATGCTGGTGTCCTTTGTGCCATTGCCATTCTCCCGATGTCCTGTGAAATCTGCCGGGACACTTCTCTGCCTGTGCGCATATCCGGGACAACCATATTCTCTACGATTGGCCCGTACAGGTTCACATTCACAGCGCCGCCTCCCGCCGCAGATGGCGCTCCGCGTACCGGCGAACCATCCAACACACTTTGCGGAAGTATGTTTGCCATCCCGCTTACGCCTTGCGCCAGTCCAGCCGTCATATTCTCGCCGACCTCGGCGAACGCTTTTGATGGGGAGTCAATGCCGTAGGAGGTATTGATCTGCTTGATGGTGCGCCTTGCAACCTCGCGGATGTAGGCCAACAAGTATCCCATCCGCTGCTCAATACCAAACACCATACTTTCGGCAATGATGTTCCCGACTTTCACGAACCCGTATACTGGGTTCTCCGCCACCTCAATCATTACGTTCGCCATGCTAATCATTATCGTTTCGCCGAGCACGCGGAAACGCTCTTCGTATGGCGCAGCCGCAGCGAGAACGTTGTCGAGCGCTTGCTTAATGGCTGTAACGATTAGCTGCTTGTTTGCGGTAATGCCTCTTGCTAATCCGTCGTCGATGCTCTTGCCGAACTCTGCGTATACCGTGGACGGAGAGTTTGAGCCAAGCTTGTCGGCGGCGGAACTCCTTAGCGCGTCCAGCATCATTCCGAGCGAGCTAATCAGATCGTCTTGTGTGTCCTCTATCCCAGTGATCATGCCTTCGGGTATGCTTTTCCCCAGTATTTCGAGTGCCGATTCCAGCTTGGGGGTTGCAAGCTCAATGCCTTTGCCAATGTCTGTGGGCAGCATCTCGCCGAATTCTTTGTACCCCGTATCGAGGATATTGAAATCAAGAGACTCCTTAATCAAGTCCAGCGATGATTGCAGTCCGGGCAACCCGTTGTCGATGCCGCCAGCAATATTTCTTGGAATACTCTCGCCGAACATATCCATCGAAGACTCGAAATCCACAGAGCCAATGTCTATGCCTTCACCCACACTACTAGGAATACCAACGCCAAAGTCTTGCCATGTGCTGTAGTTAAACAGGTCTGCCGGGGCTGTGCCGATAAGTTTCAGAGAAGACTGCACCAACGGCATCCCCTCTTCAATACCGATCGACAGGGAGCTGCCTATGGATTGCCCGAACATAGAATACGCACTCAGGTCTGTGGTCTGCATTGCGCCAGAGAACAGGGTTTGCATTGAGCTTTGTACTTGCGTTTGTGCCTGTGATGCGCTGGTGCTGGCCTGCATTCCCATAGATTTGAAAATCATGTCCATTTCCGCATCTAGTGTTGGGGCAATCTTATCTATCTGTGGGGCGGCTTCTGTAACACCCGCCATTATGTTGTCAACTATTGATTTCCCGGCGGCCCTGAATGTATCTGTGTCAAAATCTAAACGCTCTGGGAATATTTTGCCGAGCACCTTACCCAAAGGCCACTTGTCAACAAAGTCGCGGAACCCAGCAATGAAATTGGTGAATGCGAGTATTACGGTTGCCGCGAATGCGTGGATATTCCACAGCCACACTCGCTTTGTCTCTTCCCATGTAGTTCCCGCAGCGGCAGAGATTGTATCACCAAGCCCCTCGATAATACCGCGCACGCCGCCCACTATTATTTGAAACGCGCCCCCGATAATCAACCCTAGTCCGTTAAATATGTTCCCTGTGAAGATGGTCACAACGCCTCGAATTATTTGAAGAGCACCAGCAAGCATATATCCTAGCCCCTTGACAATCCCAGACCCGATACCGGCAATGACTTTGACTACGGATTCTCCTAAAGTGGGGCCACTAGCGCTTTCAAATCTCCCTATTTCTTCTGCGACGACTGCGAATGCTTCTTGCACAGACTTTTTGAATAGCTCAATATCAACCGAGAACGTTTCGTTAAACGCTTTCTTGAACGCTTCCAGTCTCTCCTGTATCTTTGGGGCGCTCTCTAAGATAGTGTCTTTGAAATTGCTAAAGGATAGTGTTACAGTTCCGTTCTCGCCAAACGCATTTGCCCAAGCTGTTTTAACTTTGTCGAGCGGAGCTGATAGTATCTCCTCAAGCCTGTCGCGGATACCTTTCACTCGCGCTTCCAAGTCTGCGGTGCCAGCCAGAGGCATTGCAATCGGGAATTCAATGCCTAAATCAGTGTCGTCTGCCCCCGCACCGCCAGCCTTCTTCGCCGCCGCCGCTCTCTTTAGAGCCGCTGTTTGTGCATCCAGCGCGCGCTCTAGCAATCTAAACAGTTTGAGTTGGTCTTCAAGCAAGTCTTTGCGCAGTTCAAGTTGTTTGATCTCGCCAGCACTCGCCTTCAACGCTTTCTTGGTCTGCTTAACCTGCCCGATCTTGGCGCGAATTGCAGCGGGGTCTTTGTTCAGCACCTGCAACTTGAATAGCTCGTTGGTCTGGCCCTTGTACGACTTGGTTAGCTCTTCGTTGACGCGCTTGGCAGCATCCAGCGCAGACTCAATGCCGCGTTGTAAGAACTCAAGGTCAATCGTTGCCAGCCCTTTCGCCCACTCTGCAATTGAGTCTACCCCGTACTGGAACAGCGCGTCGTCCACCGGGCCTTTGAGCGTGGCGGCCAGTTTTGATTTGATGTCTGGCATTAGGGTCTTGTCAACAGGGTAGGATAGCATTCCATCAACCCATTCACCCATTGTCGCCATACCCCAAGCGTCAATGTTTGGTGCGACACGTGGCGGTGATCCTGGGGACAACCAATTAGCCAGCGTATTAGATATGAAGTTCATCGCGATGGTAATCATCTGCGCGAAGCCAGTGATGATGCCAGATACAAATGTACTGCCAACGTTTGCGCCCCACGTCAATGCGTTCGTGGCCCAATCAGAGGCCCGCGCACCCATCTCGTTCTGCGCTGTGGTCATCGTATCCGCCGCTTTCCTGGCTATGTCTTCAGGTAGCATATTCACATCGCGAAGCTTGGCGAAGTTCTCCTCAAAGACAGAGGGCATCCTGGCAAAGGCGCGCACGAAGCTGTCGCCCCACTGTTCTATTTTGGGGGTTGTGTCTGCCAGGAATGTGTTCACGTATCCGAGCAATACCGTAACGAATGGGGAGAACGCAGCGATGGCACTGTCGCGAATGTTTCTCATGTTCGCTGATAATGCCGACATCTGCGTAGAGACAAAGACCGACATGTTGCCAGTCTTAGCCAGAATCTTCTCACCCTCTTTCATCGTGGCGTTGAGCAGAGCTTGTGTGCGCTCTACTGTAGTGAGTTGCCCAGATGTTTTTCCGAGCGTCGCGGCATAGTCCTTGGTAACTTGGCTGAGGTTTATTGAGATGCCCAGGTTGTCAATCCAGCGCGTCGAGAGCCTACCGACACCTTTCACCAGGGACTCAAACATATACGTCAAGTCCTGCCCTGTTGACAGGCTGGCCGCCTGTGCGACCGCCATCATCTTGGGCAAATCTTTACCAACGTTATCGCCAATCAGCGAGAAGGCAATGTTGGCATTCTTGAGCATCGTGGTGGTATCGAGTGCGCCACCAGTCATGTCGCGCATGTCTTTGATGATCTGCTGTAGCCCGCTAGAGAAGCCCGGTACGTTCTGTGTGGCTTGCTGTAAGAAGTTGGCGAACTGTACCCGCACAGATTCCATCGGGCCAGCTTCTTTTACTAGGTTGCGAATGTCTCTGGCAATTGAGCGGAGGCCGGTAAACCCAGCCATAGCCAGCATCATCTTCCCGACATCACCCAGTCCTCTGGAGAGTGCTCGTAAAGGTGATGTTGCTACCTTGCCGACGGTAGACAAAACGCCGCTAAATCCCCTCAGTACCGTTGTCGCGGCTTTAATATTCGCGGTCATCGCCTGCCAGAACGCCGATCCCAGCGGCAATATCACGTTTTTGACTGCGCCCATTTGCCCTATGGCTTTAACAATTCCGTAAATCCCAGCGGCTATTTTTGTTGGTATTGAGCCAACGCTTTTCCCGAACTGCGTTATCCCTGTCGCAACGGACATGATTGCAGCGGTAGCCTTCGCCGCGCCTTGCGCAATTGCGCCTCCCAATGTGCCAGAGAATGCCACCACGGAATTCACAGCCACTCCGAGGGCGCTCTTAGTAGTAATGCCAATATTAGAAAGGCTCGCGCGTACTCTACTACCAAAAGACTCGACTTTCCCAGATGCTGCCGGGAGCACGTTTGTCCAAGCGGTAAAGTCAGAGGCTTTTACTATGGCTGTAGATGTGGATGTACCGAGAGCCATCATCCGCTCGGAAATTCTCGCTATTGTCTCAGCCGCAGACGTAGAGCCAATAACATTCATTATTTCGGACACTCTTGCTATCTGCCCAGCCGCTTGGCTGGACGCCATCGGTAGCGCGGTGAGTAAATCGGTAAACCTTGATATGGGTGCCGCCGCAGCGTCGAATTTATCAGCCACGCTGGGCATGGCGTTTACTCTAGCGGCAACCCCGGCAATAGACGCGGCGATCTCATCTATGCCGACCTTCACCAGTGGGTCTATTACCGGCTGAACCTTTACTTTCGTGGCCGCCTGTGCTTTGCTGAGTGCCGCGTTGATAGACGTAGCAATGTTTTTGACTTCTTTTGCCACGCCCTTCGCATCTACATTGAATTTGATATGTATGGTTGCTACACGGTCGGCCATTTTACATCGTCCTCGGAGGTTTCAGTTCTTTGTTGAGCTTCTGTGCTTCCGCGCCACTCTCGCGTTTCTTAGCCTTTCCCAATTCCCACCAGCCCGGTTCTGGTTGTGCCGTTTCTAGCGCCTTCGCTACATCGTCAATGTCTGCGCTCAATGCGTTCTTCACCCCACGGCTTAACGCAATCATTCGGAACTTGTCATCGCCGCTTGTCATTTGCGTCTTGGGGTCTGAGTCGTAGTAGCTGGCAGCGTCGCGCCAGTGCTTGACATCGAGTAACCGTAGCAAAAGTAGGCCATCTTCGGTGTCTAGTTCCGATGGCCTACAGTGAAGTAGCTCACAAAAGTTTAGGATTAGTGCCTCGCGGGGTACGCCCCCACGCCCCGTAAGTATATGTCTTACGAGGCTGGCTGAGGGTTTTCCTCTTCTGGCTGCGTCTCTTCAAAGAAGGCGTTTACCAGATAGACGATCTCGCGTGGGTGTAGTGGCGATATGTCATCGGCACCGGGCTTGCAACGCTCGCCGTTGCCAATTGCCATGCCCATCGTCTCTCCGGTAAGTGGATGTGTCCAGTTCCAGGAATCAATTACCTTCACTAGAACTGGACACACATCGTCTACTAACACAGAGAGCGTGTCTTCGTTTTCTGCGTTCGACAGTTCTATCAACGCCAGCATGTCCGGCGTGGACAGATACGGTATGAACCACACATTCTCGCCCTCGTGCGGATTGTACGACCCGCCATGATACTCAATTTCTAGGTCGTTGCATTCGTGTACCAAAATCGGAATGTTCTTCATTTCCTCGCTCCTTTAATTTGATAGAGGCGGTGCTATTAAACTAAACTAGATTGTTGCTTATGCCGCGAATCCCACTGCGTAGATCAGCCCCGTGAATAACCCGCTGAAATCTATCGCCCAGAAATCCCCTGGAGCGCCGCTCGCATTCCACGAGCCAAACTGCGCGTCCCCATACCAGTAGTCAGTCATGTCCGTGCGGTCTGGATAGATGGCGACGTTGCTGGTCGTGGTCGCAACGGCGTATATCAGGTCGAATATCGCGTTGCTCGCGGTGTCTACCAACGCCGAACCACTGAATGTAGCGCCGTATGCGCCTACGCGCTGGATTTTCGCCTCAGTACCCATCACGGATTCCTCGGCGGTGTCACGGTCAACGGATAGTTCGAGCGACGTGATGAAGTTCAGTAGAACGCCATCGACATAAAGTGCGCCCTGTAAGCCGGTTAATTGAGCCATATATCTCCTTTATTATCCTGTTAGGCTTTGATTCCCACAAAGCCCGTTTGAACATAATTATCAAATGCCTTCAGCCATGTCTGATACTTCCTATCCAGATATGTCTCGGCATATTATGCGTCTAGCCTCTACATTCTACGCCAAAAGCAAGACAAGTAGCAACCTTAATCGCATACCACACAGCAAAAGACGCCCCGGATTCAACGCGGGGCGTCTTTGTTTTTCCTTCTACACGTGGTAGACGAGCTAGGTTTTAACTAATAGTGATTGTTTCCATCGGCAGTGGCGTGCCTGTGCCGGGCGGCGCTATGTTCCACGGCGGAGATAGTGGGATTTTTGCCACCGAGATGTCTGAGTAGCGCGCCCTTTCGTGGAAATGCACAAGCGCTTCTAGCTTCTCGACACGTCTCTCTAACTGCTTTATCCTCTTCTTCGCTTTCATCGCCACATCCTCTTCACCTCTCCTCGCATGGCTCAAACCCTAACATGTCGATTGCCTTCTGCGGACTGATAAGCGAGTCTGCGTCTGACACAACCCTCAGTGGAACGCCATGATATTCTTGCGCACGGAACTCGTAGACGTTGACGCCATTAGGAACATACTTATCTATAATATTGAACGGCTCGTACCAGAACTCGCGCTCTGACTCAACGGCCAACCTGATGGCTTGTGCGCAATACTCAGGGTTGCAGTTCGCCCAGAAGCAGCCTCGGCGATAGTCTGAGTGCGGCACGCTTCTCCAGTCGAAGTCGCCTGGGTATTGTTGCCGCTTGTAGTTCGCCGGGGCAAGACGTAGCGCAACGGTTTGCATCATTTTGTTTGTCCCGTAGTATGCGAGTATCTGTTCTGCCATTACCTTAGAGAACGGGTAATGCTTGATGCCACCACGGGAACGCCCCTGCGCCATATTGGGGTGCTTCTCGTCAATGGGTAGGTAGTCGGGGAACAACATCCCGTCAATGTCGCATCCGTAATATGCCGTGGAACTAGAATATACCATGCGCTTGACGCCCGCATTGTATGCGGCTTCTGCAACATTGAGTGTGCCCAGCACATTGACATCAAAGAAGTCTCTGAACGGCCTGGCGTTTGGGTGCGGTATGGCGGCGAGATGCACTGCCACATCAACGCTACTCATCTTTGAGTAGAGCTTGTCTGTGTCAAGAATGTCGTCGCCGTTTGTGATGTCGTAGTTTATAATCTCGTGTTCTGCAAGCTCTGCAACTGCCAGCCTGCCAATTTTCCCGCTACCGCCAGTTACTAAGATTCGCATTGTTTCATAACCTTTTTCGCTCGCTCAATATACGAATGCGGTTTAACCATCTCCCGCAGCGTATCGCAGTAATCGGCGCGCCGTTCTGGTTTGTCAACCCAGTAGCGTAGCAACTCGGTTAGCTCTTCTGGCGATGTGAATGTCGGCACCAAGTCGCCAAACATTTCCTCGATCTCTTCGCGGTATTCAGAGATCAGGAACCCGCCACACGCTAACGCTTCATAGACTCGTGGCGATGCGCTTTCGGACTCAGGGATGCGCATCGCGCCCTCGTAGTCAATGGATGTACGGTTCAGATTCAAGCATATCTTCGCGCCGTTGTATAATAGCGCAGCTTGGGAGTTGGCGATACTGGTGTCTTTGTAATACTTCGCCAGAACATGATCGTGGTCGATGGGGTAATGTCCGTACATCACGAAGTCGAGGTCGCCCCAGTCAACCTGCTCTAGCATCTCTACGCGCTCAGGGAACCCGCTGCCAATGAACACAACGTCGTGGCGCATATTCTGTGGCACGAATACAGGGAAGTGTGTCTCGGTACTATAGGCTGTAGGGAGATATGGAAGTTCTAGCTTGCGCGCCACGGCCCGCTCGTTTGTATACACAAAATCGTTGTAATCAGTCAGGAATCCGAGCGTCCTGTCTTGGTATGGCGACTCCGTACCGATCACCACAGATTTCATGCCGGTTACGTGCAACCTTCTGATCCATTCCCATGCCTTCCTGTGGAGGGCCGTACCATCAATTACAATGAGAATGTCAGGGTTTGATTTCATCACGTTGAGAATAACATCCATCGACGCCGATATGATTACATCTTCGTCCTCGTATGTTGCGTTATAGTCCCCTTCGATTAGCCCCTTGAATCTGTAACTCTCGTTCCAGTAGCGGTATACTTGGTGATACGGGATTTCGTCAACCACATAGCCAAGTGTTCTGAGTGCGTAGACATATCCTTTCGCCACATCAAAATTCGAGACAGCAGTTGGGGGGAAGGCCATACAGATTTTCGGTTTTTGCATTTCTATTCCTTGCTGGATAACATGTACTGTGGCTCGTATGGTGTGCCATACTCAGGACAGAAGCCCCACTTATCCATAAACACCCAGCGGTTGTGACTGCGCTCTTTCAACCACTGCATAAAATCTCCCTTGCTTTTTTGGCGTCTCTCGACAGCCCTGTCGCCGTGGTTTTGGTGAACTACACGAGTGTCTAGGTTGAAAACAAATTTACAGCCAGCGAGGTGGGCTTGGTATGCGAAATCACAATCCTCAAATCCCCAGCACGAATTATACCGCTCGTCGTGTCTCAGCGTTTTAGCCACACTCATCGGCAGGCTGAAGCTGTGCCCGCTCCCATATCGCCAGCGAGAATGTATTGGCAGATGGCGCGGATTCGAGATGCGCCCCCAGAACTTGTCTTCTTCATCTAGTTCGCCACTTGTCAATGCCCCCTGCACACGGTTGAGCACGTACCACGGCCCGTCATCACGCGCGTGCCGCTGGATGTGCGACTCAATCCAGTTCGGTGGGTAGAGCACGTCATCCTGTGTGCCGATGTAGACGCTGCCGGTAGCAGCATCCAGCCCCATATTGTTTGCCGAGGCTCTTGCGGGGTAGGCTTCGCGCAGGGGTTCTTGGATGATAATCATCTCGAATGGGGGCGCTTGTGTTGCTAGGAAGGCACGGGTCTCATCGCCAGGATAGCCAACGACGATCAGAAATTCAAAGTCGTTGTTGGTTTGTTCTAGGAGCGTGGCGAAAGACTTCTTGAAATAAGGTAGCTTGGCGTCTACAGCGACATCAATGACGGATGGCCTCATAATCCATCCGCTCCTGGTGGTTTCACAACACCTGCTATTTCTTCGACGTGTACAATCTGCCCTGTGTCACCAGTGTAATCTGACAGTAACCCATAAAGTCTTCCGCGATTGGCTATGTAATGTTCGGCACAATCGCCCGAATATGCTCTCATCACAGAAAACGCATACTTCGTTTGGTTGTTGCCGCTTAAAACAGTAACCAGTAGATTTATTCTGCTTGAGTCAAACAATCGTAGTCCCCTTTCATCAAAGCGAGCGCAACTTTCAGCGCTTCCTTGATGTCTGTATTTCTAAGCTGGGTGCTCGCGTCAAGTACATACGGTACTGACGCATATTCTACCGTTCTCCCTGCTTTGATGGCAAGCCCTAGTAGTTCCATGTTTGTGGCGTGCCCATTGCTTTTAAGATACGGTAATAGCCCGATGACGCTCTTGAGATTGTAGGTGCGGTACCCATGGGTGGCGTCGCGAATCAACTCATGTGTGAGTAGAGATAGCGTCGCCGCTCCTGCAAGAGAGAGTATAGCACGAATCCCCAACTTGTCAAATTCCCTTGCTCGTACCAGGATGTCTGCGCTAAACTCAATGTCGAGATACTGCGGGTTGCATGTGCCAACGTCCATCACCGTCGCGTGGGTATAGCCAAGGCACGACGCAATATTCAGCCCTGCTTTTAGGGCATTGCCATACCCGCGTTTGTCTTTTGAGTAATCCACATGCTGTGCGAACCATTGCGCCATGCCAACGCTGCCGTCGTCGCCGTCTATCACGCAAACAATTTGCTCGCCGACAATAGAGCGCAACAGTTTTTCGAGATTGGCGCGCTCTTTGTAACTCAGAACAACTACGCACTTATTCATTGAGGGTTATCGCGTCCAGCTTCACCACCTGGTACACTAGCTCGCGCATCATAAAGTATGGGCCTGACCCATTGGCTGTCCCGACGTATTGTGGCGCGCTTGCGGAAATCACCTTAGCGCCTTCGGCGGTGCTATTGAGACGGTGGTAGCCATCAAGTAGCTCGCGTATCTCTTTTACATCAGCGCGCAGGTTCGCTTGTGTCTCAGCGTCGTAAGTGTATTTGTGATATACTCGTACCAGGAATCCGTAGGTTGTCCTGGCTGCGTAGCCCATATAACCCGTGTCTGTAGGGCTAGATAGCTGCCCTTCTTCCAGGATTACCGCACGGGCAACACCGGCGTCTAGTGGTTTCGTGTCTACGATTGATACATTCGTCGAGTCGTAGTTTGCCAGACCAACTACAAGAGCCGCTATTGCATCTAGTAATGCAGTCTCATCGTATGCCATTAGTTTGCTAACTCCTTATCTATTGCCTCAGCGATGTTCTCTGTAGCTCTGTCGAGCGTTGCGTCTGCTGCTGGACTAGACAGTGTTCTTTCAGGGAACGGGAAATCAGATGAACCGTGAATCTTGATTTGCCAAGCAGATGTTCCGCCTGGATATTCTTGATCGGGCCATACGCCAGCAATCCGCCTTTGTAGGATATATGGGCTTCCACCTTTCATTGCAGTCCATGCTTTCAAGCGCGCAATAGGCACCCACCTGGTTTTCGCGCCCTTCCAGACGCCCCATATCTTTCCCTCTTCGACGTTTCCGCTCGGAACATTCGGGCCGATCTCTACCCCAAGATTATCTGGGTACACCTCATAGCCCACAGAATCTTGTAGCTGCCCCTCGAACCTGAACTCGTTGATGATGCTCTTCTCAATAGCCACAAACTCTCCGCCGATATGCGTGAGCTGTTCGTGCTGTATCGCGGGAAGCTTGGCAACCGCCTTGATGATTACACCAATGATATTGTCTAGTTCGCTAGTATCGAAAGTGAACATCTATTTATTTCCCCCATTCTAGGCCAAGCGGCGTCAGTGTCGTTGGTAACAGTCGTGCGTCCACCAGAAATCCACACCACCACGTTAATCCGCCACCCCACCACGACACAAACCATGCGGCTGAGTCGTAGCCGGGATTTGCGTCGCTTTCATACCACACTTTGAAAGGAATCATCACGTTGTCACGGATAGCCACCCACCCAGCCGCGTCAAACGGTTCAAATCGCTGGCACAGTGGGCCTGCTCCGACTTCGGTTATCCAGACGGGTCGATTGCCAAGTCCAAGTCCAACGTGATAGTTTTGATACCAGTGATCTAGTGCGGCTATTAGTTCAGGCATCCCCCATTCGCTACCGCATGGGGCAGACCAACATGGGTAAGCGTGGATATGGACGCCATTAACTGTATACAGCTTGCCGGTTGCAGACAGCCTGCTTACAAAGCGCGTCCACCAGCTACGGCTGCCAGCACTGCTCAGCCCCGCGATACCGCCGACATAAACGAAGGCTTGTGGGTCGTGACTTTTAATGAGCGTGTAAACCTCAGCGTAACGGTCGGCGGTTTGCTCTGGTGTCAGCGTGAGATAATACCCACACGAGTCGGGGGTGCCACTGAAATCAGGTTCATTCAGCACCAGCCACGTGTGTCGATCACGTAGCGTGTCAGCCTTCGCTGCCGCAATGATTAGCGGGAGATTGACGGTGAGATAAGCGTCGTTTAAGCACCATATCATACGCACAAAACGTTCGCCAACCACCGGAGCGCCGACTGACCATCCGTAGTACCAGTCAATATCTATTGTAAACGGAGCGCCGCCAACGCCATAGTCCATCGGGGTTTTGTAGCCACGATAAATCTGTGGCAGATATACCACCGACGGCGCGGGCGGCTCTGGTAGCGGTGATGTTTGCTTAAATATAATACATCCGGCTAATACCAGAACCAACACAAGAAAAAGCCCAGCACGTAAACTCACATAGCCAGCACCGCGAGCAAACGACACCTAATGGCTCCACATCCCAGTTGAGAATATCGGCTGTACTAGGCTCGTATCGTCTTTCCGTTCATCGCGCTCAGAGCTACTGATTTGCCCTGATGTTAGCGCGCCCGCGCCGGTGGCGTCTGCCCCATCCTGCGCGCCTCTTACGGCATCTTTCAACGCCCCGGTAGTGACATCTTTTTGTAATGCGTAGCACAATGCCCTGGCTGCACCAGCGCGCGTGTCGCTTTCTTGCGCCTTGAACCCCGCTGTGCGTTGTGTCATTTCAACGTTCATAACGACACAATAATTAGCCCCCATCTTTACCATGCTTTGTGCCGCGCTTGCCGTGAGCGGCACCGTAATACTCGCCGCCGATAGCCATCCGTCTATCATCTGTGATACGGTGTCTTCAAAGTCCATTACATCTGTAGCTGTTGGGGTTGATGTGTGAGTGTATTTTCCATTATCAGTAAGATGCCTAGTCAGGGACTCTATCTCTCTGATATTAGAATAGATCGTAGCCCGTGTACCGCTGTAAGCCTGGAACGGGAAGTCTGTCGCTGTGGCTATCGCCGTCCATGCAGCATTGAACGTTGAGCCAGCACCATTAAGGTAGTGCGGGTTGTCTTGGTCTGCACCTATCGCGACATAGTTAGTGGAGTCGGCTGTATACCCTCCGCCAGAGCGAATGACCAGGTGATATTGTACCGATGGCAATAACTGCGGGCGGCTATCAATGTCAAAGTCGAACGCATTCATCCCTGCCGAGATTGCGCTTGCGGCTATTGTCCCGGACGTACCATTGTCAATCGCCGTTCCGCTTGGCACACTGCTTGTATCGCCCTGAATCTGTACGTACAGATAGCCACCCGGTGTTCCGGTAAGACTCGCGTACACATAGACACGTCCGACAGAACATGCCCGTTTGACTTTGAACCCCTGGGCAAGTTGGTTGTTCGCCCCGGAAGACGCCAGCGTGATGTCTTCCCCGTAATTTGTAGAAGCATATTCGGCGAGTAACATTAGCGTTGCCTCACTTTGATTGTAATTGTGCGTTGGTCTGTACGGCTTGCAGTTGTGACAATTTCACACACAACATCATAGTCGTTAGGCGCATAGCCTCCAGATAGCCACGCAATAACACTGGTGTTTGTGTTTGCCGCCGCGTAACTGGCGACAGTAATCCCGGCTGGCGCTGTCACTGTGCAAGAACTAATCGTCTCTCCAGTCGCAAGCCAGTCGCTCGCCCCCGTCACGTTTGTAAGTGCCTTCCAGTCCCATGTGTAGTCCAGCACTGCGCCAGGGTCTTTGTAGAACCATTTATCTGCCATTCAATACCTCACTAAATCGACCTTCTGTGACGCCCCACCCAGGGACGCTACCCGATTCTGCCCATCCGCGTGTGTAACGCTGGTTGCGGAATTCTTCGGGATGCCAGCGCGTCTTCGTCAAGTTCCCGCTGTGCCGGATGTCAACGTTTGGCTGCTCGGACATCCATACCTCTGACTTGTAATCATCTACTCGTTCGGCGCGATTGTGTGTCCCTGGCTCGAACCCCATTCTACGGGTGAACCCATTCTCTTCAACAATCGCCACTCGTTTTCTGTAATGCTCTAATAGCAGGTCTCTGTAAGCGCATAGCCCTGAAGTAGAAGAGGCGTAGTGGAAAAGCGCGTGCCCTGTTTCGGAGTCAACCTTCCAAGAGTTCTGGTTGTAATAGAACAAGTCGCTCTTCTCTGGAACGAAGTCGAAGTGCGACGGGTGATAGAGCACATCGTGCTCCGCGAAGAAAAGAATGTCTGCGCCAGACGCCTCGACGCCCGCAAGAATCTGCTTGAACATCGTCAGATAGCCGCGCTCGGCATCAATAACAATATTCCTATCGCCGAAGTCTAGCGGTTCCAGCGAGACGCTTATGATTGGCAACCCACTCTTTAGCAACTGCTTTTGGCACGCCAGCATAATACCAGCGTCTAGCCGATTGTCAGTATAATATACTATACCCTTTTTTGCACTATTTGAAACCTTAACCACGCCGCCCTCTTTCGCTTTCAAGCCAGTCAAGTCTTCGTCAGTCCACCCGCGCACCGGCCAGAATTTCTCTACAAGCCAAGACAGTGGGTGTATTTGCTTGTCCCACTTGTCATTGAAGAATAAGTCGTGAGCTGCCTTCTTAGCGTGTGCAACTTGGTTCCCTGAGATTGGATATGGGAATCCGAAGTCCTTGCCCTGAGTCCTGAACATGTGCGCATACCAGGTCTTGTGGTTCACCATCACCGCCCCGCCGGACAGCCAAAACTTCGTTGCGACTTCTATGCCTTGCGATCCCCAGCTCCCAAAGCTCTCGTCGCATACGTTTAGCTCAAAGTATTTATCGCGCGTCAGCATAAAGCACGAGCCTTGCAGACTCATCGTTGGGGTGATGTCGCCCTTGCCTTCTGGCCGCTTAGAGAACTCTTTGAAATACTGGAAATGCGGCTCTGGGTCAAAGCAATACGATACGCTTTGCGGGCTTGGTTTCCCAATCCACTTCATATCGCGCCGCGCATCACCACCGCACTTAGGGCATACCGGGCGCAGAATGTCTCCGCCTGGGGTTGGCCCCTGATAGGTGCGCCACTCGCAGCTATCGCAAGCCCAATCAAATGCGTGCAGGTTGCGCATTATCGGAACCATCACCCAATCATCGCGCATCTCTGCCAGCATCTTAACATCGAAGCCCTCGTCGAACGCGCAGTGGGCGTCACACTTCATCAAGTATTTTGATTGGGCAATGCGCGCCGCTTCGTTGGTCGCCGCTCTCTGTCCAACACTTTCTGGATGATAGATGAGACTTACTCGCGAGCTATCGTTGACTGGTGGTTCTGCCCACTCACCGTCTAGCACAGCAATAATATCGGTGTCGCCCCTGATATTCACAAGGATGTCTTCGATTGTGCGAGCCAGGAACATTTCGTTGCGCGCAGGAATCAAGATGGTTAGGTCTGGCATTAGTCCTGTTCCTCTAACGGATCAACAAAGCTAGGCGCTCTAATCCAGAACCAGGTCGGGGTTCTCTCGTCGGTCAAGAACCATTTGTTAATACCGTGTTCACGAGTGTACGTATCAACAGCGGGGACAATTCCACCTCTCCGAAAACGGTAATAGTCATGCCCTGACACAACCCCGCCATACCTGACCTTCTTTGACCACCAAATGATGTCGGTCATCACGAAATCGAAGGTGTGGTCTCCGTCTATGTACACAAAGTCCAGGGACTCATCAGGTATATCCATCACCGCCTCGAAGCTGGTCTCGCGAATGACGGTCGCGTTGTGCGGGGCTAGTCGTCTTTGAGTAGATTGATAACGTGATTCGCCTCTGAGTTTCCAGTACCACGGGTCTACACATAATAGATGCAAGTCTGGAATAACCTTGAACATATACTCAGAGAAACGCCCACGGTCAACTCCGATCTCTGCGCCCTTAGTCAATCCGTACTCGCCAAAATATTGTACGAGTCGCTTACGTGTCAATGTGCGAATTCGCACTGGTGATATTTGTTGGGCCTGTTCGTACCACTTGTCCAGTAGTTCTTTCACAGTAGTTCCTTGTATAGCGGGGCGACGTTATCAATGTGGTAGTCCTCCGCTCTGTCAATGAGTCTTTGCGCATCGAACCCGTCGCGGAGTCTCGCGATAACATCCACAAGCTCTGCTATTGTTCTTGTGGGCCAATAGTAGCCATCAACTTCTTGGTAAGCTATTTCTGGATAGCCAACTGTTGGGATGCCGAATGACATTGCGTTGACGATCTTGAGCGGATTCTTTAGCGGCCTGTCCTGCATCCGCCATACAATCTGCACGTCAATGTCTTTATAGAACTCAACGATCTCATCTGGATTTCTAAAATGGCGCAACCATCTAAACTCGATACCCATATCCGCCAAAGCTTTCTCTAGCTCTTCGGCATCACACTGAATCGCCCCTTGCCCACCGACAACACCAGCAACCTTTATCTCGTCGCGTGTGCGGATAATGCGTTCAAAATTACAATGGTGCTGTGGTATAAAAACTACATCGTCTCTTCCAAGCTGCTGTTTCAGGTATTCGTATCCTGTCTGGCTTGATGCAATCACGCCGCATTCTGGGTGCTCTTTAAGCCACGGTATTCTGCGTGGTTCATCTAGTACATCGAGATAGTGCTTCCCTGGCAGGGCGATGTCGTCAGGCTGTTGTTTAACCCAAATGTGTATATCGAAATCGTAGCCCCATCCAGTCTGTGGTTTTAGTCTCGCCATAAAGCGCTCTGCCATTTGCCTGCCGCGAATCTGTCCGCTTCCACCACGGCGACGATGAAACACAAAGCGCACCGCTTCTTCGCCCCACGTTGGCACAGGCCAGAATCTATTGATTAACCAGCGGATGTCTCTGTCTTGTTTGCCCCACAGTTTGCCGTCCATCCAGCGGTTAGAGTATTCTGCGCCTTTGTCTAATACGGAGTGCGCGAGAGGCCACCCGCGCCCGTACTTGCGCCCCTTGTGAAGATGAGCATACCACGTGTTCTTGTTCCTGACAACGCGACCGCCAGACAGCCAGCACTTCAACCCTATTTCTTGGAACTCGAAGCAGAAGTGCCCGTAGTTCACATCGTCAAGCAACTCCAGTTCGTGGAAGTAGTCTCTGTGCATAAACCAGCACGAGCCTTGCGCGCTCATCAAATCGTCTATGAGTACATCTTTAAGTGTAGGGTCGTTCTGCTTCTCGCGCCATTCTCTACCGTGCAGGCTCGGCCCGCCGAAATCGTTCTTGTCTGACGGGGAACACAGGAACATATACTCGATGGGCTTCTTTTGTTTTGGTTGCCAGTTTTCTGCGTCCAGGCTGTAGCGCGTTGGGACAGCAACCCAGTTCGATTCCAGGTCTGCGATTAGCTTTACGTCGAATCCTTCATCGAACATACAATGTGCATCGCACTTCATTATATACTTTCCTCTGGAAATTGCAACTCCGGCGTTAATTGCGCCGCGCATTCCTCGCGGTGTCGTGAAGTGTATATAATGTACGCGCTTGTCTTCAATAATCTCGTCGGGCCAGTACCCTTCAAGAACCACAACGACCTCGATGTCACCCCCCGCCTTGGCGAGAATGTCTTTAACCGTGGGGTTAAGGAATTGCTCGTTTCTGGCTGGGATGACTACGCTTGTAACTGTCATGACGGATCGCTCCTTTCTATTGGTGCTACTCTTGTCTCTATAGCTATTGTGTATACCCTAGATTCGGAATCTATTGGTGCTACTCTTGTCTCCGCCGGTACTGAGTAAGTCCGTTCCTCTGTTGGCTCCGTTGGCACGGACGGGCTTGGAGATGCCGAAGAAGACGCAGACCCACTGGCGCTCGCGGACGCCGACTCTGACGGGCTTGGACTGCGGCTTGGCGAAGATGACGGGCTTCTGCTAGGACTTGACGATGCGCTTGATGACGCGCTGGCACTTGGGCTTAACGAAAGGCTCTCGGAGGCCGACTCACTGGCGCTCGCGCTTGACGATGGCGATGGCGATGCTGACGCAGAAGCCGACTCAGAGCCGGAGGCCGACGCCGACTCAGACGCCGACTTTGACGCGCTGGCACTTGCGCTTTCTGAAAATCCGGCGCTTGGCGACGGGCTGGCTGATGCGCTGGCGCTCCCTGACGCACTGGCAGACTGGCTCTCTGATGCCGAAGGGGAAAGCGACGCAGACGGCGACAGTGACGCGCTGGCACTGGAGGATGGCGAAGTGCTCGCGGATTCACTCGCGCTGGCCGACGCGCTCCTGCTGGCGCTACTTGACGCGCTCTCCGACACCGACGCGGACGACGACGGGGATGGGCTGGCCGATGCGCTGGCGCTCTCAGAAGAACTGGCAGAACTTGATTTTGAGGCCGATGCACTGGCAGATATAGACGCCGATGCCGACGCTGACTCAGAAATAGACTCGCTGGCGCTAGAGCTTGCTGAGGGGCTTTGGCTGGCGGATGTGCTTGCTGATTCCGAAGAAGACTCCGAAGCTGATGTGGATGCGCTCGCGCTGGCGCTTCCCGAAACCCCCGCGCTTGGCGAGGGTGATGCGGACGCGCTAACTGATTCACTGGCGCTGGCCGACTGACTCTCAGACGCCGATGGCGAAATAGACGCTGACGGAGAAATGCTTGCCGACGTGCTCGCCGACTCTGACACACTCTCCGAGGCGCTGGCGCTGGTTGAGGCGCTGGCTGACGGGGATAGCGATGCGCTTCCGCTGGCGCTCGCGCTTATAGATTCAGAAGATGATGGCGATTGGCTGGCAGACTCGCTCGCCGATGCCGAAGCACTGGCCGAAGCTGACTCACTCGCTGATTTCGATGCTGACTCTGATACAGACTCGCTGGCACTAGCGCTAGAAGAAGGACTCTGGCTGGCTGATTCTGATACGGACTCTGACGCCGACGCTGAAGCGCTGGTCGAGGCGCTGACTGACGCCGACTCCGAAAAGCCGACGCTCGGAGATGGCGAAGCACTGGCTGAAACAGATTCGCTGGCCGATGCACTCGCGCTCTCTGAGGCTGACGGACTCTGGCTGGCCGATCCACTAACGCTGGCGCTCGCTGACTCCGATGCACTAAAACTTGCCGACGTGCTTGCGGATGGCGATTGGCTTGCACTCTCGCTCGCGCTGGCGCTGACACTCTCTGATGCCGATGGCGATGGTGATGCAGAGGCGCTTGCCGATTCGCTCGCTGATTCCGACCCCGACACGCTGGCGCTCGTTGACGCTGACGGAGATTGTGAGGCGGATACGCTCTCGCTAGATGATGGGCTTTGACTAGCGCTCTCTGATGCCGACGCGCTAACAGATTCGGACACTGATTCGCTACCGCTGGCACTCGCCGATGGCGACAAACTTGCCGAGGGGCTGGCTGATTCGCTGGCACTTTTCGACGCCGATGGCGATAACGACGCACTTGCCGAGGCAGACGCACTAATGCTCTCCGAAGCGGAGGGCGACGGGGACGCTGATGCGCTGGCGCTTTCTGATACGCTCGCGCTTGACGACGGACTTATGCTCGCGCTTTTTGAGGCTGACCCACTAGCACTCTCGCTGGCCGATGAAGACACGCTCTCACTGGCTGACGGCGACAGGCTTGCAGACTCGCTGGCACTGGCGCTGGCGCTCTGAGATGCGGATGCGCTGGCGCTTTTCGATGCGCTGGAGCTCGCCGATCCCGAAGCACTCTCTGAAACTGAGGGGCTGGCCGAGGCTGAGGTTGATGGGCTTAAACTTTGACTTGGCGATAAACTGGCTGATGGCGAGAGTGAGGGAGAACTGCTCGCCGACGCCGAAATTGATTCAGACGCCGAACTACTCGCTGACCCTGAGACGCTTCCACTGGCCGATGGCGAGAGCGAGGGCGAGCCGCTTGCCGATGGAGACGGGGAAGCCGAGCCGCTTACTGAGGCGGAGAGCGATTCGCTGGCACTGCTGCTGGCTGATGGCGAGAGTGACGCCGACGCACTCCCAATAGTGCGGACTTCTACATCATTGACGTACTGCACTTCGCCAGCGGATGGCGATGGGGAAGCCGAACTACTCGCTGAAGCCGATACGGACTCGGAAGCCGAGCTGCTGGAACTGGGCGACAAACTCGCCGATGGCGAAAGTGAGGCTGACCCGCTGGCGCTGGGGCTTAAACTGGCCGATGGCGAAAGTGAAGACGATTCGCTGGAACTGGGTGACAAACTGGCCGATGGCGAAAGTGAAGGAGACCCGCTGGAACTGGGAGAAAGTGAAGACGATTCGCTGGCGCTGGGGCTTAAACTTAACGATTCTGAGGCTGACCCGCTGATGGATGGGGACAATGAGGCCGAACTGCTGGCTGAGGCTGAGGCTGACTCCGATGTGGACGCGCTGGCGCTGGGTGATAAGCTTGCCGAACTACTTGCTGAAGCTGATGCCGACTCAGACGCACTGCCGCTGACGCCCTCCGCAAACGTAATCGTATTGGCGAACTCTACCCACGGGTTATAAGCAGCAGTATCAGTATTGTTTTCGCCAAGATCGGTTCCAGAGTCGTCACCGATGCCAATCGCTCCCCGGTGGCGCTGTGAGGACGGGCTGGGATCGCCACCATACCCGATCTCAATTACAATCCTATCGTTCGCATTGGCTTCAACAGAGGATGTGGTAACTGAAAACTGTCTGTTGGTCAGCGTACCTACAGTAAGTGCTGCGTCATCCCTGGCTACGGCTAGAACCACCCCCGTAACGCTAGTCCCATCATTTGAAACAACCCGCACGCCAATTGTAGAGAACAGATTTGCGCCCGTGGCGTATTCGTACATGCGCATCTGGAACTTGAGCGTCTGCGCACTAAGCGTCTGTGCCGTGATTGGGTCAGATACATACTGTGCAAAACAGATGTCTTGATCTGCGGAACTTCCATCACTGCTGTTGGTGATTTGCGTCGTCGCAGACGCTATCTTGGCGATTACTGCCTGGTAGCGTACTAGCGCATAGGAAGCTTCCCAGTCGCCAGATACGGCAGGACTAATCGCCGCCGCGCCAGAGGATGGAAGATAAAAACGAGTCGCCATTACAATGTGCTGGTGATTCTTATCTGAGCATAGCCAGCCGATACAAAGCTGCCAATGTAGTTTCCCCACTCCGCGACAGAGCAAGCCCCTGGCGTTGCGCCGGTGCGATAATCCAGATCAATCGTATCGCCAGCAACATAGACGTTGTATGTTATCTCAATGTTTACCGCTCCGGTTTCCACGATCTCTGAAATCATGTACTCGCTGGTTTCTAGCGCAACTCGTTCTATGTCTACCTCGCCGGGGTTTTCAATTGTCCCGGTGCCAATCCAATTCCCGCTAAAATCTCTAACGTTGGCCTCGGCGACATCTGTGTCATGGCCCCAAACGACATCGGTTGAGACTGCCGCCGACGGAGAAGCGGAGGGACTGGCGCTGGCGCTGGACGAAGGGGAAAGCGAGCTTGAACTGCTGGCTGATTCCGAAGCTGATCTGCTGGCGCTTGGGGATAATGAGGCACTGCCAGAAGCGCTCGCGCTCGCGCTCCCCGATGCTGATGGCGATAGGCTTGCCGACCCCGAAGCTGATTGGCTGGCACTTTCCGATGCCGACGCCGACGCGCTCTCCGAGGTTGATGGAGATTGCGAGGCGCTGACGCTCTCTGACGCAGATGGCGACTGTGACGCGCTCTCGGAAATACTCTCGGATGCAGACTCGCTAATTGACTCTGATGCGCTTGAAGACGCGGATGGCGATAGGCTCCCACTGGCGCTGGCAGACTCCGATGCTGACCCGCTCGCGCTTGGTGATAACGATGCTGATTCAGAAGCGGATTGGCTGGCGCTCGCGGAGGCTGAGGGCGACTGTGATGCACTTCCTGAAGCAGACTTGCTCGCAGAACTAGACGCGCTAGGGCTTGGTGACGCAGAAGATGAAGCTGATGGAGAAAGCGACACTGACTCGCTTGCGCTTGGGCTTGAACTCCCCGACGCGCTGGATGAACCAGCCGCGCCAGCCAGCCAAAACCCCGTCGCTGGAACTGGATACCATACCTTCGGCGGATGATCTGCCCACGTCGGTGTGTTGTAGGCCGTCATCGTGTACCCACCGAACAAATCCTGGTCAGTGCGTAGTAAGGGCAAGTAAAAAACGAGAGCATCAGGTCTAATTTGCCATGGGGGGATACCTGTGGCTAACATTGCTACTTGTGCGTCACTCAGCGCAATATCCCAGATTGCGGCTTCTGCGATTCTCCCGGACATGTATCCTTCGGGGGCTGTCCCACCAACACGTCCGATTTGTAGCTGTGAGATACCTGTCGGGGCAGAATTAGACGAATCGGTGCCTTTATATCCACCGTTTTTGTAGACAGCACGGCTGTCTTCAGCCGCCCATACACCGCAGGCATGATGCCATGCATCTGTCCCAAACGTTTCGGGATAGGTTGTAGCGCGGGGGTAACCAGTCGCATACGTTACTGCTTCGATGCAGCCGTCTTCGTCGCCAGCCAGCGCCAGACGGAATGAATTGGCGCTTGTTGCAGGGTTGTCTAATGTCATCAGTGCTTGATACGAGTCTGCGCTATCCGAGTGATACCAGCATGCCATAGTGAGCGGTACAGCTATGACTGGAGCAGAACCAGATAAATATTGGCTACTGGCATTATCAAACAGCCTTGCCATAGTTTACGTTTCCACTCCGCCGATGGCCCATAGCTCTGCGTCGCCGGCCATCGTGTCGTTTGCGTGCGCAGCATTGCGCATCACGCGCACGATTGCAAGTTCGCCGTCTGCCCAAGAGTCCATATCCGCGCCATCAGTGAATGCAATTGTTGGATAACTCAGTTCCCCGCTGGCACTGGCCGCCGTGTCGTCAACTTCGTTAAATACGTAGGTATGTGCGGCGTCGATGTCCTCAGCGTCATCGTTCATTCGCCTGATAGCAATCCCCCATCTGGCAACGTCTGCGGTGGCGCTTGACGCAGACCACGGCAGTGTAAATGTCAACCCGCCGCTATCGTAGCCGCGCAACTGGCATAGGTAATCCATATACTCAATAGTCGCAGCATCAAAATCGTGGACGATGACATTCTCGGCGGGTGTGCTTCCGCCTGGCCGCGCGTCCAGCGTTGCCGCTAACGTGCCCGGCGGCATCACTCTTAAAACTTGGACAACAGGATCGCCACTTGCCATTACAGCACCTCCCTGCGTTTTTCAGCAACTTCTTCGAGAATGAACCGTGCCAGTGTTTGATTGACAATTAGCCATGCCCGCGCTTCGGTAGAGACATTTGCCAGTATCGCGCTCTCTGCTGTTTCCACACCTGCGTCAAACACATCTATTCCTGTCCGTAGTTGCGTTTTGGATAGATCAATTTGAAACCACGACGCGCTGAAAAGCCGTTGTAGCTCTGCGCTCAATTCGTCCTTTTGTTCAGTTGTTAGTTGTGCCATTATTCATCTCCATTTCTATGCCTTCATGGTAATAGTGAGCACTCTCGCAGCGGCTTGTGCTGCGTCAACCGCGCCACTCTCGCTCCATATCTTCACAAAACGTGCGCCTGCGACCCCGGCTGGAGCGGCGATAGACTCGCTCGCTATCGGGGTGCCGATTTCTACTAGCACTGCTTCTGAATCATACAGCGGCGTGAACGTTCCGGCCAGAGTTGTGCTTACATAAAACCCGATGTCAGCCGCAGTCCATACCGCCGGTAGCGTAATCACCATCTCCGAGTAAAACGAGAAATCAAACGCGCCTGATAACGCAGCGTCTTTCGCAATCGTCGCGGTAATCACGTCCGAGCGTCTAAACATTCTGTTACTCATATTCCACCTCGCCTATGCCTTTACAGTAACTATCAACGTCCTCTCCGCGAGTTGGTTTACACCAGACGCGGCGCTCTCACTCCACAGCTTCACGAAGCGCGACCCCGCTACCCCCGCTGGCGCTGCGAAGGACGCGCTGATTGCCGGGCCGTCTATCTCTAGCAGTGCAGCAGCGGCGTCGTACAATGGGGTGAATGTTCCGCCAGAGGTCGTGCTTACGTGGAAGCCAACGTCGGCGGCAGTCCACTCTGCGGGGAACGTTACTATCATCGTTGAGTAAAACGAGAAATCGAATGCGTCAGACAATGCTGCCCCATTCGCAATCGTTGCTGTAATTACGTCCGACCGCCTGAACATTCTACCGCTCATTTTTCACCTCGCGTGTTAATATGAAATCATCGAAACCAACTGGGTCAAATTTTGGCATTTCCCCTCTCCCGTTCATAACTTGCTTGATGAGCACGCGGATGCCTGCCAGTAGATATTCTATGTATTGCTGTAGCTTGCGTGCAGTATTGGCGCGTTCTACATCTCGGAGTTCAAGTTCTGTGATGCGGGTTTCTTGAATATCCAGTCGCCTTTTCTGTGCGATGAGGCTATATTCCTGCGCCTCAATTCGTTTCTCTTGGACGGTTATCAAGGCGCACTGTTTGTCGATCATGGCGTCCTGTTTCTCGATGCGCGACCCTTGCTTTTCAAGCCACCTATTGGCGCGCTCGTCGAGCATCGCGCCCATGTCAGACTCGATCTTTCTTGCCTCGGCTTGCTCTTTGAGCAGCGAGGATTTGTCGCGCCGCCATTGCCGGTAAACACCAAGCAGGGAGACAACAATCGCTGCCCACGGAAGAATTTCAGCGAACTGCATTTTTCACCGCCGTTTTGTAGATCGCAATGCTCAATAGCACTAACAGATTAAGAACGCCCAGCCAAGCATTAAAGTGGTTCAGTTCCGCATTACTGAGATTACCAAAGTAACAGTACCCATAGAAAACCAGCACCAAAATTGCGTATGCAATCGGCCCGTAGGTCAGATATACCCAGCTACGGCTTGTCCGTGCTAGTATGTAGTAGGCCACGATGACCGCCACGGATAATATGATTCGTGCATAGCGCGTAATCTCTATCATTGTTTAACTTGCCACTCGCTTACTTTCATAAAGTCCTCAGTCGTTACCATTGCGGTTTTCAAGTGCCCGATGTGTAACGCCAAATCAATTGCTGGCCGATACCCGCAGTCTTGTGCCAGCTTGCAGAAGTACGTGTCCTCGCCTAGCTCTTCCCCGTGTCCACCAAACAAGTCGTCTTGCTTGGCAAACATTGTTTCCAGTACGTCCCTACGAATCAGAGTGCAGCCAAACCCAATCACGTCGAAGTCCACTACCGTATTGCCTAGTAGGTCGTAGCAGACAGGACTATTAACAACGGGGGCATTGTGCTCGACAAGCCAATCGCGCACGAATTGTGATTTGGAGTAGGTCTGCGTGCGCTCCACGTCATTCCACGCAAAGGCTACGGCTTCAGGGGCTTCGCGGCGCTTGAAGTACAACGCCCCGACGATGGGCAACTCATGTTTGAGTAGCCGCCATACGGTTTCTTGATGCAGCACGTTGTCAGAATCTACGAACAGTAAGTGGGTTGCGTCAGACTCCACAAAGTGTTTGGCAATCCCCTGGCGTCCCTGACGCACGTAGGTTGGCGTGTCGTAAGTCTCGGCTATCTTGATCCCGCGTGCCGCCAGCACGATCTGTGATTCCTTCACGGAGTCGGTGTGTTGCCAGAAGGCGAAACGCTCGCGGCAGGTTGCGTACATCACTTTCAATTGTCCCATTAGCAGCTCCTTTTCTAAAGGGTTGATTGTGTTTATTATAGCACAAGCCAATAGTCGTGCTACCTTAACAAACAGGCGACTCCTGATGTCAGAAGTCGCCTGTGATTTGTGTGTGCGTAGAGCGGACTAGGTAATCATCTCTAAGAGCGAGCCGGACAGATCGACCGGTACAACGGCGGCCATATCCCCGTATAGCATGCCGCGATCATTGGCATCCCAGGTCGTGGCCCCGATAGAACGGCAGCCGAACATCAGTAGCCGCTTGTCGTTCGGGTCAATACCAGCGGGCATAACGAAGGCCGAATCCATAGCCGTGCTCGCCAAGTTAATGAACTTGCAGTTCTCGAAAGTGGTGTAGCGGTCAATGTCGTAGATGGTCATCATCTCAACGAACGCTGCCCCTCCGTTGCCCGCCTTCATAGTGAAGCGGCAGTTCTCGAAAACGTTGCGCGTGGTGTGAAGAGAGCCTGTCCCGCCATTGAATAGCAGCCCAACCATTCCGGTCGCTGCCGCGACGGTATCAACTCCGATTGTACAGTCTACGAAGGTGTTCTCTGCGGCTGGGGCAGCCAAGTTTAAGCTCGCCCCGCCGTTGATGGCCTGGGTCGCGTTGCCCCCGCCTGCAAAGTGAACGTTTTCAAAGTAGTTGCGCAGCCCAGTGACCTTCACGTTAATCAGGTTGGTGGCGTCAGCACAGCCAGAAAAGATGTAGAGATTTTTGAAGATACAACCATTCCCGCTGATCGTCAGCAAGGGCGAGAGGCCCGTTACCGTCGCGACTTCGTGGTGAACGCGCGCGCGCTGCGCAACGTGAGTCGGCGCACACAAACCAACATAGTGCGTATAGCTCTTTGACCAATCCAAAACCTCGGCGTCCATCGTTGCGCCAGTAGCTCCGCCGATATGATACAAAACATCATTCTGATCGGCGGTCAATGCGGCGTAGCCAACAAGCAGCGATGCAAACGCAGTGGCGGGCGTTTTGCCGTCATTGGAGTCCGATCCATTGGTGGGGTCAAGGAAATATTCGTCTCCCGCCCCGAAGTTGGCGCTGATACTCACGCCGCCCAACTTCATTTGAACGGCTTCTATATTAGCCGCATAAGTCTTCCCTTCCAACCAGTTAGGCATTTTTATTTCTCCTTATGTACGTTGTTCCCGTGAACTTCTAGCAAAGCGTGATTCAGAAATGTTGCTCCACACTCTGCGCATTTTGGCAAACTGTGGGGATCGCCATCGAACGGGTCTGTGTAGCGTCCAAGTTTTGGTTTCCCGTCGATTTTCAATCCCCACAGCAAGTCGTCGTTACGCATTCCTTTAAGCTGGAATACCTCACCGATGTCACGGGGTTTACCGGCATAGCCGTACCTCTTCCGCGCAACTACCCACTTCCCGGTGTAAGCTCCCATTGTTGTTAGTCTACGATGTCGCTGAAGAACACGCCGAGATTGGCGTTGATTTGCTTGTTGTCGTAGTACGTGTTGACTTCAATGTACTCGCCACGCTTCTCGTCGTTGCGGTACTTGCGCACTGCCTGCATCTCGTTGCCGACTCCCGCGATGCGCCACACGAATGTGTAGCCCGCCGATGTCTGCCAGATACTTGGAGACGTGGGGGTGTAGAGCAACAGAGCGTCATCGTCCCAGTTGGAAGTGTAAGCCACCGATGCTTCGGCAACACCTTCCGCCGTGGCGGTGTACAGGTTTGCTCCAACCAACAGGCTGTCAACGTCGAACAACGCCTTCAGCAAGTCTTCGGAAGCAATCCCGCGCTCCGTGTACTTAATGCGGTCAAGCACATCTGGGTGATCCATCAACCTGTCGCGGGTCATATTGCCCAGGACAAGCTTGTTGGCATAGCGCGCAACGTAGTTGAAGACCGTGCGCTTATATTTGCGGATGTCCTCAATGGGGGTGGATGTCCCATAGTCAGACCACTTGGTAACTGTCGTTCCGCCAGTCACGTCAGTAGTCCACTTGGACAGCGCCCAGAAGTTGCTGACGAAGTTGCGCTCTCGCTGAATCCTCAACGCCTGGTCAACCAACAGCGCGCCATCCCTATCAGAGTTGAACGGGTTGTCTTCGTTGACGCGCCGCTCGTCAGAGATAAAGTGCCTGCCGTGATACAGCTTGCACAGGTATGTCATCGAGGTTGTGACCTTGTATCCGATCTCAGGGGCAACGTCGCCCTCTGCGCCGGGAGTGCTCAGGTCATTGCGGAAAAAGTGCGACTGATCGACCTGGGGGATAATGTCGGTTTGTTTATCGACAAGCACCACCGGGAAGATTTGGTCGGCAATATAGTATTCATTTGTCGTACCCACCAGAACATTGGTGAGCATTTTGTCAACGTGGACATCACTTGCTAGGGGCATTCTCATAGCCATTTATTCATATCTCCTTATGCGCCTCGCCCACCGGGAGCCACACTCATCTCTCCGATCTCGTTAGTGTCCCCACCGACAATGCAAACGCCGACGAGATAGGTTGTCGTGTCTGTACCAGGTGTCTGCGTGACGGCGCGCCCGCTGGTATCAGTCGTTAAACTTGCCCCAGCCGCGACGGTATCCCCAAAAATAACCTTGGAATGTCCTGCCACCCGCACGCTAACCGCAGCGCCGGTCGTCCCGCCAACCTGGATAACGCCCAGTAGCTTTTCCGTAACCGCGTCCGCCATATCCACCGTGTTATCTGTTGAGGACGCCGTACCAAGATACCACTGCTTGGCACTCAGGTCGTCGAGGGCCAACATCGAAATATCGAACCCTTCAAATTGTTTTGCCATCGTTTATTTCTCCTTAGAAACTTTCGCGCTGTACTCACGGTACAGATCAGCGTTTTGTTCATTGACCTTCACGAGCGCCTGCGCGTAGGGGATGCTTTTTTCCTGCGCCATCTCGCGCGCCAGTTGTTCTAGCTTGCTCGCTGGATCAGCCCGGTCTTGCCCGTCGTGACCCTTCTCAGAAAACAGTGCCGCTGTGTCAACCTGGCTCTGCAACGCCTTGATAGTTGCAATGAACTTACCGTAGTGATCTTTGTTGTCACTGCCGTCAGCGTCATTGAGCCACATCAGTTCGTCGCCGTAATCTTCAGACAACTTCAATTCCTGCGCGGTCTCGGCAAACTGTAACTTGCGTTTCTCTAGCCGCTCTTGTGCCACGGCTTCCTCAGCCAACCGCACTTGCTCTGCGTATTGCTTCAGTTCGTCCGTGGCCTTCACTTGCGCTTCCTGGAGCGCGGCGATCTCGGCATCTTTCTGCGCAATAGCCTCGGCGTATTTTTCTGCGGCTGCGACATCTGCCAGATTGCCCATATCCTTGATTTCTTTTTCAGGCATAGTTTTTTCCTCCACTTGTTTTGGTTCCATATCAGCGAACAACTTCTCGATTCTGGCCTTTAGTTCTGGCCTTGTCGTTGCTAGACGCACAAGTTCCTCGGTTAATTGTTGCTGACCGTCTTCCGTATCTTCGTAATTTACAATATTACCGTCTTCAAAAATAGCCGTGCCGCGTCCCAGTCGCGGGCGTGGCGTGATGGCAATTCCAAGCGCCACATTGTTATAAGTTTTGCCATCGTACACGCCAGTATAATCTTCCCAACATACTTCTGGCGATGCGTACTTATAACCTTTCTTTGCGAATTCTTCTAGCGCCCCGTCGCGGAAAGACGGCTTCCATTCAACTCGGTCTGCTTCAATTCGCAAATCGGCAATATGCCCATAAATTCCGAGTTCGTCCTTGTGTAATGTGTCGATTGGCAACTCATAGTCAGGGACGCTATTTTTGAAATTGCTAACCATTTCAATACCATCATTGATCGTGAAGTCTTTCTTGTACCCCTGATGGTAAATCTCGCGGAACGGGAAATATAGATACCACTTGTCTTCGGCGAGATCGGCGAACGGCACCATGAATCTTCCCTCTTCCATCTTCGCTACCCACTTGCCGTCTTTCTTCTCGTAGTCCCGCTCGACAATCCCCCAGGCAATTTTGAAAGCGGCGCTCTCGTCTTTGCCTGCTTCGAGTTGTTCGTTCACACGATGCATGAATAGCGTCTGTGCCGCTTTGGGCAGTACCTTAGTTTGTTCTGGTAGTTCAGAAATGTTTTTGTATGGCATTGTTTATATTATCCTGTATAAGAAAGACAAGTAGCAACCTTAAACGATTGTGATGATTTCGTTGGCGTCAGCTTCTTGTAGCATCTCTAGCACCTGCGGGGCAGAGATACGCCACATCTTCACTGGCCGTTTCCCGTGGAACTGCACCATCACAGTCTCATAACCGCTGCCCATTTCAAGATGCTCTAACAGCGGCAGGTAACGTACTAACAAAGTGCGCACAGTTTCAGCGTCGAGTTTCACAGTAGCCTCCCTAATAGTTCCGCCCATCCAGTAACCCTAATGGCTTTTGATGCGCGGAATAGATTGTATGGCTGACTAAAAAGATATGTGGCGCAATCCAGCTTCGCTAATACGTCGGGGTTGTCGTCAACGAATATGTCTATGCCCAGCCGCCGTACCTCAACTTCTTTCGAGAGCACGGTTCTTAGCGGAGCTTGGATACCATACACCCTAAGCCACTCTGATGATGGCTGGTATAGGTACGCGGGCCTGGAAGTCACATAGACTATCTTTGTCCCCAACGCCAGCAACTTCGCAATACTCTCTGTCGCCCCTGGGATCGGCCTCATCCGCGCGTAGGTCGCTTGGTGATGAAAGAATGATGCTAGGATGTCATCGGATACGTGCGGATACATCTCCTCGAACGAGTATGCTTGCGGGCAGGCAGGCTCTCCAAACGCGCGCCTTGCCGCCCCTAGTAGATCACAGACCACGCCATCAAGGTCTAGCCCGATCATCTCAAAAACAGGGCCAGTAGGATTGTGAGTGTATATGTCCCGAAGAATAGTAACACTGCTAATGTTTGTTTCTTGTCGGAGGCCATCAGAACACACGCCCGCGATACTTGTATTGATAGTAGCATCTGTCGTTGTGCTTGCAGTCGCGCTCGCCAATCGGAATCATATTGCGCGATTCTGTCCACCCTAGCCCCGTTAGCGCCTCGCACGTGGGGCACACGCGGTCGTCGCGCGCGCTCACATTGCGTACCAGTAAGTCTTCGCCAGAGAGCATCCCCTGCGCATAATCTACGGACAGCACGTTCTTGGGATACAGAGAGTCAATCATGCGCTTGGCCCTAACCGCCGTGCCATGATTAGCGAAGAGCTTGTAAATCATATTTGTATAACCAGCAGTGCGGAAACGCAGCGCCCCCACAGCGCCAAATACGGCGAGTGCAAAGAGCTTGTCTGAGAGCGTGGAGTCATGTGCTTCTCTAGCCGCCGCCAGCGCCGCTTCGCGCACAGATGGCAATAAGCTATTATCAATGTAGCCAGCATGTTCAAGCAGCATATCGCTGATGACTTTTAGAGATTCGATGTCTGGCTTGTCACCAGTGTGCTTTAGCCACGCGGCGAAGACATCATCGCTCAATTGGCTTTTTAGTGCTCTGGAGAGGCGTGACATAAACATGTCTACGATGTCTGCGTAGTCGTCCTCGTCGGCTGCATACAGTGATGCGGGCAACTCTTTCAGTTCGCGGTCATATACTCGTATAAGTCTAAGCCCCGCTTGGTCTGCAAATTCGTCAGCGGCCTGTGCCGTTTGCGCGTCTGCGTATTCTGACGCAGCGGTTATTTGTTGACCGGCGGGCATTGTTAGTCCTTCTTCGCCCTCCGGCGTACCGAGATTCTGTGCAGGGAGGTTGGGCTTCAGGAGCATACCTGACTCTTTAGCCTGTTGCAAGCCAACGATTTGGCGAACTTGATTCTCAAGGCCGAGTGAGTATGTTAGTCCACCGGCGTTGAGCAGGTTACTGACAAGCTCTGCAAAATCGCCAACGTCGATCTTGCTGATCTTAGAGAACAATAGCTGCGGGTAGCCAGAGCCTTCTTGGAAAGAGTTCAGATCGAACAGGCGCGGGATGGCGTGGCGGTTGAATATCTCGCCGATGCGTTTCATATACGTGTTGAGAGCGATGAGATACATGGCAGATTTATCTCTAATCATTGCCAGGCTCCCGCCCTCTGAAATCATAATGAAGTCCATCAATAGGTTGCGGGCCATATCTACGCGATGGCGGGTGATGACCGCGCTTATATCGAGCGCCGGGCCTTCGCTGGGCATTGCGTATTTGAAGTCCCAGCCGAACGGCAACGTGATCCCCATATCGTCGCCGACCTTAATGTTACGCACGATAAGCTTCGCTTGCGTAAGCGCTTCGGAATCCTCGGTTGTGTCCATGTTCTCTGGCAGAGTAACGACGGGCGTACCGCTCATGCGCTCGCAGATTATGGCCTCAAGGATTTCTAGGTTGTTGGCATAGAACCAGGATTTGTATGCCCCCATAAAAATGCTAATACCCTCCACATTGTTCTTCCCCATGCCAGTTGTGGAGAAGTGCAGCAGTTTCTCGATAGGTATGAATACTTGTTTGCTATCGAAGTTCTGCCACATCCCTTTCAGGCCGTAATTGTCGTCCCACTCCCAATGATCGAGTGTCACCGGGTGACGAGGCGGGAGCTTCTTCCAGTGGACGCGCCCGTCCTCCTTCTTCTCGTAGACGATCTCTAAATCCATCCAGCCATACGCCAGCATGAGGATGATGTCGCTCATAATATCGGTGAACGACTTGCTCATACCGTGTAGATTTTGTTCTAGGAAAGCTGCTTTCTCTACATCTACTGGCTCTTTACCAGCAGGGCGCACTGTAACTTCGACGTTCTGCATAAACAGGGAGGTGGTTTGCAGCATCGCCGAGCCAGTTGGGTCAACCTGGCTCATCTCGTCGTATGTCTTGACTTTGCGGTCGCTGGTGCGTAGCTCGGTAATCCAGCTAGAGACAATCGCACCGTTCCACTCGTCTACGCCGGGTACACCCAATTCGCCGAGCGGCACTTTAACTTTAGCGTCAGCCATTATTAACCTTTATCAAACACGTCGTGGATTAGCGATGCCCCGCCGCCAACGAACAATGCGGTGACGATTTGCCCAAGCAACCCGTCCATGTAGCCAGTGAAGATATTGATGTTGGCGAACCAGCCCATAGCAAAACCGGTGGCGAGGGACACATATACCAGCCACCACATATCAAGGGTCGGCCATTTCTTGCGCACAGGTGCAACAAGGGCGTCAATCAGGGACTTGTTCGCTACCGCCAAGAACAATGCAATACCTAAAGCCAATGCGTTCTGTTCCACGTAACACCTCCGGTGATTTTCTACTCATAGTTGAGTAGGATGATAGCCTAAAAAGCATAGTGACTCAACCTTAAACAAGATAAGTGTCACAGAATCGGGTGTCATTTGTCAGTTGCGCTTTGGTGATTCTGTAGTAGAATATATTCAGGCTTATGAAAACGAGGAGGCTATGAGAGATGAGTGCTGATAATTGGGCAATATGTCCGCGCTGTAAAACGCGGGCAGAGAAAGAGTACAACGAAAAAGCTGCCGTGGCTGGCGCGATGTACGGCAATGCGCCACCCAAAGAATACATGACGGCGATAGCGCAACTTAAACCTCCACGCATAGAAGAAACGTTGCGTGAATACTACGAATTAGGTATCGAGAATGACGGGGTGTTCTGCGTGTCCTATCGTGCCGTTTGTGCATGTGGCTTCGAGTTCAGTTATGAGCACGAAGAGGAGGCTACGTAATGGATTACATACTTGTTGCAGTAATAGCGTTGGGATTTTTGGTGCTGTTGCGCTGTAGTTATCTGGACGCAATGATTTCGTCTTTTGCCAGAGGTGGCGCGGACGCCGCTGCTATGGATTGGTTTTTTGCATGCAAATATCCGAAGGGATTGCTTGCGCGCTTTGTAAAGTTTTTGCACTATTACGGGGAGATTGCACGATGACATACAGATTCGATTATATCTTTGAAGTACTAGAGTCGTGGGCGAGAAACCACAACTAGGAGATTCTATGAAATATAATAAGTATCGTCCATACGATTTCTCTGGCTTGGGAAACATTTTGGCGTTCTTCTATAGAAAGGGGTGGTACTCCCACACGCTTGACTTACTCACTATCACGATGCAGGGTGGGTTCGAGGCGTTTAGCGGGAGAGCATCAGAGACATGGGAAAACAGGTTCGTTGTGAAGAACTGCGCAATCCCAGAGCTTGGCGTGGTGGCTAACAGCGCTACCGGAGAAACACTTGGGGAAGCGTGTGACACTCTCTTGAGAATTCTCGAAGCACAGAAAACGCCGTGAAAGTAAAAGTCTCGCGAGTACAGTTAAGGGCAGATATATACGCGCACACTATCCCTACCAAGAAAGTCGCCGACTCGTATGTTGGCGAGTTACTGGCAATCGTCCCAGTGAACGGGCGTGTGTGCTATGTGATCGCGGGGAACGGGGGCGTTGTCTCACAAGAGTATGTCTCAGACTGGACAAGGATTGAGGTGGTACAATGAGCTGGGTTTTAATAGCGTTCTTGGTACTTGTCTTTGTTGCTGCTTGTGTCACATTCGGGTGGAAACATTGATCGGCTTACTGTGGCACGACTCATCCAAGCGCCCGCTGATAGAGATACTGCCAGCAGCGTTAGAGCATTATGCCAAGCGTGTTGGCGGCGTCCCCGCGTTCGTGGCGGTGCATGCAGATTGCTACGAAGAGAAAGAAGTCCTGGGAATGAGGATTGTTGGGGAATACAACGTGCTACAGTATCACTACTTTTTAGTGGAAGGAGAGCAATAACTATGCGAGCCTGGCGTTTCAAAGAAGCGCAGCTCTGGTTTAGTGAGGATTCCGAGAGCGCGACTGGGAAAGACAGCGAGTTCTATATCGTTCTGTCACTAGAGCAAACTATCGAATTCCTCAAAGGACTGTTGCCGCCCAGAGACGGGGATGAGGAGGCCGTGTGACGACCGTACAAGAACTCAGAGATGCGCTGCGCGTTGCGGCAAGGGCGCTAGAGCAAGTGTCGGATTGGGATATAACTGATGTACGGGCACATCCGCCCAAAGAGTGGGGGCTTAAAGCGTATGGTGATGGCGCATCACATGGGTGGTGTTCTATCACCCAGCTTGCTAAAAAGCTCGCTGGGTTATCCGTAGAAGACGTACCTGACGATGAGGACGAGATGCTGGATAGCGACTATGCTTCATGGGCAGAGTGCCCGTACTAGAAACAGAGAGGGGGTTCGCTAGTGGCTGTATTTATTGGTAGTAGAGGGCAGGTGTGGTTTTGCGCGAACCCAGAGAGCGACCCACGGGTGTGGGTTTTGATGCCTGCGGATACGGTCGTAGAAACAGATCGCGAGTATCGCTATGCCTCGATTGCAGAAAACTGGAAAGTGGGAACGTTGATTATAGGAATAACATGGGATAGTGACGCTAATGGCAGAACTTAAGGAGATTCACTGATGGATTACTGGCGTGGATATATGGACTGGCCGCTGGCCTCTGAATGGGAGTGCATTGTTTGTGGAGCGCGCGTGTTGGTGTGGGGGTTTATACATGGGATATGCAGATGCGAACACTGTCACGCAGAATATGCGATGCTCGACAGGTCGAAGCGTGTCACAGTCCCAATCTCTCTACTCAAAGATGAGTACGTTGAGCCAGCCAAGTACCTGTGGGGCAAATATCACAAGCCGCTCGATGAATACGACAATGGCGACTGGGATGAGGCTCTGCGTGTTTGCCCGAACTGTAACGGCGTTGGCATTACGCAGGGCGGGACTGAGGACTACGAGTTCGCCGATTGCCCCGCCTGTGCCGGTACAGGGAGAGGCGTTTAGCCAATGTTCAGCATAACGAACGAGAAGGAGGTATCAGCCGTAGGGCTGGTTCAGCCTAACACATTAGTTCTAGGGGACTGCTTGGAAGTCATGAAGTACATTCCAGACGGCTCTGTGGACTTGGTGTTGACCGATATACCCTACGGAACAACCGCGTGCAAGTGGGACTCCGTTATTCCGTTTGAACCGATGTGGGCAGCCGTCAAGCACGTATTGAAGCCGCGCGGGGTATTCGTAACTACTGCGAGTCAGCCGTTTACAAGCGCGCTGATTATGTCAAATATTAGGAACTATAAACATTCTTGGGTATGGAATAAGAAGCTAGCTGGCAATGCAATATTTGCGAAAAAGCAACCATTAAAAATACACGAAGATATTGTCGTATTTTCATTCGCCGGTTGTTTGTATTATCCGCAAATGAGGACTGGAAAATTAAGGAAAAAGAATGGGATAAAGAACAAGCTAGGAACATTTGGTGATTCAGAGATCACAGAAAACGATCAGTATTATCCTACTTCTATTTTACAGTTCTCTAATGCTGGATTACGGAGAGGAAAAGTGCATCTGTCTCAAAAGCCTGTCGCCCTCTATGAGTACCTTGTCCACACCTACACCAACGACGGCGACACAGTGCTTGATTTCACGATGGGGTCTGGCACAACTGGCGTCGCCTGTGTGAACACGAATCGTAAATTCATCGGCATTGAACTTGATAGAGGATATTTCGACATCGCCGTTGATAGAATCAACGCCGCGTTAGCAACCCCCGCGCAAGGCTCGCTATTCTAACCCACGCGCCATCTAGCCCCTCTGGACGCATTGAATTGCCCCATCGCCTGTCCTGATCTGCCGTACTTCCCGCCGCTTATCACTATGGCTTGGGGCAGCACCGTTGATACCCGCATAGGCCCACCAACATAAGCATAGCGCAGCGCTGTGGGATAGTCCTCTCCATCCTTGCCCGGTGTGTCGCGGTCGTAGCTACCATCGGGCATTCGCTTGCACTTGAACTTCTTGGCTATCGCTGTATGCAATTCAGGGCACCTCTCGGTGTCTATGAACAGACTGCGCGTGTTTGAGTTATCTCTGAAAGCATCGCGCAGCACCCCAATTCCATAAGCCACGTTCGCCACCTCTTTCGGTATGGTTCTACAGTTCAGATCACGCGGCCAATCGCCGATCAGGTCTTGTGCCGCTTTCTCTGCCCAGAACACCGAGATGTGCAAGCCGAACTCGTCAATGATGCGTGCCTTCATTTCGTGTGCCGCTTGGATGAGCTTGCTCGGCGTGTTGTTGTTGTCGTCCCACTCTGCAATTACCCAGCGCAGACGCTTGCCGTTTTCGAGTACCCCAGGAGCCTGAGCTACTACCACGATTCTACCACGACCGCGCTGGTCTACCCCAGCAAAGCACGTCCAGTTGTTGATGTCTGCGCCCTCTGGTGGGAATGGCTGCTGACAACCCATGTCGTATTGTGGATAGACAAGTCCTTGTTGTTTTCCTGTAAGCAAGAGGTTCTGTAAGGCGAATGATTCGGCGTCGGTCGTTAAGAACTTGGAGCAGACATCTTGGTAGGGATAGTGCCCCTCAGCTTTCTCGCCCCTGCCGCCACATAGTTCTTCGTAGTTGCCTGTGTACGGGTTAGTCCAGAACTGTAACGGGCAGCCACCGCAGCCAATGGGGTACGCTCTACCGCACGGCTTCATCGTGTCGAAGATGTCGAACTCATAAACGGCGATGCCCTTCTCTTCGGCAGTATCGAGGAAGCTCTGCATCGTGCCGGTGCTGTGGTACTGGCTGGATGCCATTAGTGTAGTGGCCTGATATTGGTCGCTGCTCATTGGCATCTGCATTGCGGTTGCCAGAATGAGCGTGTCAATATGGTCTAGCTCGTCTACTGTCAGCGCGTGAGGGTGTGGGCCAGATACAGAACGCTCGCTGCCTCCAGTGCGTATTTCTAGCTTCGAGCCGTTCGTGAGGACGCACTTTGTTACCATTGGCTCTGCCGCCAGCATATCCGCAAAGAACGGCAGCTTTATCAGTCCTTCGACGCCATCCTTTTCCTTGCTGCCAGCGAAGTAGGCATAGCCGTCGCGCGCCTGTCCTTCTGAGCCAGCGATGTTGACAATTGAATAGCCTGGCTTAAAGCGCATTGAGGCGAGGTCGAAGATTGAGAACAGGCGCGTCTTGCCAGCACCACGATTGCCACGCGCGACAAGCACCCGCTCGCGCTCGAAGAAGGCGTCGGCGATAAACTCGAATGGCGAGCGATGGCCCGCCTTGGTTACGTGGCGCGCAATGTTAAAGCCGAGTACGTAATTTACCCATTGGTGGAATTCGTCATCAGTCGTCGGGCGCTGTGAGGACATTTTGGAGCGCCGCAACATCAAGGTCGCTTGTGCGTCCGACAAAATCTGGGCTAACATCTGTTGCGATTGCGTCGATGATTGTTCCACTATCTATCGCCCCCTGAACTGTTGAGATGAGTTGCTGTAATTGGTCAAAGCTCATCCCTTCTAAGTTGAATATCTGTGGCTCGTTAAGCACGTTGTTCTGCTGGACGTTCACGTTGACCTGCATTGGGGCAACTGCCTTTCTAGCAAAGTCGAGGATTTCCAGTGGGTCGTGCATTGTAAGCGGCATCCCAAGCTCTATGTTACGTTGCATCTTGTCTTCAAACAAGACCTGCGCGTAAGCGAGCTGTCGGCGCGTCGATGCAATCGGGACGTGCGCTACTGCCTTGTCTACGTCGCCGTTTATCTCTATCCCCGCCTCGTTCTGGGCGTTGAGGAGCGCCATCACGTCCATTGGGTTCATCTGGCATACGTCGGCAATGACACGCGCCTCTGGCGGGTAGACAATTCCACGGCGGATAATCATCTCCTGGCGCACACATTTCTCTTGTTCTGTCAGCGGTTTTCGCGGTCTCATGGTTAAGAGTATACTCGTCTTGTAAACGTTGTGCCACCTTGACACGCCTTGGAATAGTGGTACAATCCGTAGTAGATGGGAATCCGCAAAACACTAATTGACCAATACGACACCTCCGAAAACCGCCAGCAAGTCTACCAACGAGACGGCGGGCGCTGTGTTGTCTGCGGGGGGAACTTCCACGACATCCACGAGATTGTGTCCAGGTCACACTGGGCCTCCACCGAGCATGATATGGCACTGTGCTTCGCGTTGAAGAACCGGGTATGTATCTGCCGGTATCATCACGGTGAATATCAGGGGATAGCTGAAAAGATTGGCGAGTTGCTACGCCTGCTACAGCGCAGGCACGGGTACGATTACTCAGAGAGAGAGTTTGCAAATTATCTATGAGAACTATCACATATCGCAGAGAACAAAACAAGAAGCGCAAGCGCAGAGCCAGGCGCATAATCTCGCGCTGGTTTCACGGACGCGATCTAGCCGACGACGAGCGATTCGTTGGTATCATGGCAGCCACGCCTTGCAGGTGCTCTTGCCCGTACTGTGGCAACGAGCGCAGGCACTTCGGGAAACGTACACGACAAGAGATTGTGGCAGATATAATTACTAATGAGCAACTAGAGGTTATATGAGTGAAATCGACGAACTTAAAAATAGGGTGTCGCAAATCGAGCGATTCCTTGGTAGTAGAAAGGGATACGTGTTCGCAAAGATTGCAGACATTGAAGTGAATGGCGGGAGCAGCGGTAATGTGCGCGTTGTACATAATTGCCCCACGATGCCGGCGGGGACAAGGGTGCTTCGCCCAATTCATAAACAGTGGTTGATTGATAATGGCTATAGCGATTATGACGCACCGGCTAGAACAATACTTGACATAGCGTATTGTCCGTATTGTGGACAGAAACTATTTTAAGGAAATGAAGATAGAATACAAACTAACACTTATTACCAAACTCAAGGGAGATTAGAGGTAGAATGAACGATCTTGGCATAATTAAATTACAAGTAGATTACTTCAAAGACCAAGATGGAACGGTGCGCTGCGCATCGCTTGAAACTGGTAAGAGCATGGTGATCTTTATGCGTAACAAGGAGGGCAAGATTGTCACCGCCACGCTTGGTATGCCAGTGATCCCTGTAGAGACATTGCTGGAAATCGCCAAGGCGTTCGATGCGCCGAGCAATGGGTTGCATACGTACAAGTGTTCCCGTTGCGGCTATGCTTACACTGGGGACAAGCAACTTGATTGTAGTTGCGGTTGCTACACCGAGAAAATCTAAGAGGTCTGCATGAAAGGAGTGGTACTTGACTAACTATAACTGGGGCGATGTACTTCTGGAAGCGCGTGGGGTTGCCGCTGATGGGTGCGGGGGCTGGCGGCATCTATCAAGAATGCTAAGTATTCCGAGGACTACACTCCGCAGAGAACTGCAAAAGCTAGGCGTCAAAGAATACGATGATCTGCTGTACGACACGGAACCCGATGGCATTGAATCTCCAGAGAGCAGTTTTGTTAAGCAACGCATCACCACGTCGGTTGCCCGCAATCTAAAGGTGGTATACTTCGGCGACATCCACGCTCCGTTCCAAGACGACCGCGCCATCAGCGTGACCGCGCAGATTATAGCTGATTTCAGACCAGACGAAGTTGTCTGCGGGGGCGACTCGGTAGACTTCTACGCAGTGTCGTCGTTCGACCGCGATCCTGAGCGCGTGCTCAAGTTGCAAGAGGAGTTAGATATAGCGTTCGGGTGCCATGAAACGCTAACGTCAGCAGCCAGAAGCGCACAGTGGTATATGCTTGATGCAAACCACGAGGAGCGGTGGGTGCGCTATCTGCATAGCCATCCAGAGATTTCCAGCTTGCGCGTGCTTGAATTGTATAATTTGTTGAGGTTTAACGAGCTTGGATGGAAGGTCGGCGGGGCCGAAAGACGATATTGTAATGGTTTGTTGGCGCTAATCCACGGGGCAAGGTACAGCAAACATGCAGGCTGGGCCATTAAAGCGGAAATGCACGACAGGTTCTTTGACCACCATGTTCTGCAATTGCACAACCACAAAGTTGGCAGCTACATAAGCCACGGGCCTTTGCGCCAAATGTCTGGCTATGAGGTTGGATGCTTGTGCTCGCTAGAACCAGAATGGCACCCTCACCCAAATTGGAACCAGGGGATAATGCTTGTAGAGATTATTGAGAATGTGCCATCATTTAATAATCTTATATTCCACGCTGACGGCAACACTGTGTGGTCTGTGTTCGGCGGGAAGGTGTACAAATCATGAGCATTCTGGTTTGTCATAACTGCAAACAACCCATCTCTGCATTCGCCAAAAGATGCAACTATTGCGATGAGGCGGTGCTGTATCCAGAGCCGCTGGCAAGCACGAGCGAAGATGTTCTCCCAACGACACACGAAGAGCAGCGCGTCGTATACGTCTATCCAGACGACGAGCGCGTTGTGCGTTTCGACGAGAACTGGGAGGAAGTAGTTTGAGGTTTTCTCCTTGAAAGAGCGTGGCGGGGTTGACGGTGAAGCGTCGGCTTCACTGAGGGCGCGGGGGTGGATAGTCAAAGTCACCCGCGATTTCCTGAAATGCCATCGTTGCGGGTCACTGATTTACCCAGATGCCGCGCCAGGGTGCTTTGACGCTAGGGTGGCGATACCAGTGTGGGATAGAAAAGAAATTGCTTGGTACGCCATCGAAGTCAAAAGCTCCCGCACCGCATTGCCGTTCGCGTGTATCGACGACAAGAAGCGCGAGTGGTCAGCAGCTCACACAAGCGACTACTCGATGTGGATGTGGGTATGTATGGGGGACAGAATTAACAGCAAGAAATATCCACGAGTTACGTATCTGTTCCCACTAGCACTGTTTTATCAATTAGAAAATTCTAGTAACAGGAAGTCTATCGCGTATGACGACGCCGCGCTGCTAGATTACAAACTACAATGGGAAGGTTCTGGATTATGGACGATACCAGAGACACACCAGTTTCTAACGAGTTTGGCATAATCACACCCTACTCATCTTTGAGTAGCGGCGTAGCTGATGGCGTTTTCGCTATCGAAATAGGCAGAGAGCAAATCGTATTCTCTTGCGAAGCGGCAAGAGCGTTCGGAGAATGGCTTGTTGAAAAGGGGAAGGAATGGCAGATATACTTGACGGAATCCTCGCCAAAGTAGAAAAGAAGTATGGAAGCGGGGTGCTTAACGGAAGAGCCAGAGATACGTTCTCAGGCGAAGCCAGACCTACCCCAATTTCTACGGGGAGTCTAAGGCTTGATTGGGCTATTGGTGGGGGAGAGGAATTTGGGGGTATCTATCGGCGCAGGATTACCACTGTGTATGGGTCAAAGAGCACTGGAAAAACAACACTCGCTAATTCGGTAATCGCTAATGCGCAGCGCCAGGGGTGTAAAGCCATCCTTGTCGAACTTGAAGAGAAGTATGACAAGGTTTACGCGGAGGCGTGTGGGGTTGACTTAGACGAGTTGATATTCTTGCACACTATATCCGACGATGACAAGATACAGGTTATCACGGGCGAAGAGGTACTGACAATACTGCTACAGGTTGTAATGTCTAAGGCCGTAGACCTGGTTGTCATTGACAGCATATCGGGGCTAAGCCCCAAGCTCGAACTTAACGGGGAGATTGGGGAGTCATTCCCGGCGTTACAGGCACGGCTTGTAACGAAATTCATTCGCAAGATACCTCCGTATCTAGCCCGTAACAACGTAGCCCTGTTAATCAACAATCAGGTGCGCTCTAACTTTGGCGGGACATCGTTTGAGGCTCACTACACTATGCCAGGGGCATACGGGCTGAAGCACGGCACGGCGGTTTTAATCAAAGCGGCGCACGCCTACGTGAACAAGCAGTATAGGTTGAAGAGCGGGGATGAGTTTGTGGGAAGCAGGGCGCGGTTCTTCGTTGAAGAAAATCAAATCGCTAACCCTTACCAGTCTGCCGACGTACCAATCATTAGCGGGAGCGGGTTCGATACGGCGATGGAAATTCTCTCGTTCGCTGGCGAGGTAGATTTCATCAGCAAGAAAGGGTCTTGGTATTATTACTTTGACGAGCACGGCGAAGAAGTAATGCTTGCGCAAGGCGAAACGGCGGCGGCGGAAGTGCTGCGTGAGAGCCCGGCGTTGCTAGAATCATTAAAAGGGCGCGTCGTAGAAAGGATGAGTGCAAAGTGAATAGGGTGAAGATAACCACCACAGAAGGGACTGGGAACACAACCAAAGTCGTTCTTGTTTGCGAGCAGGGCGAGTTCACAATCCCGTGCAGCGAGACACACGCCCGCATTGACGGCCCAGAAGAGCTTTGGTATGCGACTATCACAATTCCATTGCCATTGCTCGATCTTGATTTAGACGCAGAACAAGTTATTCTTGATGTATTAGAAGGATAAAAATGAATAATAGCTACACCCTAGAAGATATTAAGACCGCGTTTTGGGAAACGTTTCATAAACAAGGGGAACTGTTTTTTAGTTATTCTGGCATAGAAGAACGTGACAACGCCGACACCGAGTACTACTGGAATGAATTACTAGATAGCTTGGCTGGTGTTGATGAACGAAGCCCTGTCCAAGAGAGGGCGCGGTTCTTCGTAAGGCATCCTCAAGAGGGCAAAGGGGTAACGCAATGACAGAAAAGAACTTTGATGTATCCGTAATGCTTGACGCACCAATCCCGGCAGAATCACTGATTATGGCAGGGGATAGGCTCGCGCAGGATGAAACCGTGATTGAGTTTGAGATTGTCGCTACCTATCTCGATGGGGGTAAGCGTAGATTCCGGTGGGAGAGAGCAAAACGAACAGAAGCCCTGTCCAAGAGGACAAAGGAGTAACACCGTGACGATCATTTTAGAAGAACACTTTGATGTAGCCGAAGACAATCCGGCACTGCGTTTATGTAACACGCCTTATTAGAACGCAAATGGCAAAATCTCCGAATTGGTCTCAGGAAGAGATTGACTTTCTAAGAGAGTTCTATCCCAATAACGGCATACGATGGTGCGCCGAAAGATTACCATTAAGGACAGAGGGGGCTGTGAACTGCGAGGCGTGCATACTTGGGATCAAGAGAAACGACGATAGAGGATTTACTGACTATTTCAAGAACATAGACACTGAAGATAAGGCATACTGGCTCGGTTTTTTGTTCGCGGATGGGTGCGTAGGGGACATAAAAGTATCTTTGTCTCAATCAGAAAGATACGTTGTTGACGACTTCCAAAAATCAATAGGGTGCAATTACAAAGTGCGAACTGTATACGGGAAGGAACACGCATTTAGAGATGGGAAAATATATACTTCAAAAACTCATTACTGTGTTGAAATACCGAGCGTAGATATGGCTAACGATTTGAGACGCCACGGGTGTGTAAACAAAAAGAGCCTCGTATTAGAATACCCAGATCATCTAAACGAACATCTTAGACACCATTTTGCCAGGGGGTATTTCGATGGGGACGGGTGCATTCATGGCGGCATGTTTAACGAACACATAGTCGTAGCTGGTACGCAGAATTTTATTGAGGCGATAGCGAAGTCTTGCGAAATATTGTCGAAATATTCAATTCACAAACAGGGCAACATACACACATGCCACATTTCGAGCGTGCAAGCGATGAACTTTATGGAGTGGATGTATAGCGGGGCAACAATATTTCTAAAAAGAAAAAAAGACAAATACGATGCTCTTGTTAGCAGTAGAGAAAACTCGAAGGAGGGGAAATGGTGCAGGCACTATTAAATGGCAGCTTTGAAAATGGATGGAATGACATACCAGCCGGTAGCACTATCAATCAGGAGCCGGATAGCTGGGTGCTTACTTGGAAGGGGGTAGGGCAGCCCCTTGATTCTAGTGGCGCATTCGCCGGTGACGAGCTGCCCGTTTTTGAAATCGCACAAACGATCCCAGAGTGCGTACACAAACACATGGATCAGCTTCCACCAGACGAACAGCCTGGCGGGGAACACGCACTTATCTTGGATGGTGTGTACACATATAAAGTGTTCTCGTCGGTCAACCCATTTGGCATTACCCTCACGCAACAAGTGCCAGCTAATGGCGTCGCGACACTTACTGTCCCTGTGCAAGTTCATCATCATGGCGATGGTAGTTACGGAGCGTGCGCGGTAAAAGTAGAGCTTGTCGGAGTTGAATCTGTGAATACCGGATGGCTAACATTTCATGGTGGAATCAATGAATTTGAGTGGGTGTCCCCAACCGTCAGCACAAATACAAACGGAAGCGCCGGTGTAGTCGTAACGCTAGAAAGCCGCGCGCTTGGTGGAATAGACTTCTTCATAGACAACCTGGTACTAACTGAAGCTGGCGAGACAGAGCCGCCACCAGTCGTTCCGCCAACAGATTATGACGGGCCAGTTATTACTACTGGCTCTAAAATCTTCACCGCACACACTATCGGAGAGGGCGGGACAATCGAGATGCTACAAGAAGGCCGGGCCGTGGGCGTTACATCGCCTACGGTAAAGGTGTTCTTGTCAATGGGCGCGTCGGATGACATTCACGACGCAAGCCCCGACACAATCATTGTCGGGCGTGTTGATAAGGGCTGGAACGGGGATAGTATTGAAGGGGTAAACCTGTCTGGAGACTTACTGGTCGAAGCGCAACGCATTATGAATTTGGCGATGCCAGTATGGGCGCAGTTCCCCAACGTGCGGTACTGGGAAATCCTCAACGAAGAAGACCCTGTGGGCGTTGACGGGCATCGGCGTATGGGTATCTTCCAGTCTCATTGTATCGACATAGCCGACGCCAACGGCTACAAGCTCGCCTTGTTCTCCTACAGTTTAGGTGTGCCAGAGTGGGAAGAGTGGGAAGCGATTGTGGCGACTGGTGTATTCGCTAAAGCGAAAACGGGCGGGCACGCGCTTGCGTTGCACGAATATTCCTACCCGATGGACACCGGGTTCGGTGAAGCACTGCCAGGACAACCGGCATATCCGAATCGCGGTATACTAGCGTGTCGTTACCGCTGGTTGTACGAAGACTTCCTCAAGCCGCTGAACCAGGTTGTACCGCTATTTATCACCGAGGCACAGATAGCCCTGCCGGACTTCCCGACACTTATCACACCAGAAGCATGGCTTGATGAACTCGCGTGGTACGACGAGCGCTTGGCAGAAGATTATTACGTGGTCGGTGCGCATTTATTTACCCTGTCGTCTGTACCAGGATGGACAAACTTCAACTGGGTAGAGTGGCGCTCACATTTAGTTGGGTACGCACTCAGCGTCAAGGATAGACGTAACGCCCTAGCGCCAATCATCGAAGAACCTGTAGACCCGCCGCTCCCACCAGGAGAGTGTACACCTAGATTCCCGTATGCTAGGACATACATACTCATCCCGCCTCGCCACGGCAGTGAATGGGTTGGCCCATTACTTGAAAAAATCTGGAACGAGAGGCGCTTTACTATAGGATGTTCGGCTGACGATGGGGGATGGGGGCCAGGAACGGAAAGCAGGACTGTGCTGGCACTGAATCCAGATGCGTGGGATGGGGACTTGCAAGCGTTCTTCGATGAGTGGTATCCTGGCGTGCTGTATTTCCCTATCCATGCCGATACGCCAGAAGAATTTGCTCAGGCTGTATACGACTATTACAATCCGCCCACAGGCTTCCCGCCAGTGTGGGATGACGACATTACCTACGACTTACCACGGCGCACAGATTGCAGCCTATTCCCAGATGGCACGTGGCCGCAGCGCACGCTGATACAGATTGACGGGGTGACTGCCCATCATGTCGGGTCTGATGCCACTCCTCTCCAGGTAGCCACGGCATATCTTCAGAAGGATGGATGCAGGCCATCTATCCCCTACACTATCTGGATTGAAAAGGATGGCACGATTCTCAAGTGTAACCCGCTCGAAGATGCCGGGCTGCACGACAACACCAGTGGGTACACGACCGTCAACACACACCTGAGCGTCGGGCTTGCGGGCGCGTTACACATTGACTATCCTACCGAGGCGCAGTACAACGCGCTGGTAAAGGTTATCTTCTGGTGTGTAGACAATCCAGAGATGAACGTCATCAGAGAGCGGGTAAAGGGGCACATGGACTACATCAGTACACAGTGCCCTGGGTGGAAGGAGGGCAGCAATACCGGCGCGGATCGCTGGAAGTGCGAGTTGTACGGCAGGCTAGGATGGGACATTGATGGTTGCGAGGTCGCCCCGCCGCCGTCTGGTGGTAACACTCGCGGGGTTCACGCGCACGCATCCACATCGCCACGGCTAACAACAAGCCAGATTATCGACCTGGTAGCACCTATGAACCTATCACACTACAAAATTCTCGATGAGGGTAGCCCCGCGAATGTCGAGCTGGCACTGGCACTGATGGCGAACGACATCGAACCAGTTGTCAGGCTGTATCAGGCCGGGCAGTTCCCTGGAAGAAATACGCGCATCCCCTACATCGGTAACATGCTTGCTACTGGCGCGACGCTAATAGAGATTGGCAACGAGCCAAACCTGCCAGTCGAGTGGGTGGACGCATACAGGCCGATGGTGGATTGGCACAACACAGAGATAGTCAATGCCGTAGCGCAGAGTTGGTTGCTTGATGCGCGCCAAGTTATTTCTATGGGCGGCAGGCCAGGACTGTACGCGCTCGCCCCCACCGACAGAGGCGGGGTTAATCCGCAGTTCTCAGATGTAATGTGGTTCGAGGGGATTACTAACTGGCTACGGGCCAACGCATTGTCAGAACTGCGCGGCTGGCTTAATGATTGGATAGTATGGTTGCCGGTACACAGCGGGCGCTTCGACAAACCGCTCGACTTTAATCCGTTCCAAGCCACGTACAGGGACAGCATGTGTATGCTAGGGTACAATATTCACCAGCAGATTCTTTCTGATAAGTTTGGTGTGAGTGACGTGCTCACTATTGGCACCGAGGGGGGCTGCTACTCACCAGAATCACTGGTAAGGATGCAGTTCTCCCCTATCTACAATGAAGCTGGTTGGGGCACGGCGGTAGTAGAGATGCACAACTTCCTGAATGCCAGGGGCGACATCGCGGCGGTGTGCTCGTGGATACTTGGAGTGAGTGATGATCCCACATGGGACGAGGATGCCTGGATCAGGCGCGATGGTAGTTGGCGCAGTCCAATGACAGCAATGAGGAGCTAAATAATATGGGTGACGAAAAACCAAAGGGACGGGTAACACAAGAACTGGTAGTGGACAGGCGTATACCGGCGATTATAGCCTCTACACTGTATCTCGCGCTATCGGCGTTCAATATGCTGTACGCTTCAGTGTTCGCAGACGGGTGGCTAGATGCCGGTAGAGCCGTCGCGTTTGCGATAATCGCATTCTTCATTGGGGTTGGGCTTCTTGGGCTGACCAGAAAGGAAAGTACGCATGTTGAGGAGTAGCCTCTGGCGCAAGCGCGTGGTTATGGCGCGCGATTCTGGCAAGGAGTCATTTCGCTATGATGATATGGTTGAGTTGTGGGAGATTTCGAGGGCTGGAATCTCGGTTGCTTTGAAGCAACTTAGCGAGGAGTGCCCTGGCGGAGTTATCACTTCCAAGGACGGGCAGCGCACGGTGGTTGAGTTTGACTACGACTTACTCGTTGGAGATAATGACACGTTCGACGACGACCTGCCGCTCAATATCCCTGACTGGATGGCGAGAGAAACGTATGATGCCGTAATGGAACGCGCTGATATTGACCTAGAGCAGTACGACATCTTTTTCTCTCATCGTGACGATGACTGGATGAGGCAATACCAAAGAGGCGGGGTTGTCATAAGCGTACACGAGAGCGGACAGAAAACGCGGTTGTACGAAGTGACGTTTAGAGTTGATAATTGTGTCGTAATAGGGGGATTTTAACGTTGGAAGTTGTAAAGCGTGACGGTCGGATTGTCCCGTTCGATGATAGCCGTATCTATCGGGCGATAGATAGATGCTTCGCTGGCCTTGGCTATGATGCCAAGGTAGGCCCACAAGAGCTAACGCGGCGCGCAGTGCTGGTCGTGTCTGGCAAATACGAGCGGCCTACTGTTGAGCAGATTCAGGACGTGGTAGAGAGTGTGCTGCTTGCCGCTGACGAGATCGAAGCGGCACGCGCCTACATCCGCTACAGATACGAGCACGAGAAGTCCAGGAGGGCAAGAGACGTGCCCAGTGGCGTCAGAGAGGCGTTTGCAGAGTCGGATGCGTACTTTGCTACCCCTATCCAGAAGTTTCAGTTCTACGACAAATACAGCCGCTTTGACTACTTCTTAGGTAGACGCGAAACGTGGGTGGAAACAGTGGATCGTGCGGTGGCTTTTCTTAGAAAGCTGTCCGAGAACAAGCTGCCAGAGAAAGACTACGCGCGCATCCGCGATGGCATCCTGAATATGAAGGTGATGCCGTCAATGAGGCTGCTGGCAATGGCTGGCCCTGCGGCAGAGAGGTCTGGTCTAACAATCTACAACTGTGCCTATCTACCAGTGGATAGCATTAGTTCATTCTATGAGGCTACCATACTGGCGATGAGTGGCTGTGGCGTTGGCTACTCTGTAGAGCGCCAGTACGTTGAGCAGTTACCCCGCGTGCAACGGCAAGGCGACGGGACTACATTTACAACGTTTGTAATACCAGACACCGCCGAGGGCTGGGCTAACGCTATACAGTACGGATTAGAGACGTGGTTCAATGGGTGGGATGTGCGCTTCGACTACTCAGAGATACGCCCCGCCGGTGCGCCGCTGATGACTAAGGGCGGGCGTAGCTCTGGCCCAGCACCCCTGCGCAAACTGCTGACATTCGCTAGAGACAAAGTGCTCAGTAGGCAAGGTGGTTTCTTGCGTCCAATTGACGCTCACGACATTATGTGCGCCATTGGCGGGTCGGTAATTAGCGGAGGCATGCGTCGCACAGCTCTCCTTTCCCTGTTCGACTTCGACGATGCTGAGATGAAGCACTGCAAAGATGGCGACTTCTGGCGCGACAACAGCCAGCGCTGGAACGCCAACAACTCGGCGGTCTGGCCCGATAGACCGCTAACGCAATCAGAGGTCGCGCACCACCTGCTAGAGATGTTCGATAGCGGTAGAGGGGAACCTGGAATATTTAATCGCAGGGCGGCGCTAAATACTATCCCAGAACGTAGGAATAAAGAATATGTTTATGGAACAAATCCTTGTGGGGAGGTCTTGCTGCGCCCTAAAATGTTGTGCAACTTATCCTCTATCATTGCTCGTAGCAACGACAATCTAGTAACGCTGCTTGAAAAGGCAGAGCTGGCTACTATCATTGGCACTATTCAGTCAATGGCGACGAACTTCCCTGGGATGCCTGATGAGTGGCGCAAGAACTGCGAAGAAGAGCGCTTGCTGGGTGTAGACCTCAACGGCCAGTTGGACTCACCCGTGGCGATGCTGCCCGATGTACAAGCGCTACTCAAACAGCAAGTGCTCAGAATCAACGGGCGGTACGCGAAGCTGCTTGGTATCAATCGAGCGGCGGCCACAACATGCGTTAAGCCTTCTGGTAACTCGTCACTGCTGTTGGATTGTTCGTCGGGGTTGCACGCACGCTGGTCTAAATACTACGTGCGCAACATCAGGATTAGTGCGCTCTCGCCGTTGCTTGGAGTTATGCGCGATGCTGGTGTGCCGATGTCGCCAGAGAACGGGCAAGACCCTGATAGCTGCAATACGTGGGTGATCCACTTCCCGGTCAAATCCCCAGACAGAGCAATGACGCGCAACGACAGGACTGCAATCCAGCAATGTAATTACTGGCTACAGAATAAGATACAGTGGACTGAGCAAAACCCGTCGGTCACTATCTCGTACAAGCCCGACGAAATCTTAGACATCATCAAGTGGGTATGGCAGAATCAAGACAACATCAACGGAATGACTTTCTTGCCTACGTTTGATGCGCTGTACGACCAGATGCCCTACGAGGAAATCACCGAGGCTGAATACAACGAGTTGGCTGCCGTGTTCCCGGAGATCGACTTCTCGAAAGTGTGGCGTTACGAGGACAAAGATTTAACTTCTGCGGCACAAGAGCTTGCGTGTATGGCGGGTTCGTGCGAACTGGCTTGATTTGACTGTTACTGGCAATATGCTATACTAGGGGCATCAAATCAACTAAAAGGAGCAGTGTATGTTTGTTTACAAGAACTGGGCGGATGGCCGCTATGCATGCCGTGGATGGTTTTTGTTTGGCTTAATCCCACTTGCTGTATGGAAAATCAACGCGGACGTGCCCACCAACGGCAATTGATAAATCATAAGGAGAGTGATATGACAAAGAGCGGTAATACTGTAGCTGCGGTGTGCCCGTCAAGCGGGGATTTCGTGGCGCGTGAGCCGAAGGTGTTCTTGGAAGTCAGGGACCTGTCCGAGAAGTGGACTCGGTATACGTTTAGCGAGCATGAAGAAATTGATCTGCTTGACTTTGCGGGGTTGACGGACTGTGTTACCCCGCTGGACGTTTATGCACCGGCGGTGTGCCCAATGACGGGCGAGGCTGTTACTGAAGTCCCGGTGCTGCGCATCAAGGCGAAGGGCGGAGGTGTGGAGTTTACATTCTACTTTTCAAGTGATGCGGAAACGGCGATTGCCGAAGAGTTCAATGTCAGCATACGCCAAGGGTATCGGTATCCGTGGAGAGGAACATACGGGTCTGTCGAACCCTGCGGGGTCACACTCACTATTCCAGCAGGCATGTCCATGTCCGTACCGCAATTCCTTTACCCACAACCCCCGCACACGTAGATTGCGGCACAAAGCAAAAGCCCTGGTTTAATCGCCAGGGCTTTTTTGTTGCCACGAATCAACTGAACAGCGAGCCTTGCACTACCTCTTCACCGTCGTCCGTGACAAACACCTCTGGTACAGCCCCTAGTCTCTGTGCTGCGTTCTTGTGCAGGTACTCGAACGAGATGTCGCATCCAATACCGTGACGACCCAGGGCACGGGCTACCTGGAGAGTAGTGCCGCTGCCTACGAACGGGTCGAAGACGATGGCTGGCACGACACAGAAATCTGTCAGCGGTTCGTCTTCCCACTGCTCTCCTTCAAAATACCACCGCGCGTCACAACTATTGCAGGGGATAAACGCGCCGCGTACCCCGCCGTGAATCCCGCTTGGTAGAAATGACATATCCCATTCGTGAGTATGATTGCTGATACAGTTACAAGTAGGACGCCAGCCGAGAGTTGAAAACTGGACGTGTTTAGTCACGCCGAGAGTAGACTGCTCAGTACCACCGTCAAGAGCGCCGCCACTGGCAAGGATGCGCCCTTGCGCCGCGCCAGGGTTGTGCTTGTTAGCAATGCGTGCCATCACCCTCTCGAACGGCGCGCCACATTTTACACATACGCCATATTCGCTGCTCCCAGCCTTAACGCACGGTTCAACAAGCGTGCTAGGGAATACGGCGAAGTGGCTCCCCTTGTAGCCCTTCGCGTTGACGTGCAACGCCAGTGGCTCACCATTAGTATCCAGTAGCAATCCCATATTGTCGCGTAGCCCGTACAGATAGTCCAGGTGTTCTTCGGATTGTGCGATTGCGTAATCTACCGAGTCCTTCCATACATCCGACGTGCGCCGGTTGCGCCCAGGTTCAACATCTCTGCTTTTGTCGTTAGCACGGGCTTGGTTCATTGAGTGTGGGGTTTGGCCTGGAGCACCGTCGATATTCTTGTGCGTGCTGCTGTTACCGCGCTTGGCCCTGGCGATACTCCCCGCGCTCGTGGGCATCTCTACGGCCTTTGCGTCGTAGTAGTAATGCTCGGACTTGGAAAGCAGGAACAGGTACTCGTGCGCGGTTGTCATGCGGTCGGTGACACTTTCGGGCATACACGAGTCTTTTATCCACTGCGGATCGTTGCGTAGATACCAGCCATCAGCGCGAAGCGCGAGTGCTATAAGCCAAGGGATACCCATAAGGTCTTTGTTTTTTATATCGTATTGCGATGGCGGACGCCCCTGCATATCGCGCGAGAAATTAGCACCCTTCCACCCCATGTCGCCATCTGTTTGCATACGGGTGTACCCTTTGTGATTGTTATAACTGTCGCCAAAGTTCAAAAACACAGGCGCGTCCTGGCGCGATACTCGCCACACTTCTCTAAAGATAGCCACAATATGCCCGACGAACATCTCTGGTGTTGGCTCTAGTCCTAGCTCGCCACGCCAAGCGCCGCATTTGAGACAGATGTTGCCACTGCTCGCAGTCTGCCCTTTACCAGCAGCGTCAGCGTCCTTCCACTTCGTTTGCTCTACCTGGCCTGGATGATGCGGTGGCAAGTCGTCGCCAAACACATGCTCGCAATCTGGATCGCCAGGAATAACGATCTCTGGCAGCCACTCGATTTGCTTGTAAGTCATACCGGGCCACACAGAGCCTTGTTCGCCTTTGTATTTTCTCTTCCCGTAATACGGCGGAGAGGTCACTACACAGTGTACGCTCTTATCCGCCAGTGGGATATGAATACCGTTAGAATTGATGAGCAGTTCCATCACTTAACGTACCGTGGGGACAGTGCATGCACGAAGGCGGAGTCGCTGCCCGTAATTATTACCGTGCTGAGAGCGCCCTTGATGTGCATCGTGATGTCACCACTGAAAGCACGTAGCGCCTCCCTCATATACTCCGCACACATTAGCAAGCATAGCTCGGCATCGCCCTCTGCCTGTACAGCTATATCGCCGCCGCCATCAGTGCCAGCAACGCTGACGACGATGCTGCTGTTAGTGATAGCGAAGGTGATGGTGCCATCTCCCATCCCGTCAAACATAGAAGCGCGCCTGACTGCATCCAACAACGCCGACGAATCTACGGTAACTGTACAGCGACCGTCGGTGTCGAACATCCCAGTCTCTTCTACACTGGACTGAACACCGTCGCCGTTGACAAGCTGGGTAGAGAACAGGATTGCGCCAGTGTCAAATGTCATTCGCCCGTTGCCGCAGCCAACGGTAACAATATCAGTGCCAAGTATTTTCGACAGCTCGTTCGCAGAGCCAGGCGGAATCAGCGCCTCACAGACAGCCTCAGTGTCAGTTGTGTTCCTTGAGATGCGGTAGCCATCTAACCCCATGAACGCCAGCTTGCCATCAAGTGTGTACAACGCTACGCTATTAAGCGTCGGGCGGCTTGCGTCATGGGACGCGAAAGGGGCGCAGTATTCAAGCGCCGCCTTTAGGACAGTGCCGTCAATCTCAAACGAGAAGTCGGCAGCCCCGGCAATCAGTGGGAACATATCAGCGGGCAGGCATTTGAATCTCACCTTCGTGTTACCGCTGACGAGCCTCAATACGTCATTGACCATCTCTAGCTGCACCGTGTCGGTATTCAGCGAGGCTACCACATCCGCGAATAGCACCGGAACAACGGTAGCGAAGTCTTCGCCGCAATCAGCGTCCACGTACACCTCGACTGACTTCTCGAAGTCGGTGGCGCACAGGCACATAATCCCATCAACAACTTTTAGCAGGATGTTCTGTGCGATAGGGATAGTCGTGCGTGCCGGGGCAATACGCTTGGCGATTGCTGTCCCACGCTTCAGTTCTTGGGTTGCTACCGTGATTTTCATTCAGTCTCCTTGCTTACCATCCGGGAAAATCTCCGAGATTCTGGAATTCAAGCTCAGACATTTCGACAATTGTGAAAGTGATTGATTCTCCAGCGTCAAGCCAATCAAGCCCGGACGGGTCTAACTCCCCTGCGGCGAAGCTTGCTGCATTTTCCAGACTACAAATGTAGAATCCGCCAGCGCAATCGCTACGGGTAACTTTAATATATTTCACCTTAGAACTCCTTTCCGTAACTCCCTTGTGTTAATCGTAATCATCGCTTGTGCAATTGTTATTGGCGTGAAGTTTGTACAATCCACGCCCACATCTAATATCCGCTGGCCCGCTGGCGGCGCGTATGTGCCGTGGGAATGCCCGTGGAGGTGATACGCGCCGTGATGTTTCCTGTCCCACTCGGCTTGTGGATAGTGGCTCAATACAAACACGTCATCGTTCGATTCAAGCGCCACGATTGGCGGGACTGTTTGCACTTCGTATCGCCCGCCAGAAGAGAAGTAGGTGTTATTAAGAATCCAGCGCTTGTCGTGATGCCAGAAGTTATCAAGTATGTATATTTTGCCGTTAAGCAAACGAAAGAATTTGTCTGCTGCGTTTGTGCCACCAAGCGTGAAGTCGCCCAGATGAATAACTATATCATCCCGCCCGACAACACCGTTCCAGTTACTCGCCATCACAGTATCCATTTCATCAGCGTCCGCGAACGGCCTGTTGGTGTACTTGATGATGTTCGCGTGAGAAAAGTGGTGGTCGGATGTGACAAAAACAGACAGCACCCTATCGCGCGGGATTGTTAATCTATTCACTGCGATAACCCCCTAAAATATGCTCGACTTCTTCGCCGTCTGATTCCCACGCGATCTCATCAATCGCGCCAAACTTCATCAACGAAGCCAGAACATCAGCCAGCACTACGGACTCTTCGCAATCTGTAAAGTGTACCAGGATGGGATTTCTATTAAAGTGGAGAGTAAGCACGTCTAGTGCCTCTTGTGCGGTTCTACACCACAGCCACTCAGGGGAAGGGGAAGGGGATTCTGTCTCGCTAATCCAAACCCTAATCATCCGCATCAAGCACGTCGGCGATGGCATACAGCACGTCACAGAGCCATTCGATGTCGGGGTACTTGTCTTCGTACTCATCTTTGAGTAGCCGTACAATGCGCCGCAACTTCATAGCGAGCACGTCCGGCTTGCTGTCTGCAACCAATACGTCGTAGATGCCTAGCAAATGCTTGGTCATGTTACACTCCATATCCGAATATGGGCGACAGCGATACGTGGTTGTAATGCCGCTGACACCAATCGTTGATAGCCGACTTCCTGCGCGGCGAGACCGGGTAGCGCCTGATTGTCTCGCCGCGCTTGACGCTGACGACATAACTGTTGATAGTCACGTCGTAGCTGATGTACACGAGCCTAAACAAGCGCCATCTCCAACTGTTCGGCATTAACCTCTGCGGCCTCTGGATAACGATAGCCAGACTCCTTGCGCAGAATCTCACCAGACATCCTCTCCATAGCTTCCTGGAAGGTCTCGCTGTCCTGTCGTTGCGCTACATAGGTAACAGCGTTGACGACATCCATCAGACGCGGTTCGCGTGCTCTGCCATACTCGCCAGCATTGCCAGTAGTCGCACCGACGGTTTCATCAATCACAGATTTAGACACACCATACTTCTTGGCGTAGCGCTCCAGTAATGGGCGCACTGTTTTCTGTTCGATGTGAATACTCTCGCTGGCGACAAATAAACGGGCGGCGACCTCTGACATTTGTAGCGCGGTAGCCATTGCCGCCGCAATCATAGCCGCCATCATACTTTGGTCGTAGTAGCGATGGTTGAACACCATTGCCTCTTTACATTCCCATCCAAATACCAGCCCGTTGGTACACACAGAGCGATATAGGCCACCGGCAATCTTCGCGCCACCATCACCAATCTCAGAGTTACGGATATAGACGCCCAAGTGCAGCCCGCCATACTTGTCCGACAGTTCAATCTCAGGGAAGAGCACGTAAGCACGTAGGTGGTCGTCAACACTCGGACGGTGAACTACCGCGTGCGCACCGTCGATATGGTTCTCAAATAGCCCAACGAACCGGCTGTTGTCAAACACCGTGTACTCATCACTGAGTACGGCACGCACCACATCACCCTTAGAGCGCACAAGATACTCGCGCCCTTTGCCAGCTTCCTGTTGCAGCATGCGATTAAAAACCTCTGGCTCGAAATCTGGCGGGCACTTTTTTTCAAGCCAGTGAATATCAGGCCCGCCAATGCGCCCGTTAAGTTGGCGGTACGCATAATCTGACAGATAGCCAGTTAGCGTCATCTCGCGCTGGAAGAGGGTGCTCGGAACGCGGTATCGCAGCGCCTTATCGCCTACGTACACCACATCTTTGGCGTGCGTGGTGTGGTCATAACAATCAACGGCGTACTCATCTACGCTTTCTCGTAGTGCTTGCAGCGTGCTTGCGCTCATCGTGTGCCTCCTCTCTGATTTCTGGAATGAATCTCTTCGCAAAGTCATCAACCGGCCCACCGTCAATGACAAACATCCTCAAAATTGCCATCGCGAACGACTTGAGACCTGTGTGCTCTTTCGCCAATGCAATGGCAATGTCGCGGTCGCCACCTTCAAGGGTCGCGATCCACTCAGCAATCTCCTTCACGGCGAGCATTTACCAGCCTCCGACAGTGCGAAGATTACTGGCTCTGGTGTGTACGAGACACAGAAGAACTCATTGTTCACCTTGTACCCATGCTCAAAGCCAGCGGACTCACAAACATTGTCCAATGAATTCCCTGCAAGGGCTGTGCCGACAACCAGGCCAAACACAAAGACCAACGCCACGAGCGCCATCACAAAAGCAAAAACTCCACCGTTGTCTTCCATCGTTTCCCTCCTATCAAGTGATAAGCCAAGTATAGCACATACGCGCCGCCAGCATAGTGACAAACATCACGTTAGTCTTTGACGTATGTTACTCTGCCAGTGTCGATCCCCACATGCCGTGCTTCTGACAAGGAGCGGGTTTGAATCATACACCGCTGCATCTTCGCGCTTACGCCAGCGCGTGTAGCACTATACCGCTTTGCTATCTCTATCTGCGACAAACCCTCTTCGTCGTATAGCCTTTTCAGCGTCGCGCAATCAGGTAGTTTCAAAGCACATCTCCCTCGCAATCCTTGCAGTACCAATTACAACCAGAGCCACGGATAGACGACACTGGATGGCCGCATAGCATTGTGCCTTCTGTGGCCTTTTCTGTGCCAGCCTCGATAACGGCCAGCATAAGCTCGGCTTGCAATACAGCTCTCGCTATGTCGAATTCCCACTCGGCAATACGCTGCACAGACGGGAAGAACAACGGGCGGATGACGCAGGCCCACGCTTTACCAATAAAGCCAATGCCGTACATAGTGTCCCTGGATTGCTCGTAAGCAGACCAGCTCGGCAGGCCAGACATCTTGACGGTGATTCCTAAATTATTCAACCAGCTCATTGCCATTCTCCTTGTCATACGACGCACATTGTTCCCAAACCTTCAGCATCTCTTCTCCGTGAGGCATGAAGCTACCCGAAATACGGGAGCTACCCATTCTACGGCCCGTCACATCAAATAGCGCTCGATTCACTTTGTCACGCCCCCATCCATCTTGGACTGCATACAGTGCCACAACGCTTTCGGCATTGTCAAAGGGCAGCGGGGCTGGCCCCGGCTTAGTATCTAATATGTCCGCCCTGTTGAACGCGGGCCAAGATTTCATGCGTGGCTCGCCGCCCCCCAGCGCTTTGGCCTGGGCTTCTGATGTGTATGCTATCAACATCCGCGTTGTCAGTGTGTCGGTACACAAGTACGCATCGCCTGAGCCTGAGAGGAAATCTGCTCGCGGGCGCACATCGCCAACAATAGCTTCGCTCTCAAAGCGGTCGGACACATTTAAGGCCAGACGTACACCAAACTGCGCGCGTGTACCTTGTCCGCTATCGCCGAACATCTTTTGCTTGGGCGACTGCGTAGCGCATAGTAGGAAGATGCTCACTTCGCGACCCATCTTCGATAGTAGAAATAGGAGGGAACTCACCGTGTCGTCAGCCATCGTGAACATATCAAAGTCGTCAAAGATGATGTACAGCGGCGAGAACTTCTCGGCGTCCTCGTCTGTGGCGTGGTTGCGCTCGCACATCAGACGATAGCACCATCCCAGAGCGTTGAGCACGCTTGCGCCATCTGTCGCCATCGGCCCTACCTGTCGCGGGAGTCCATTGATTACACCCAGCCCGCGGTTCCCTTTCCCGTTCAGGAGCACGAACTCGGCGTCTTCTGCAAGCACAAGCTGCCGCAGAATTGTCCAAGTGGCTACTGTCTTTCCAGAGCCGGTGCGCCCGCCGACAAGAATGTGGTGTGCTATTTGCTGGTTGAGTGTAACCACAACTGTCCCGCCACGCCCATCAATGCCGAGCGTGAAGCTGCGCCCCTTACCAGGTCGCTGCGATAGCTCTTCAAGGCCAATGTGCGTTGTTTGTAACTCTATAGGCCATTGCGCCTCAATGTGCAGGCGTTTGCCGCTCCAATCAACGAGCGGTTCAATAGATGATACATCGTCTATCCAGGTGTCAGGGAATAGCCCGCGCGCCTTTGCGTTCTTCTGGGCGCTTAGGGCTTGGTACAAACGGTCGCCAGCGGTTCCTGGCTTAACACTGACAATCCCTGAGCGTGGCCCAGGGATGTACTTCAACTTCTCAATTGCAATTGGCGTTCCGCTATTAAAGGCGGGGTCTGAATAACACGCCGCCCACAACGCTGCGCCCAGACTGCCGAGCAGCTTCTCGCGCTCTCTGAGTAAGAACCTACGATCCTGTGGCATTCTCTTCCACAACAATATCTGGAACTGGAATCACTTTCGCCGTTTTGTTCTTGTCGTACACAATCACAACGAGTGCCGTCAACGTAACTACGGCGACAAAAGTTGTAATAGTAGCTACCACAATCAACAAATAGTACGACTGTGTTGCCAGTTGCGTGTCAGTGTACACTGCATTCGCACCGGCGTTCATGAGACTCGCCTGGGCATCAAGCACGGCGCGATTCCCCTTGGCAACCTCTAGCGCCGCCTGTTGCTGGGCGCGACTCGCCGCAGCGTTATCACGAATGACACCCATGCCGCCGCCGAGGACAAGTACCAGCACAGCGACTACGACCAAGGCGATTACAATTGTTACAGGGCTGTCATTCATAGTTTCTCCTTACTCAACTACCATAACTGGCGTTTCTTGCATTGGAATATCTTCGCGTGGCTCGCGTGGGTACGTTAGCCACCGACTGTTGATAAGCAATCCGGGCGCGGCGCGCACGCTGTCGGACAGGTTGGGGAAGCCCATCTCGCGCAGGATGCGCCAGAGGATTTCCTTCGCCGTAAACGCTTCCCCGATAGGCACACAAATCGCGAGTATGAACCGTGCCGCCACCCACTCAATAGCTACATACGTCTTCCAGATTGGCGTGTCAATCCACATAACCTGCTTGACCACATCGTAACTCACGCGCTCGCCGAAACTGTAGTTCCACTCAAACGCGCCGAGGGCCGTCAGGATAACGAAGAATACCCCGAAGGCCAGCACAATCAGCTTGGGGTATATTTTATCGTGCGGGTTCTTGATGGACATCTCGAAGCCCGCAGTAAAAACTTTTACTTTAATCCATAGCACCACGAACACCAGCAAGAGCAAGTGCCCAACATTCAGCGTCAGCGCGCCGTCGAGCAACTTGAGGTTGCCAATCAACGCGGCGCTAATGTAGGCGCTCGTGGCATACACCAGAGTCATTATCACGTACAAGATAACGAAGAGAACGGGTTGCACGAGATTTGTGAACCACGTTTGCTTCTCGAACATATTGCCGCCACGGTTGACGGTTACTTCCCTACTACCACCATAACTCATTGTTCACCTCTGACTATATCCACATATTCACATCACAACAATAAAAATCCACACAAACTCACACACGAGCATCGCCGATACTGCCAAAAACGGCCTATCAATATCTGCCGCGAAGTACAGGAATAGTCCGGCGATTGCCCCCGTTCCAAGAAACAGCAAACTCACAACGACAAAGAATACGGGGATGGACAGGATATATAGAATCGCCCTAGCAATATATTTCATAGTATCACCTGCCTTGGTTAAAGTATAGCACCACTTGGTGTAATGTCAAGTTGGTTCGCGCCTTTGGTTTTTCGCTACAACACCGCGATAGCCGCGATGACAGCGAACAAGAAAAACAATAAACCCACGCCCAACATAACGCATCCCAACATTCGCGCACCGTGATTGTTTGTGTCACCCATGCCACACCCCCACGGTCTTCGCCCAATGATGCTCTGCCTGTTCCAGAGCCGCCTCTTCGGGAATCTCTTTGAAGAAATGCAATACCGTGATGTACTGGTCGCTAATATTCTTATGCGCCAGCGATGCCCACACCACTGGGTGCATGTCCTTCACAATGATATTCTGCACTGGTGCTTGTTTTGCGCCAAGCATTCGCATCTCATAGACAACGAAGTGATACACGTCAGTTACCATCAGTACCCCCAAGAGAATCTTCAATATCCATTACCAACATTTCAGACTCCTTATCTTGCCCAAGAAACTCTTTCTCGACTTTCTCAATGTAGCGCACTGCATGCTCAAGAACCCCGCGATCTACAATCACTGGATCGCCAAGATTCTTTGAATGGGGAGTGTTCAATGCGGCTTCGCGGTAGCGTATATAATCATACACTACGTTTACAATTTCGCGCAACTCACTTACGTCTATTGAGAACGATGGCTCAGACCACAGAATCTCGAAAGTCATTGTGCCGTCATCGTCAACTGTGATGCGCACGGCGTCGAACTCGATTGTCATCTTGTCACCGCGATGCTCAAGGAATTCGGATTTAGTTACCATTGGCATCTCCTGTTATTTTACAAATTGCGCACCGTGAAACCAGAGGCCCGGCCTCTGTATATACACACTCTTGATAGTCTGAGCAGTTATGCCCTTCAACCGCAACGGCTTTGTCGTATGAGAAAGGGCTGCACACATGAATCTTCTCGCCGCAATACTCAGACGGAGACACAACCTCTCTGCAACTTAGACAAACAAACGTTACCACTTGGGAATCTCCTTTCTACTCAACTATGAGTAGGATTGAACAATAGCAGCGATCTCCACCAGTTGCTCTGCCGTGAAATGCACCACGCCGTTCGCACCCTTGATGTTCACGAACACCGCGCCATCAGCAGCGACGGCGAAGAACGCTACGCACTCACCGGCGTCGTTCAAGATGTTGATGTATGGACTGCTGAATGAGAGTTTCATAGCGCAACCCCAGCAGACCGCAATAGTTTCAGTTTGTTCGCCACGGTTGTCCGACTGTAACCAGAGATTTCTGCTAGTAAAGACTGGGTTGCATCTGGATGCACAGAGATTGCATCGAACACCGCTTTGGTTACACTGTCCAGCAATAAGTTGTCAAGAACTTGCTTTTGTAAATCTTCAACACTTGGTTGCGCAACCTCTGGTTTCGTTTCTCGCCTGGAAGGTTTCGAGCCATCGGCATCTTCTTTCTTGCGGTTGCGTTCGCGCATCTTGAATTCATGCTCACCTTCATTCCACTTTTCCCATCTTTCATCAAAGCTCGCATTGTAAAAGCCGAACTCCATTATGCCAGCATAGAAGTCAACCCCTGAGCACAACAGAAGCACGAGCGGCCCGTTTGCGCGCACCCACAGCAACCACCATGCTGGCATATCGGCTAATGACACATAGACGACGAATAGATTTCCGAGTGTGGCGGCAAGTGAAACAAACAGCCCTACCCAGTCGAAAGCGTTGGTTTCATTGGCCCTAGACTTACGAAAAACCTCTGCCGCCGCCGCAAGCGTACCCGCCTCCCCGCCGAACACCATCAGCGCACTACCAAGAGCGTGCCCGTTTAGTTGTGCCATCCCTGGCACGAAAGCGTTGTGGGCATAGACAACCACGCCGACGCTATAGACGATGGCTGGCAACAGCAATGCCCACCACGCGAATCCGTGGCGTTTGGGTTCTGGCTTCCAGTATTCAAGTTCTATATTCGGCATACTCACTCCTGCTCAAAGACGACTAGAGCACTCCGACAAGTGCGTTCACGAGCGCCCCGCCCAATACACCGATAAGTGTTCCAATAACCGCAATTGCCAATAAAGCTACTGCCACTTTCATTGTTTTCCTCCTACTCAAAGATGAGTTGAACCCGTCAGTTTCCAATACGCTCTCTAAAAATACCCAACCATCGCCAATGACAGTTTGTGCATCAGGGTCATCGTCTTGGCACAGACAACTACAAATAGGCCACCCGCACCCAGGGCAGGGCGTCTCGTCAACCAGTCCTGATTCCGTGACATAAGTAGGCATTGTTGTATCTCCTTAGTCAAGTACGCTTATTACATCCGACTGAACCACACCCTCTTCATCAATATTCCCAACTAAAACCAAGTCAATGTACAGATCGTACCCCACGCCCTTTGCCGCGTTACGGCAAGCGTCTAGCATCGGTCTGTAAAACTCCTCGATGTCGAACAACGATCCCTTGATTGTGCCATACACGATGCCGCGCGCTGTCCCCACATAATCGGCGTACACATACATTGCCTCAGCGACGGCGCGGGTGGCGTCATGGTCGTATATGAAGCTAGTTATAAATGTGTTCTCGCTCACTGTTCCCCACCGGCGAACCTGTCCTTAGCCTCTCTCGCAGACTTCCCGTGCATCTCGGCGTACTCTTCCCATAGCTCGCCGTGGAACGGCCCGAACGCCCTGTCTACAGGCTCGTATGGGTCTGGCCCTATCCTCAGCCACCAGTCACGGCAGAGGTTACAACGACACCAGTATTTGTGGTTAGATGCGGCCACAAACGATTCGCCAACCATGCCCGCGAAATACTGCTGTACATCTTTCAAGTCTGTCATTTTCTCATCGCCTCCCGAATCTCGTCCTGGCTCATGCCCTGCGACTCGCCACTACCGCCGAATAACAGCCACACAACAATCCAGAGCAGCACGGCACACGCGCCGCCACCAAAAATAATAGCCATCAGCATTGTGAGCATGTTTTCCATTAGTCCCCGCCTTGGCACACTGTCTGTGTACAATAGTTGTTCGGTTCAGCCATCCCCGACTCTCTGAACTCCTTGCGGCAGCGAGACACGCAGCCGTCACCGCACCCCGAAAGCACAACCACGAATACTAGCAACATCAATAGCCTTCTCACTGACAACCCCCTTTACGCACTTTTAAGACCTAACTACACATACGGGTAGTTTAGTACACCTACTCGCCACTTCCCTCAATCTCTGCTTCCCTGGCAACAATCTCAGCGCCACGGCCTGTCCTGTACGGGTAGATGGGGCACTTGTAATCCCAACATTTGCGTACCTCGTATTCCATGAACCCGCTACAATCCACGCACTTCAAGTGGATCGCTTTCGCCCGCGTGAGCATGACTTCTCTCGTCCCGCCGTCCTTCGTCCTGATGGTGTGCTTAATCGCCATCGTCTAGCCTCACGACTACATCCCACTCAGGATTATCGGTGAGCCATTCGTCGGCCCACTCTTGTGAATCGAACTGAATGAGCGACATGGTATTGAGCTGGTGCTTGATAACGTATGTTGGCAAGCTGTAGCAGTTTCCCCATGCCTGCACGCAACCCATGTGTGTTTCGATATTCAGATAAGCGCGACCACCAGTAGTGCTTCTCGCCTGAGCCTTGTTACCACAATCAATCGCCATCCTTATCCTCCTTCACCCAGAACCCATCTACTGATTCTATAGACCGACAGTACCTAATGTAATTCTTGGCAAACAATGGAACTAGCAATCTCCAGAACCATCTGCCAGGGAATAGACCCAAGTGTTGAGCGTATAGCCAAGTCCATACTATTTTCTGCCTTGTGGTAATCCCCCATCCAGCGAGCTTCTTGTTTCTAACATGCCAAATGAAATCTTTCCAGGTTTTCACACGCCCCCCAACGCCTCTATGACAATATCTCTTGGTAAGAAGTCGCTACAGAAGTAGCCACTGCTGAATGTGGTCTTCTTACTAACCGCCCCATTTACCAAAAAATGCACCCGTTTGTCAAACATCAACAACTGCATCTGCCGTCCGGCCTCTTTGAAGACCCATTTGCTATACTTGTCATTCAACCAGGTCAAGGCCATTAGCAGGCACACCGGCTTCCCAAAGCCCAGCGCCCGCTCGAATGTTTGTCGCTTTCTACTGAACGGGGGGTTGCTGATAATGCAATCCCATTCGTCTGGTTCGTGCTCATGGAAGTCTTGCCCGTTATCAATATGGCTATGCACAACCCTGTTTGTCAAACCGATCTGCCGTACATACTCGCTGTCAGCAGTATCAAATGGACACCACACTATCCAATCACTACGAATGTACTTCAACACCGGCGCTACTGCATACGCTGGCGTGTAGCACTCGTCTTGTACAGTGCGTCTATATAACAAATTATGGCTGTCCATCGTCCAACCTCCAATCTCCATGTATTCTACACCCACAAACCTTTATCGGACAGTGACGAATGTAACGTCAAGTACGAATGGATGTCATTTTATTCTCTGCGCCTGTGCCACTCGGCAGACCATTCCTTGGTAGGATTCCACTCGCTACACATCCAGCAATAAGAGCCGTCAGGATAATAGCCCATACGCCAGGCAATCTCGTCCGTGACGCTGCCGTCGCCACACAACGCTTCCCCAAGCGCCAGTTCTATCTCGCAGTCTGGCAGTGCATCAGGGCCAAGCCGGTGCGCGCCCTTCGTACACCTGTCGCAGTTAGCCCCTACCCAGTCCATGTACTGTGTGCCATTGCTGAACGGTCTCATGTCGTCAATCTCCCTTCCTTGGATCAAAGCCTAGACAATTCCTTCCACAAGTCAGCATACTCTTGCAGAACTTCTCTGGCGGCATCTTCCCAACTACTGGATGCGCGAGCGTGGATGACGGGAGTAGTAGCGTCGGAGGAGCCCAAGTTAAAACTGTCATTCGTGGCTAGGTTTTCTATTTCAACGCTCGTCGTTTGAGACGACGGGCCAGGATAGATATTCTCGTACTGGTTAATCTCTGTCTCGTCTGTTTGCATTGCACCGCCTTCCATTATAAGTATCCCCTCCTACGTTAATCTATCTTAGAAGGATTAGCGCAGTCCAATTCACCTGGTTCCACACGGGCTATCAGCCGTACCAGTTCGCACGGCTCTGGCTCCCACTCGCCGTCAGGGTTCATGAACTCGTAGCCGCCAGGTACGCATCGCACTATCCCCATATACTCCCCCGCGTCAATTACAACAACCCGCGCGTCTACTATCCGTTGCAATTCTTCCAAGAGCCTTGTGTCTAGCATGCGTCTAAACCCGCCTTCCCCTGCTCACAAGATAACCGCCGCCATACAGCGTACTCGTTAGGTACGGCAGCCCATACATAGAACGCCCTCTCTAACAGCCTCTCCAACTGAGCGGCAGAAGGCTCACTCCTCAGTTGCTCACTCAGCGCTTCTACTAATAGAAACATCCGCCCGTCAATCAGCCGCAGCGCGTAGCCGTCTTCTTGGAGTTCGCTTCCGTTCATCTATACCCCCAAATCAGAATGGAATTTCGGTATCATCATCGTCTGTGCGTGCCGTCAGGTAGCATCGGGGCTTCCCGTAATGCGCCAGGTCAATCCCGCAGTTATAACTACATACAGGGTTTGCGGAGTCTCTCCGAACCCAGACTTTTTGACCGCACCAAGCACACCTCTCCAGCGCCGGGCGGCTTTGCCACCATTTAACCAACGCCCCACATAAATCGCGGATACTCCCAAGCGTCACCTCTGTTCTCATCGCCCCTCCTTTTGTGCTTCCACCAGTTCGACCGTAATAAGCTCCCAGCCTAACGGATACGCTGTGTAGCGGCGTTTCGCCCTGTCCGCTGCATAGCCAGTCACCAAGCGATCCAGCGCAGCTCTCGCCAACCCCTCGTCCAATGTCGCGTATACTATCTCGCATGGTTCGTAGTCCATGTCAGTGAAATTGTTCCCGTATACCGTCTCTTGTATCAAGTACACCACCGCCATTGTCTACCCCTTGTCTTGTTCGTCGTTTGCCACGATCAACTTGAAAAGCGCAAACTGATATTCGTATATGTTGACTTGCAATTGCGCGATAGCCAACCGCAAGGTGTCTTCTGTAAACCAGCACGGCGCGCCGTCCAGCTCAACTAGGATTCTGCCGTCTGTAATGGTTAATATTCTGATGTCCATTCTACCCCCCTTGTCTTTAGCATACGTGAAAACCTGTCTTAAAACCCACCTACCCACCAACTAACCACGATTTTCCCGCTCATTTCGGCTTCGATTTCTACGTATGCCTGGGCCGGTAGCTCGTCGTCTACATCTATCTGTGCCCAAGTGCAATCGTCAAATAGGATCACTATCGTTCTCATCGCCCGTCCTCCTCGGTTGTCAAGTCTGCGGCGCTCGTTGTCGGGCGTGCCCACCACTGCCTCCCGATCAATGCCTCAACCGCATCAAGCGCCTCAATCATTGCTGTTGCCGCGTCGCTGATCGCGCCCACTTTCGCGTTATGCTCATCGAGGCCACAATTGCACTCAGTATCGTGGCCGCAATAATCCGGGCTTTTCGGGCACGAGTACCAGCAGTCCTCATCTAATGAAGAATGCACACGTCGCCGCAGCGACTCGATTGTTGCAAGTAGATCGTAGGTCATCGCCCCTCCTTCGTGTCTGTCAAATCTGGAAGTAGCGCTCCGCACATTTCGCAGTATGGACAGTGCTCTTCGCCACCTGGCAACTCGTCTGGTTCAAAGTAATGTTGGTAGCCGCACCCACGGCACTCTATCGATATCAGTACGTTGTTCATCGCCCCTCCTCCTGTCTGTTACGTCCATTCTATCACACTCGCCGTTTCTACCAAGTGTCATTTGTCACCCCTCCCTACGCTGAATGTTATCCCAGGTCACGTGAAAACCGCACTCGCCCTTCCCTCAACCGTGTACGCATTGCTGTTCTTCGCCCTCGCCCGTGCCCCAAATTCGTACACGTAGCTACCATGATATACCCTGGTGTTGAATGTGCGAAACCCTGTGAATGCTTTGTTACCAACAATTCTTAGAACTGGAAACAGTGCATTCTCTGGACTCATCAAAGGATTGTGTACCCTGATAATATCCCCTACTTGCAATCTGTCCGCCCCCCCCCTTGTCTTTAGTATAAGCAACCTAAGCACCTCGTAATCAGCATAGTCCCCCGCCGTCCCATACGCATCAAGCCACTGTAGCTCTTCGTCGTCCCTGTCGTATGGCGTTCCGTCACCACCCTCTTCGGCTATCGCTATCATCGGGTCGTCGTAGTACATCATCCGTTACCCCCCTTTGTCTTTAGTATACGTCTAAACCGCACCCGCCCGCCCGCCTGAGTTCTCCGTGTGTACCCGTTAGGCGTAAAACCGCCGCTTTCCGCGCGCCTGTGCGCCCAGGCAGGCAGTCTCCCACCAGTATAGCACGTACAAGTGTAATGTCAAATGAGATTCGTGGATTTGTTGGTGGCGAGATGACCGTATTACGCAGGGCAAGTTTTCGCTCAATGATTCGACGTGGGGGAGGTGGCCCGTACAATTGTACATCTTCAGACTATATGCATTATGACAAGTAATCGGACATATTCGGACATTCTACGTATTGTGGCACATCATAGCATAGCATATCATACTATATTCTAACCACAACCGCATGGTCAAGCACTGCAAAGTTGGATTGTTAGAATTAAAGCACGCTCATAAGTTATTGCACAGTTAGAATCTCATCCGCCAGGTGCATCTCACGCCCGCAGAGCCACCCTTACGCGTAAGTGACTTACGGCGTGGGTTGTAATTGACTTACGCAGGTGTGTGTAATTGACTTACGTATGCTGGCGCTTACGGCGCTGGTTGTAATTGGCTTACGTGTGGTGGTTGTGGGTACAATTGCAGCATAGGCAACGCGCCACAAGGCCCTACAATGCCACTGTGGTGCATTCTAAGGCGCTGGCGTGGCATACAGGCATGTTGCTATGCTATCGCTCCACAAGCAGTGTGGGCTCGATTTGCAATTTAGTTTGAGCGTGCTTATCGGTGGTGCTCAAAACAGATTGCGTTTCATTATAATGGAAACGAGGAGTCAAACCACTACCGGTAGTGGTTTTGCAATATAGGCTCCCGTGGTCATAACTTTCGGCATGCTTTTAAGGTCGAGTTTCAAAAGTCGCTTACCCACTACCGGTAGTGGTTCGGCGATTCACAAACCCTAGATGTGGTGGCCCTGCAATACAATGTCGCAAGGCAACTGCCATAGCAATACTAGCGTGTTTGACATCTTCGCAGCGTCGCTTATAGTTAGAGTAGAAATTTTGATGAGTCGAGAGAGGCAAGGGGAGCAAGCAATGGCAACGATAGATAGAACCAGAGGCAAGGCAGCGGGTAAGGGCAAGGCAAGCAAAGCAAACCCGGTGGTTACCATAAGTAATGAGACTGTAGCATACTGGCAAGGGCGTTTAGATGATACACTGCGCACAACTGGCAAGCACACCTTCTCACGTGGCGAGAAGCAAGGGATAAAAGAAGATCGCTTCTTTACCCGGTCTGGTGAAGATAACTATCGTAGGCCATTCGGTACATTCGCACAGGAGTGAACTATGATAACTATAACGGCAGAAAAGGTAAGCGGAGATCTAGAAACTGCCATACTATATTGTACATACGCTGCACAATACTACTCACATTGTCCATTCTGTATAAATGGACAGATACAGGAATATAGATATTTTAACAGCGACTTCCCGCAACACTTGCGGGAGAAGCTTATGCGAATTTTACGCAAACTGTAACAATCTGGAACTAGTCCAGATTGCAATTCCCTCACATATAGGAGCTATTGAAATGAAACAGGTAATTTTGGCAATCGCGGTTGTAGTTATTATGTTGACGTTAGCTTCACCAGTGCTTGCGTTTGACAACGCTTCGGATAATACAGTGTGCTCCTGCCCGAAGGGGAAGTGGTTCTGCTGGTGTCCAGTAAGCACATGGACGCCCGGAGCTATTAAACTGGGTGGCGCAACATGGTTTAAGAAAGTCTCCAAGTGGGCTTGGAACCTGGGGAAATAACTTACCACGTGGTACTCTAACATAGAGTATCACCCTATACCATACAGCATAACGTTGTATGGTATAGGGTGGTATTTTACGATCAAATTAACTTCCATAACACTATAGGAGATTGCAATGTTTCAAAATCAGGTGCGTCAACTAAAATCCGTAACAAAAAACGTCAACAAAGGCCAGGCGAAAGCCGCTGTTATCTTTGCGCAAGTCAAAACGCAGTTTCATGACGTGAAAAAGGCCAACCGGGTCAAGTGGGAGTTCTCCAATTTCTCCGAGTTTGTCACGGCAACCGGTTGGGCTCCCTCCACTGCTTACCAGTTGGCCCGTTGGGGGGCTAACGGTGGTGAACTCGCAGCATTAGCAGTGTACGGAATCCAACACATGCAGGCGTTTGATACTGTTCGCGAGTGTACCACGCTTGACGCTTTCCTGGAAAAGTGTGAAGAGTTCCCGAACCCTTCGGATATTGGTGAACTGAAGTCATGGGCAGAAAGTGTGCAAGGCAAGGTTACAGATAGGGAAAGCTTGGAGCGCGACATCGCCAATCTGGAGAAGTCTATCGTGAATTTTACCGCGAAGCTTGCCGAAAAGAAAGCCCTACTAGCGGCCCTCCAGTAAAAAAACAAATAGCGCGCCTTCCCTATGGGAGGCTATGCGGCCCAGCGTGAAAATACTGGACAAACGACACGGGCACATGATCATGTGCCCGTGGTCATTCTATGCTATGGACTACGAAAGTGTTCTATGGTATAGAATGGCGCATGGTATTGTACCATGACGCGCGCCTGCAAGGGGAAAAAATTCTAGTCACTATAAAACCCTTGTGCAAATTGGAGTGCATGACTTGTATATGGTCGGGCATGCAAGCGATTGCATGCCTAGATACTAGGGGGAGCGATGTCCGCCGATTAAGTCATGACAGTTGACCGGCAAATTTGACGGTCATGCATTGCAATTTGCACAAGGGGATTTTCTGGTAAAAGGGGAATGCCATGAGTATGCTGCTCGATCAGTACTTTCCAAGGGATAACGGCGAAGCTTCTGTGATTATTGCCGAAGCATGCCACGGGCAATTTTCTACGCTCGGAAGGTTCAAGGAAGCGAAAAGGCAAGGGCTGGGCATGCCAAAAACCGTAAAAATTCAGGGGAGTCTGCCCATGCCTGTGAAAAAGTACCGGGCAATCCGGTACAATTGACTGAAAATTCTAGTCACTAGAAAGTCACGTCAAAAAAGGAGCTATTAAAATGAATACGTCGTACAACATTTCCAGCATGGAAGCACTCCGCGAAAAGAAAAAGAATGGATACGCGAAAGCCATGACTGCTTGGGGAGTCCCCGAATGGCTGCGCTTGCAGTTCTGCCAGCAAATCCGCGACACACACGATTATGGCGATGTGTGCGTCATCATGGGGAAAATTGACGCCTACTCGAACGCCGCAGGGCTGAGAGCATTTTACGAATATTCTAGTGACTAGAAAGGGGGAAAAATGTGTCACGTAACAAACCATGTGATGGAGGCGCACGAGCGTCATCCTTTACTCAGGAAGATCATGAGCAAGGAAAAGTTCGCCTTGCTTATCAGTATAGTGTCACAGGAAAATTTTACGTGCGATATTGCCCTTGCCGTGTACGATTGCGGCGAAATTCTTTTGAATCCCACGCAGGATGAGCGTGGGAGATTTGTTGTTCTTATCGTGCGCAACAACAAAATTGTGTGCGCATGCCTATCTCAGCGTCTCGACGCGCGCCACTTGCGCGTCGAAAAAGTTGTGAAAATATTCTAGTCACTAGAAAAAGGAGAGCTTGTAATGACTATGTTTATGAAGTTTTCGCGGGGTGGAGTGTTTGAAGCGGCGGAGTTTGGCGCATACAACATGATTCCGACCGGTGAACAGGTAGCTCCACCTGTCGCGGGTGACGTTGTTTTTGTGTCCAACTATGTACCCTCCTGCGACTTTAGCGGGCAGGTAGGGAAGATGGCCGCCGCAGAATCAAGAGGTGCGGCGGAGTGGGCCGCAAGTCACGGGCTGCGGCTTGTATTCCGGGGGTTCCCCGGAGCGAACATACGTAACGCTGAGGGGTGTATGCCAGCGTTGCTTTCCGTCTAAAAACTTTCTAGTCACTAGAAAAAGTCTAGTGGCATCAAAACCCTTAAGGAGTATTAAAATGACTATCCAACGCACCAAGACCGAAAAGAAGTCCGGCACATCGTTTTCCGTCGGGGTGAATATCATCCTGGCAGGCAGTAAGGCCATGACGCCTGAGCAACAGGAAAAAGCCTTGACCGTGGCGAAAGTCCGCGTCCTTATTGTCGATGCTGACAACCCTAAGAACGTCCTGGTCGATGAGACCGCACCGGCACGCGAATTTTCCACGGGAAGCGTGGGCTATGGGCTGAATATCCGTAGCGCAGAATTCAAGCAGTAGTGGTGTGCCCTCGTGCCACAGCGAGGGCGATCAATTATTCTAGTGACTAGAAAATTTTAGGAGGATCGGGATGGAATACACTATCGAGTTCAAGGAACACCTGGCGAAGAGTCTGGCGGGGCATATCGCCAGCAGCGCGGCCACTGGGCCGTACTCCGAGGTGCATTGTGTTGTCTGCGGGCGTGTGGGCGTAGTCGCCTACAACTACGCGGTCGAGAATCCCGGCGTGTGGGCCTGCGCCTACTGTAACACGGGCTAGAACTCTTCTCCTGCCCATCATCCTCGTGATGGGCAGGCACGGAGAGAAAAAGGCGAAAATTATTCTAGTGACTAGAAAGGAGAGGAGAGCTATGAAAATTCAAACACTGTACGACCTGCGGGAACTGACAGGTTTTGTTAGCGGGACGGACTTGCAAGATATGTTCCACGAAATCTTGGGGGAGATGTCCCCAAGTGGCAATTGTGAAATAGGCGCCGCCGCACTTGCCAGTAACGATGTGGGCAAAGAGGCTTTGCGATTGCTAGCGGCCCCACTGGTCGACGTCATTGAGTCAATTATGACATACGGAATGTCTTGAAAGCTAATATTCTAGTGACTAGAAAAGGAGTGTTTGTTATGGATAAAATTTATCTCGCCTACTACATCAGTAGGCGTGGGCATCACAAAGAAATCTTATACGTTGGGACAGACAAAAACGCCGCAATATCTCGCGTTGAAAGCTTCTGCGGCAGTAACATGTATGCCCAGGAATTCCTGGGCTGTGTGGAGACATGGACGGCGGGGCGACGCATCCTGCTGGAAAGGGTTGTCTGAATATTCTAGTGACTAGAATTCCCTGGCCGCCACGAGCATAGCGCCGTGGATCACGCTTGTAGTCATCGGCGCGAAAAGTGCCGGGGATTCTAGTCACTAGGAATCTTTTGAAAGGAGAATCATGATTACAATCAAAGTGGATGGGATTATCACGGTCGATACGTTTTCGTTCGAGGATGCGGTCGATATGATCGTAGAGGCGCTGGAAAAGTACGGCGTCGAGATTATGGCCGTGTATGAAAAAGTTGAAAATTCTAGTGACTAGAAAAAGTCACGAAGGAGTATTATGAACAAATGTTATACACAGAAGCGGTATTCGACATGGTATGGGGCGGCGAGGTCATTGCCGAAGAACCTGAACTCGTCGCTAGGCCCGCCCCACTTTTCAGTGGGCGATAGGGTTATACAAAAGCGCCCGGTGTGTGGCGAACGGCTAACCGGCACGATTATATCAGTCGTTTATCCGCCACTTGTACTTGACGGCGCGCAACTATTAGTGGCGGGCTACGAGGTGCAATGGGATAATGGCGACCACTGCGCAAGCGTGCGCGAGCCGTATTTGACCAAGATAAATTCTAGTGACTAGAAAAAGTCACGAAGGAGTAACATGTACAAAACCGTTGGGGACATCCCCGAAGATTATGTCCTGGTGCAGACAGACCATGAGGTTCAATCTGTACTTGAGTACATCGGCGTAACCGAAAATTATCCTTATGTGTTTGTCAAACTTGACGAAAGTGGCGCTGATTATCTGCACGTTTATGGGTGCTACAGACTGTACCTTGGCGCTCCTGTTTACCAGGAACTATAAGGAGTATTATAATGTGGCATTTTACAGAATCACTTGTTGGACAAAGAATGCTGGTAAAAGAAACACGCGCCGAAGTCTTTTTGACGGGCCGCCGCGTCTATGACGGCAGTGTGTATATTTACGAGACCGACGCGGGCAACTTCCTGGGGGAAGAACTGTGCCGCGTTGGGTCAATTTAATTCTAGTGACTAGAAAAAAGTCACGAAGGAGCAACATGAAAAACATTGCTACGGTTAAGGACGCGCTGCATAACGCAGTGCTTGAAAAGTCTGACTACGCTCGCGGTATTGTCGTGGGCGTGGTGGCTGCCATTATGGGGCAAAAGGGCTGCTTGTTTAAGACCGCCCTCAGAGAAGTCAAGCAGATGAAACCCGCAATCCATATCGAGAATCTGCCAGAATGCTGGCGTGAAGACTGGATGAAACTCTAGTCACTAGAAAAAAATCTCAAAAGGAGAATACAATGGCTGCACATATTTTGACTGGTATCAAACAAACGATTAAGATGCTGCGCGAAAACCCCGAAGCGGCGAAACCGCACATCGTCTGCGCCTGTGATTTGTCCTGCTGGACTGAAGACGACACTCATGTGTGGGGAAATCTCTACGACTGGACACAAGGGAGGCTCGCCACAAGCGCGCTCATCGAGTATCTTGAATTCCAGGTGTGGCACTTCTGGGATTTGTACTACAAACTTGGCGAACCGTATACTCGCGAAGAGTGGAATCTGTCACGCTTCCACGGGCTTGAGGCACTCGCAAAATATCGCGACGAAGAAGACTCCAGGACACTGGCTATGCTTTCCGCAGAGAAAACATACATCCGACCAGGCGAAAAAGTCCTGATGGAATGTGCTTACTCTGAGGCTGCAATGCACCTTGGCGTGGCTGGCAAAGTGATGACTGTCAAGCTGCTTGAAACCGAATACCCAACGGCGCAACTATACCGCCGCAACGGGGAAGAGAAAAGCTTCCCTATCACTTACTCTGAGGCCGGGTTCTACCAGGACGAGGGTGGATTCTACTACTACCCGAAACGTTCTAGTCACTAGAATAAATGTCTACTCATCTCTGAGTAGACAAAGGAGCAATATGACTACTGTTAAAGTTATCAACACTCGCTACAATCCACGCGGCGCGAGCGTCGTCGTGGAAGCAAAGTTTGACCGCTGGACTTCGTATCTGGAAGTAAGCCACGACCAGCCATGCGGGTATAACTATCGGCGGATGCGTCACGAAACTGACCCGCTTGCCGATTGGGTACGCCTTGAAACCGCCGAGCGCGACATCACAGCGGAAGGTGTGCGCCTGGCGAAAGACGCCATTATCGTGGCCGACAACTCTATGGAAGAGGCGTGCCGCTGGTTCAAGTACTCGCAGCTATACGAAACAATGCAGGCAGTCGTCACGGAGACCGTTAAAAACTACCAGGATGATTTCTACCTGCACGATTGTACACGTCTCGGAATGGCGCACCCATTCCCCGAAGTGCTCCGCTGGTACGTTCGTGAGAGCGGAACGTTTTTGTTCTTCGGAGAAGAGGTCGGCGAATGGGAATGTGCTGTGCGCAAACAGTGGCCCGACGCCCGCATATTCCGCTATACCTCAGAGGACGGACTGGCGGAAATTTCTAGTCACTAGAAAGGAGATTGCGATGACCGACAAAGAGATACTTGAAAGGTTATGTGCCATGCTCAACGGTATTACTAAAAAGTTCGGGGTAACACTAGCGGTTGTGGAGATAAAAGGCACGATTTACTTTTTCCCTCAACTATCTTCTAGTGACTAGAAAGTTTTAACAGTGTGGTGCGTCACTGTTAAATACGCACCGATTTCATTCATTCAAATAAAGGAGACTTACGATGACCTGCATAGGAACAACCGCGACAACCATAGCGAAAAACTCTGTGACGTATCACGAAACGACAGTCGTTGCATTTAGCAGCGGCACAATCACCCTCGACAGCGGGGGATGGAGAACTGTGACGACCAAGAAGCGAATGAACCAGGCCAGCACTGAATTCGGCCTTGGATACAGCGTCTTTCAGAAAGACTTCGGCTGGTTTGTTGACCTTCCGAATGGCGAGACCGTTGACTTCAAAGACGGGATGACTTTTAGTCGGTAAAAGATTCTAGTCACTAGAAAAAGGAGCATTACGATGGCTAAGGAAAAAGTTGTCAGAATTGGTACTGTTGATTATTACGGGAAAAGGGTTAGCGTGTTCTGCGAAATCGGCGTCAAGAATGGCGAGCTATCAATCACCGGCGTCGTCGGGCCAAAGCGAAACGGTGACGCGGAGGGCGGGTGCGGGCAAATAGACCTGAGCGAATATTCAGGGTGGGAATTCGCTGCTGGATGGGACAAAGAAACACTTGACAAATTCACGGACGTGTGGGCAAGATGGCACTTGAACGACATGCGCCCTGGCTGTGAGCATCAGCGTGATTGGGATACTTCAGAGAAGATTGGAGTCATCCAATACACATATACCGACCTATACACAACGCTCTCCAAGATGGAGAAAACTATGCCGGAACGTCTAACATCACTAGACAAAGAAAATCTTGCACTTGGCAAGAAAGCGTTTCGCGCCTTCCTAGGATACGGTAACGGCACACGGGGAGACGTGCTTGAAGCATGCGAAGCAGGACTACTCAGGACGTGTGGCATCGAGGAAAAGCTTGCTGGATGGGTATACCCAACACAGCACGAGAAAGGCTTACTCACAAAGCCATGCCCCGTATGCGGTTACAAGTACGGTTCTGCTTGGCTCAAAGAAGAGTTACCACAGGACGTGTTTGACTTCATTGACAATTTACCGCACACTGACATCGCATATCCGTGGCGATAATTCTAGTCACTAGAAAATAAAGGAGCGATATGAACGGGTGGACTTACAATTACGGGGAAGAGTACGACGAACGTGCGCAGACTTCCATACTCGGTGAACCAAGCCGATTGATGATGTGCCTAACACACGACGAGCTGTGCAATATGCAGACGGCAATCGTCGTCGAAACGTGGGAACACTTCGTTGGGCGAGACGCGGCTGGTAGCAAGCGCCGAAAATATCACGCCGAGTTCGACGAGAAGGAGCGCAAGCTGGCGGGTAAACTGCACACCAGGTTCTACCGCTGGCATCTTGTAACTGGCGTGCCGCAGAAAGTCGTTATGTCTGCACGCACCATCAGCTTCGTCGAGAGGCTGGTAGCGTTCGCGGCGACAGTGTAAACAATCTAGTCACTAGAAAAAAGGAGCTATTAAAATGACCGAGTTACAGGATTTGACCAAGAAGGCTTTGGTTCGTATGGTAGAAGTGCTAGAAGCGTCCCTGAAAAGCGCGCTGGATAACTCTGCTTTCGCGTGGCGTCAACATAACGCACTGCGCGTCGATTTGCAGCAAGAACAAAGCAAGACGCACAGCCTTGACATTGAGTGCAAGCTGGCATTCGCGCTCTCTGAAAACCGCAGGTGGGAAGATGTTGCCGCCGACATCGTGGAACAGGAACGCGAGATGTGGCACAATGCCTCACTGCTCCACACGAGCATCGACGACGACGAATTAGGGGACAAGTTCGAGACGGCGCTAGAGCTATACGTCCGTGAATGGGTTGGCGAGAAAGAGCGAGAGATTCTTGAAAAGTTTGGGCGCAGCGTCTCTGTCTATCAATACGGACGGGGCGGGGCAACCATTTCTATAGATGGCTTCTACAGCGAAACATACCGGCGTGGTGCAAGCGATGCGAATATCCGCTACTTCGATAACGACGACCTGGACGAAGAAGAATTGATCGCCTATTACAACGAGGACGTTCAAACCCTTGCTATCCTGGAATGGCTTGACGAGAAGGTGCGCGAAACAGTACGCGGCTTGCCCGAATGGTGGGTAGGAGAACGCGAGTATTGGACTGACGGCCTCTACACACTGTACCCGCAGTGCTGAGGGAACGTGCTTGGCGCACTTGAAATGATGGCGTTGTAATTTTCTAGTGACTAGAACAAAGGAGAACAAGTAATGTTATCAGAAAGCAAGTACAAAGAACTCCGCGAACGGATAGACAAGCATTACGCTTGGCTACAAGCGCGCGATTTCAAACCATACAAAACAGAAGAATGCCCACAGGTATTGCGTGTGACGAACGAGGAGTATGGTGCTGTAGAAGTCTATGAATGGCACAATGACCCGCCAGACAAATACTTCGCTTACGTGAAGGTCGGGTGCGTGTATGTTGATGGTGTCGGGACATACGAGGCCACGGTTACAACATGGATGGGAGATACCATCGGACACGCTGGGCTTGGATGTAAATATCGCTCCAACTTCGGTGACATCCGCGTCCCCATTTCTGTAACTGGGACTAACGACAAGCACTATTACGGAACGTACTACAAGTCAGCGGGTGATTATTGCCGCCTGACTGCATACAAGGAGGCCCGCAATGGGTAGGGGTGTGGCGTTTCCGCACAGCGACGGCGCAGAGCAAATCATTGTAGACGTGCCATTCTTTGATGATGACGAATATGGCGAAGAGAAATCGTTGTGGTTTGACGACCTGAGATACCGTGTTAAACACACGCTGCCAGATTCATTCTACTTCGATGATGGCGTGGGGTGCTTCTGCTGGGAATGGAGTAGCTGCTTGCTCAAAGTGTCCCTACACGGCGAAGACACACTGGCACACATTTACATCGAAGCGCAAGAACAAGACGAGTTCCAGCATCACAAGAATCTCGCTTGGAATCACCTTGATAACCTTTACAAGAAAATCGGGAAAAAGTTGCAAGACTACGGGTATGAGTTGCGCCAGCGCACAAGCTCGTGGACAACTGGGCATCTGGATTTCTAGTCACTAGAAAGTGTGGGGCGTGCGACTCCACACTGTCATTCACAGAAAGGAGACACATGGTGTATGTATGTTTGTCCGGTACGCTCTACGAGAACAACGTGTGCGGTGATGTGTTTGTGCATACCGTATACACAAGAGAGGAAGACGCGATAGAATGGAAGGAATACTGCGACCGTACATCACAGAGGTTGGAACGTGTGTACTGGGTTGCGGCAGTTTCTAGTCACTAGAATAAAAGGAGACTCGTAATGGATACGCAAATTAAACGTGTTGTGTCTAGCAGTAGTTGTGCCACGGTATACGAACTCGAATGTGGATTACGCCTACGCTATTTTATTATTGTCACAGGGATACCTGCCCTTGAGTACGACGACCATACATTCCCGAAAAGATTCGATGTCATCGACAAATATAATGTAGCGTGGGACAGAGCGCTCAAGCGGTATCCGTTCCAGAAGGACGGAGAACACCCAAACGTCGAAGAGATTGGCGGGCAAGCGACAATCGACGAATACATTGCAGAAACCTATTCAGAGAAATTGCTCAGCGATATTCCGTTACCAGAAAGCACACCGCCCAAAAAAGAAGCACTGCCAATGTTTAGCAATCCGACCCTAGCCAACCGATTCAGAAAAGATTTTGATATGCCACTGCTAACATTCACCGACCGCTTAATGACACGTATCCGTGGTTCATTCTCGTTTGATGTCATAGCGTTCGATGGATACTGCCACGAAGCCCTGGGGTATAGCGAGGACGAGCACGGCAGCCTCAACGATTTCATCACGGCGAAGTCAGGGAAGGATATGGCAGATTTCTTACGAGGTCTGCTGTAGCAAAGGAGTACCGCTATGGAAATTATTAGGGTGTGCAAGCAAGGATACAACCCCATCGAATTGCGCAACAACGATGGGGTGTGGGAGTACGCCGTCGGAACGTATCTGGATGGGAGCAAGCACTGGGTGGCGATACCCCTATTAGAAGAGATTATCTTGCAGACCATCGAAGAATACAAATGTGTCTAGTCACTAGAAAGGAGACTAACAATGTTTAGCGAAACACAGAAGAACCAGAGAAACTTAACGCCCGAAGAGAAGGCTGTAGTTGATGAGCAATCGCGTATCGCCACCGCCAAGTACAAGGCAGTATGGTACGGCGATGACGGTGGGTACACGACGAGCGATGCGTACAGGAAAGCCAGGGGCGGAAAGAGCGTGCGCTATGGCAATGAACTGCTTGACTGCGCGCTGGCTTTGTGCGGAGACCCGTGGTACGTGATGACGGGCCGCCACTACTGCCAAGAGGCACGAGACTTCTTGGCGCTGTTCGAGCAAAAGGAGACTGACAATGTGGGCTAAATGGGTAGCGATAGAGTTTGACGAAACCGGATACTGGAATGAGGACTTCTTGGAAAAGTACGGCATCGAGAAGGTGCGCGCCGTGTACGTCTACAACGAAAATCTGTACGTGCATTGCTGCGAAATCACTCCGAGCTATGAGCTATGGTTTATCAATGATTATCCCGTGATGAAGAGTGAGGCAGATACAGGGCGGGAGGAAGCATGGGAAGCAGTGATGGAAGCTTCCACTGAACCAGTAGAATACCACCACGTTCAACACCTTGACCGCATTCCATTCGGGGAACACAAGAAGAGAATGTGGAGCGAGAATATTAAGCGCGACGAGTACGATGAGCACAGAGACGATGCGATTGAGAGCGAACGCTGCAATGGCTCTTTCTGTTAAACATTCTAGTCACTAGAAAACAATCCCTACTCAAAGATGAGTAGGCAAAGGAGATACACGATGAAGAGCATATATATAAAACTTACTATCTGCATGTACTGGAAGAGGGCAGACGGGGGAGAAATTAGCGACGGCGTTCGCGAAATTCTCGATGAATCCGGCACTGATAGGGCTATCGCCATGATTGGCGAGGGATACACGTCAGGCGAACTCAATGATAACATCCGTATGCACGACGACGACCCAGAAGACGGGATTGAGTACACCGGCTCGTGGAAAACAGCATACGAATCTGGAGGCACACGATGAACATCAAAGAACGACTCGAATATCTGCGCGGAGAAATCCTAGCAGAACGGATGAGTTATGGCGACATCGTAGAGCTTGAATCACTCGCAGAACATATCGGCGATGATGTCCTGCTCTTAGAATGGGCTGGCGTACCTGAATTCCCTGACGACGAATCCTAGTCACTAGAAAGGAGAATAGCAATGGAAATCAAGAAATTTGTTGAGCTAAACAAAATCACGATGCAATCAGAAAATGTTTTGGCGAACAAGAACATGCCCGACTGGGCAAGCGCCAGACACTACAAGGCCGTATTTAAGTACGGCAAGCGACAGATGACCACATACTTTTCTATGGGCCTCGGTCTTATTGATGCCCCGACAGTAGAAGATGTGCTGGATTGCTTGGCGTCCGATTCTGCGGGTGTCGAAAACGCCCGCGACTTCGCCGATTGGTGCAACGATTATGCCTACAACCAGTACGACAAGAAAGCCGAGAAAACATACAAGGTTTGTGTGCGTCTAGCCGAAAAGCTGGAAACGTTGCTTGGCGAAGGGTTGTACAACGAACTGCTTTGGGAAACCGAGCGGCTGTAAATCACAATTAACCTATCCAAAGGAGATACACGATGAAACAACAGGTTATGTTACTGGTAAACGACGACAAGAAAATATACAAACTGCCGCTGTTAGCGAGCGTGTACAACGGGCTGGCCGTTCACAAATCATTCACCATTGAGGATGGCACGCTTGTCGAAAGAGATAAGTACTTTACTTGGGATGTCAGCCACGTAGGTACAGGGCTGCATATTGACGGGTGCGATTTCAGCAGGAAGCGCGATGCGGTTGCGTTTGCGAAAGCGTTGTCCAAAGGTGTAGACCTTGACACAGATTCGCAAGCTGAGGCTATCAAGCGCATCCTTGAGAAGTACACCCGCGAACAATGTCTTGAGATGCGGAGCGCCGCAAGGGTAGGGAAGCTATGAGAGAGAGCTTTGAAACATTCGCAGAGTACATCGTCGAAGAAGTGAACGAGCTAAACGAATCAGGGAAGATGACTGATGCGCAACTGCAAACACTTACAGGAAATCTGGTGAGCACTATGGTTGAGAGCTTCGTCGAGAAGCCCACCGAGTACGACTACGACGAGCTATCGACTGGCACAATCCGCGAAGGGTTGCGCTTTCTTGAAGATGGCATCACCACCCACTTCCTATCACGCATTTTACCAGAGGCTATGGTCGATGCGGTCGTTGAAACCCTTGAAACAGTCTTGAAAGAACGCGAGAAGAGTCTCGCCAAAGGAGCACAATGAGAACCATACAGCAAATCGAACGCAAGGCCAAGGCACTAATCGCCGCGTATCGTGAAGAGGCCAGGACAAAAGGCTACAGCGAGAACATGGGCGAGAAGTACATGCGCCAACTCGACAAGCACGTTGGTAACTTTTATGATTACGACTGGGACAACAGGCGACAGATTCTATCTATTACAGAAGACTTGGAAAGAGTCGTCACAAATCCATAAGGGAGAATGAATAGCAATGAAACGCGAAGGGAATACCTATTGGAATATGAAAGGAAAGTATCAGGAGTACGCTTTCGCAGTCAGTGCGCTTATCCCATACAAGGGCAAGGCCAGTAATCTGCACCTCGACCTGTTCAGAAACACGGTACGCCTATATCACGACTACTACACCAATGGTGGCGATAACTTCGGGGATTGCTTTTACCTAGACCTCTACCATCTGATGTATCACGCCGACGAACTAGAGAGCGTGGCGGTTGACGAAGGCGAGCCGCTTATCAGCAGACTTCTTGAGCGCATCTTCGGGGGGTTCGGCGGCAAGGTAGTTTTCAACGAGAGCCTTACCCATAACCTTGAGAAACTAGCTGACATTGTAGCACGCTATGCTTGGGAAAAGGAGCACAGCAATGACTGAAACATACACCATCAAAATATTAGCGGGTGGCAAGCGGTTTGACATCTACGTGTCGGACAACGAGCTTATGGAAACCGAAATCCTGTTCGAGTCCATTGACGGCGAGACCGTCGAGTTTGAATTGTGGGTCTTGCTAAACGACGAAGACGAAGTGATGCTTGTAATGCAAAGCGGTGATAAGTGTCACTTCACAGCCGAAGCTTTTCGAGATAGTATCACAGGTGAGGTCAAAGCAATGGCCTCACAACTCACGGCAAAGGAGCACGATGAGGAACACGACGAGCGAAAGAGAGACGGCAACAATTAAAGCTCTTTATGCGGCAGCGTATGATGCCGCAATCTTTCTGAGAGCACAAGAAATAAGGGACATCGTAGAAAGCGCGATTTATGATAACTACGATGACTACGACGCTATGTTTGAAGATTGGTGAAAAGGAGAACTAACAATGACTGCACACGGGGAACAACTTAAAGCACTGGTACAGCAAGCACTCGACACTCCGCCCTCGGAACTCGAAGAGTTCTACAACACGCTGTCGAATGCGGCATACAGCGAGGCCGCGCAGGAGCTTAACGCACTCGCCCAAGCCGCCGCGTTGCGTGCGGAATACCTAGAGAATATGCGCGACGGTGCGGGGCACACGCAATCGGCGAAGCTTGCCGTGTGCGTGCTCAATAAAGTACGCAAGGCAATGGGCTATACGTACAAGAAAAACTTTAGTTTCTGATAAGTTTCTAGTCACTAGAAAAGGAGATTGCGATGGACGAGAAACAACTTCTAAATAATATCTTGTTGGCTCAGAAGAGAGCCGCTGAATTTATCGGAAAGCAAACGAAGCTTATCGCTCTGTTGGTAGGATTCGCGCCGACTCAAGTTGTAGAGTTCCCGGAACTCGATGTAATGCACGTGTACTCCACGCCGTTCGGTGCGAAGGTAGGTACTCCGAACGAATACACACTGAGAATCGGAGAGACATCAGCCACGTGGGTCGGTGGGCAGCACCCGTGGGGGGGCAAGCTCAGAGACATCACCGTTGACTTACAAGGAGATACAAAATGATTCACGAGCAATACACAAAACTCAAAGACGAGAATCCCAACGCCTTGTTGCTTATGAAGCTTGGCGACTTCTACGAGGCGTTCGACAAAGACGCCGACCAACTCGCGGAGGCGTGTGACCTGACAGTCACAACAAGACGCAATAGCCCTAACAAGGAGTGGCGGATGGCAGGCTTCCCGTACCACTGGCTTGAGGGAAACATCAGGAAACTCTTGGATGCAGGGTACACGGTGGCAATTGCCGAGCAGCGGCCCAGCGACGGCGGGCGTATCGAAAGATACGTTGAACGGGTTATCAGAAAGAAAGGAGACTAACAATGGCAAATTGGATCGTATTGATATTTGTAGTGGCTTGCGTGATCGTCATCGCGCTATGCCTTGAGTAACAGCGTGACTAACCATATAGGAGAAAACGAAATGAAACAGCTAGACTACGCATTGAACGCAACGTACTTGGACGCCGTTGAAGGGGAGCGCGAGCAACAGCTCGATTGGATTGAAGAGGCCATCCAGATTCAACGCAACCGCATTATGGTTAAGCGGCTGCGCGCCGCCGGGGTTGAGTGCTATAGCGAGACACACCACGGCGATATTCACCTCTGCTGGAACTACATCTACGTTACTATCCCTGGGCAGCGCATACCGGCGACCATCGCCGAATGCAAGCGCTTGCTTGACACCATCCGCAATCTTCCGGTAGACATCGCGCTCGAACGGTGGGCTACAAAAGTAGAGCCTGTCGAAGCCGAGGAGTACACCGAAGATATGGCTCGCCGTGATACCCGCGAAGCAAGGGCACAGTTGCGGCGCGATGTGGCCGCTGGCGATATTTCAGCAGATGCGTATGCGGATTTGTACCGCACGACATCGTTCATGGATTTGGCGCAGGTATGACATTCGACATCCACTACCAGGATGAATGTAACTATCTTGGCAGTGGATGTGTGCTAGAGTAAGAATTGTGGGGCTGGACAAGCCAGGCCCACCACAATCAGGAGGATGCTATGAGAAACATTGACGTTTGGGGAAAAATGACACGGCAAGAGCGAGTGGCTTACGCGGAAAATCAGGCAACGCAGTTCGGTGGCAATGCACGCTCAGACCGCCACGTAAAAGCGTGGTTGGCTGAGGTCAGAGACAATCCCCACAATATGAATATGGATCGATTCGAGGCTGCGGTTGCCCAGGGCCTCGAAATTCGCGCAGAGATTGCAGACCAGATTTAACAAACTCATAGGGGGGCTGGACAAGCCAGCCCCCATCACCACAAAACGGAGGATATAATGGCAACGTGGGATATTTACGAGGTTACGCTTCTGCGCGTACAAGATGGAGACGTGATTGTCGGTGAGGCCGACAGTCCTACAGGGTGGGTGGCCCGCGTCAGCCAAGACGACCTTGTGTTGACCGAGGATGAACGCGCGTGGCTTGAACGCGAAACGCTATAACCCTTCCCCTGCTCATCACCCGTTCCGGTGGTGGGCAGCGTAGGGGCGCAAGCCACAAACTAACAGTATAGGGAGGATTGACGATGAACGAACAGGAGAAAAACGCATCGCGGGAGCGGTATCTGAAAGTTTTGAGAGATATGAACGAGGCTGTTGAGGCTGTGAAGAGTGGGAAGATGACACTGGAACAGGCTCTTGAACAGGAGAAGGCGACCCGCAATAACGGAAAGGCATAACTCTTCCCCTGCTCATCACGACAGGGGATAATCTAAAACGAAAGGAGAAAACAATGGACGCGAAAAATATGCGCAAGGCAGCTAACGACGAACGATACCGCTCGCTCATCGACCTAATCTTCGACCGAGCACTGGATGGGTTTGATAACGTTTCAGTGGCCCCGATGTGGGTTGCGGGCATCAAGACGCGGCTGCGCAAGGCAGGGTACACGCTATTGAAGTGGAGCGGCAGGCTCGACGATTGGGAAGGCAACTGGGTAATGATTTCCTGGGAAGGGAAGGAGAACTCGAAATGAGGGGGAAGAAGTGTAGGTTCTGTGAATCAACCGATGGCCTTTATGAGATTCCAGAGGAGGGATATGTCTTAGGGCATGTCTGCGCAAGGTGCTGGCACGCAATCACACACATCATACAGATGTTCCTAGACGCAAAAGACCGCCTTGCGGCAGACGACTACGACTATTAAACCCTACTCATCTTTGAGTAGGAAAGGAACACAATGAAACCAGACAAAACAGACAAGATTGTTGTCGGGATTGAAACCGCACTAAAAGAACAGAAGATTCCATGCGCGGTCGTTGACGTGAAAGACGCACCACAACTTACACGTTACGAGATTGTCCCTGGATACAAAATGCTGTCACCGAACAGCAGGACGCCGCGCCAGCGCGTGCCGATTCGCGCAATTGCCAGCGCGATTCCTAACATCATGGCACAGCTACGTAGGGAAAAGATGTCGTTGTACCAAAACGGCTCAGTATACATCATCGTCCCGAAAGAGAAACGAGACCTGGTAACACTGAGGGACGTGCGCACGCTGCCTGGGTCGCTGGTGGCAAAGTTCGGCATCGACATCGACGGGAACAGTTTGGCGGGCGACATAGCAGCGATGCCACACCTGATGATTTCCGGTTCGACCGGCTCTGGTAAAAGCGTGTTTATCTCCAGCTTGGTGACATCGCTGATCGAGCGCTACAGCGAGAGGCAATTGGGGTTTGTGATGATTGACCCCAAGAGAGTTGAGTTGCAGGCGTACAAGCGAATCAAGCATCTTCTGCTACCTGTAGTGACAGATATTGAAAACGAGGCGGGTGTGGCTATCGACTTTGTGATAGCGGAGATGATGAGCCGTTATCGGAAGATGGAAAAGGCAGAGGTAAATCTGGCGAGCCAAATCGGAATCCCGTATCTCATCTTACTCATAGACGAGTTCGCCGATATGGTAATGCGGGACGAAACGCTCCCCGCGAAGATTGCCAGCATAGCGCAAATGGGCAGGGCCGCTGGTATTCACATGATATTTGCTACACAGCGCCCCGACGCCAGGGTGGTTGACGGGATTATCAAGGTCAACTTTCCTGCACGAGTGGCGTTTGCACTTCCAGATGGCGTGAATAGCCGTATCGCCATTGGGAAACTTGGTGCAGAGAACCTGCTAATGCGAGGGGACGGGTTGTACGTATCTGGCGGCGGTGACACAATCCGCTTTCAAGGATGCTTTGTATCAAAGGATGAAATCAAGGCTATTGTACAGGCCAACCTACGAGAAGGCCCGCTTCCAGGATTGTCGCCAGCGTCATCCACGCAATCACATGCATCCTCGCGGCCACGCCGAGACTACAGCCAGCATCATTGGACTGTGCAAATTGCCCTATTTGTGCTCAGGGCAATTTGGTTTATAATTAAGAATGTAGCGATAGGCATTGCGTTTGCCCTGGGCATAGTGATAGGCATAGTGGCCGGGGTGATAATGTGGGTTTTCGGTATCGACCCGCAACCCAAGAAACGGAAAAGGAGAAAGTAGAATGCTAACCATTTACCTGAATGAAAGAATCACAATCTGTGCAATTCTGTGGGAGTTGTGCGAGGCGCTTGGGTACGACGAAAATGTCCGCAACCTTGCCGAGAAAGCGATTGCGAAGTACGGCAAGACCAACCGCCTGGCGGTGATGGCAAACGGCAACACAGAATTACCAGATGAAGTTCTGTGGCTGCTTGAGCACACGGAGGATGACAAATGACCACTATGCAACTCCAATCAAGCAACAGTGGTTTGGGCGTCCTGGCAATAACGGCGCTAATTGTGTTGGCGATAGTAGCTATGTTTGTATCACGCGCAGGGGAGGTTGAGCAGAGCGATGGCATTGCCGTAGAGTATGGTGCCCACGCCGAGAGTCATGGTGTGGAAGCTAACTTGGCGCGCCGCTGCTTCGGCGAGAACGGCACAGTGGCTAAGTTCAAACAAGAAGGGCGATTCGCACGGCTATGCCAGTTCGGTGACGGCTGGGTTGCACTGCAAATCCTAGTCGAAGCCGGTGGGGTTATGCAGGAAGTCAGTTCGTACATTCCGCACCTTACAGACAGCACCTTACAAGGAGTCAAGGACTGGATGCTCAGGTGCGGATGGGTCGCCTATAACGGGGTGATCCCGTGAAACTCTGTGATTGCACCGAGCCTGGCAAGTACTGGATGCAGCGACCGCACTGGGACGGCAAGCTGCCAGTAAGCATCGAAGACCGTGACGGAATCTTGTACATTGTAATGAGCGGCGCGAAACCACAGCCGCTAGACCTAGTAAAATACGCCCTGACGGGGGCGGCCCTAGAAGAAAGGATGGTGTTGTAATGATTATGTGGCTTGACAGAGACTCAGGAACAGGATATGGTGTGTGCAGTGTTGGCAATATGCTCGCGCAGAGCATGATGACGCCGCGCGAGTACAACAAGGACACTGGGCGGTACGACGACGACTGGCCCTCAACCGTCGCGGTTAAGGGGCCGCAGGATAAATACACCCAAGAGGAGCTGGATGCTCTTAATGCGTTCGGAGCAGAGATGACGGCACGCTATGACGAGGTGTTCCGCTATCGTATGGGGTGTAACCTAATCATCATCGACAAGTACGGTGAAGATAGTTGGATGCGCAAGCGGCAATCGTGGGATTATGGCTCGATGTTCTCGCCTACGCTGCGAGAAGCACTCGACACATTCAGAAAAGGAGTATAATGGACACCTTCACTTTCAGTACGCTATTTGCAGCGCTCTTGTACCTTGCGGGAGTGGTGATTCTGTCAGATGCGGAAACCACAGCCGCAGAAATCCTCTTCGGGGTTATCCCGCTCTTCATTGCACTCGCGTGTTTCTTCGCAATGTTGCTGGTGAGCGGCGTCGTAGGAGGAGTATAGGAAATGAAATATAGGGTTATCACTGAGGCAGACTTACTTGCGGGCCGTCCACCAGACCCGCCATACACACAAGAGATGCGCGATGCAGTAGAGCTGTTCAAGACCGCGCTGCAACCACGAGCAATCGGGGCGCCCGTCGAAGAGTCAAGATGCAACTGTGGCGCAATTCATCTCCGCGCCGGGCACGTAACGGAAGTGCTCCCGCCTACAGGGAAGTACGGCGCTTACCAGCTCGCAGAATGGTATTTGTGGGCATTCAAAGTAGAGACCGAGTGTGGACAAGTGTACTCTGTGTGCTCGTCAATCATCTTCGACACAGACGAATTCATTGCCTGGCACGCACAATACTTCAAGCCAGAATGGAGCGAGTGATGCTATGAACTACTTGCATAGCATCGACATAGCCGAGATTGTGGAGGCGTACCTTGACAGCGAGGGGGCGGGGGAACGCTTCGTAACGTTCGCAGACCTACTCACACATGAGTTGAACGGGTTGCTTGTGTCTGTCTCTACTCGTCAAGTGAACAAGCGCGACATCGCAGACGACTGCGAGGAACTGAAGGGAATCCTCGCAGAGCTAAGGATGTTCTCGCCGAAGATGACCGATAACGACGTGCTAGACATCCTGGCGATGTTGCGGGACTGGGGCAATACGTATATGGGTAACAACACAAGGCTATGCAATGTCTTGGGCGCTAATCTAAAAGGAGAGACAAAATGAATAGGCGTGAATTGAAGAAAGCATTGATGGAAGGCCAGTACACTGGTAAAGTGAATGTCACGGTGCTGCAACAGGCTCCGTACACCTGTGCCACCGTCTCGTTTGTAGGAGAAGACGGCAATGAGTACGACGGTATCGGATTCTCGAAGTGCAAACCAGGCGATGTCTTCAGCGAATCCGCAGGCATTGGCCGCGCAAAGTCGCATGCGTTTAATATGGCGATGGCGAAGATGCCACAGCCCGCCAATAGCGAAGCCGACATAAATATGTGGCACAGCACACCCCCGCCCGCCGAGAGCGAAGAGCCGAGGATTGGCAAGGAGACGCGGCTGGTTGATAAAAAGTCTGGTGAGTTCACAGCCGTGTGGGAAGTATACGAACTGTACGGGGTGTCTGGGCCGGTGTACTTCAGAATGAAAAACGGGATGTGCCTCACGAGAAGCGGGCTGCTTGAGAAATACGACGTAGTTGTGCCCGCTTGACACCCGGCGTAATCGTGGTAATATTGGTTTGCCAGTAGACGCTGGCAACCTCCTTTCTGAGTGCGGTGGTGGCTAGGAATGTGTCTGTCAGGGCACTAGCCACCACCGCACAAAACATTATGGTATAACCAAAGGAGAACAATGAGAAACTTCGAGAATTTCGACACTAAGTTTGAGAAAGCGCAAACTCGTATTGAGAAAGCGCGGGTGTTAGCTGGTATTGTTTCGCTCATAGTCACTGTGTTGAGCGTCGTCACAGTCGCCTTCTTCTGTTGGGTAATCGTCATGGTGATGCGCCACTTCGGGATAATTATCTAGGGTTATCGCTGGCGATGCTCAACAGGCAGAGCGCCCGTTTTGTAAGCGGGGATAGAGGGGGTTCGAGTCCTCCCGCCAGCTTGCGAGGTTTTTGTTTAACAGAAAGGAGATACCGATGGAAGACCGAGTACATAAGCTAGAGTTATACCCCGATGAGACCGAAGAGCGCTGCGACCAATACGATGACGACGAGCAAGAGTGGTACGATAGCCTAGAACCACTCGACCCATTCGGCGATGACGACGACGACTACTACTACGTGTACTACGACTACACGCCAGCGCGCTTCTGGGAATGCGAGCTGTGCGATGGCGGGCGCTTCGCCTGCGAGATTCCCTGTGAGTTGTGCGAAGATACAGGGCTGCGCTGGCGGTGGGCGCGCCAGTTCGCGGCTGTGTACTACTGGCTGCGGGCATACTGGCAGCGCATCTTCGCGCACTGTCCGTCGTGTATGAAACTAGAGTTCGTGGCTGGCAAGAGGGTAGGCAAACACGACGATTGCTGCCCATTCTAGGGAACTGTGACGCTTGGCGCGAATTTGTGTGTCAAGTGTCACTCGCTTTCTGGGATGGATGTGTTAGACTAAATAGAAAAGAAAGGAGCTTGGAATGAAGACTGCAAAAGAACTATTTAGGTATATCGTTCCTCTCATGTGTGTCATCGGCGCTGTGCTAATGGCGTTCAACGGCATCGAGAATTGGGGCTTATTGTTGCTCATTGCGCTGCTGCTGCTAACGCATCAGTTCATGTAGAAAGGAGCTTGGAATGAGTACAGATATTCATATCCGCTTGGCTGCAATTACCGCAATCTCGCTTGAATCAATGAGCGACATCGTGTTGGCCGTTGCGAGTAACGCCGTGCAAGGGTTCGGCAAACTTAGTACAGAAAACATGGCCTTCTCTCATCTGCGCGAGCTTGGCTTAATCAGAGAGGACGGTGTTCCGATGGATAAAGAGTCACTGATTGCAGCCCTGTCAGCGGTGATTAACGGCAGAGTGGAAGCCGGTACTTGGGGCAAGGAGTAGTATGACTAGGAATCAAAAGGCTGGCACCGCGCTTGGTATTATCACAGTATGGTTTATGGCGAGAGTCGCACTCCAGCTAGTCATAGAGCACACTGGTGGAGCGTATGCGCTAGTCCCGAAGATAGTGTTCCTCTGCTGTCTTGTGCTATCTCTCGTCTTAATCGCCGACTAATACAGAAAGGAGAACAATGTACACTAACGCTATGCAACCCGATGAAGACTGCTGTGGCGTCTGGCCGCTCATCGCGTCATCTTTTGAGTGGACGACCCCGCGACTATACCCGCATCTTCTCACGACACCACATATCGTAGGGGATGATGATATTAAATACTTCGTCAACTTCTGCCCCGCTTGTGGGAAACCAGCACGCAATCGCATAATGCGCAGTGCAGTCTGGTAGGGATGCCAGTAAGGAGCTAGTAATGCACTGGGAACCGGTGTCGAGGCTGGACGAGATTCTTGAAGAGGGACAGGAAGCACTGTTCCGACTCGCCGACGGAGACTTCTGTAGATTCTACTGTAAGTGCTATCGTAGTCACGGTGTTCTGTACGACGAGCGCGGCGAGTACGAACTGGAGCACGAAGGTGGGTGGAAGGCAACGCACTTTATGGTTATCGACGAGCCAGAAGGAGATACTAATGGATAGCGAATCGTATAGCGATATGAAGAAATTCACCAGGGTAGAATACTTCGCTATTGAATCGGATGACCTTGACGAAATCATTAAAGAGAACTTCGATGTGCGTAGAGATTGGACTATCATTGCCATAGAAGAACTTAGTAATGACTCAACGAAAGAGTTCTATGTTACACCAGAAAAGCTGAACCTTAAATGGCACAACCTTGACGATATGTACATAACCGCGAATCTCTTGGACGACTTGTGCTATCGAGAGCTGATTGTGCCAGGGTACTACTTAGTAAACGTCTGTTGGTGAGTGTGTCCACTGGATTGCTATTAAGGTTTGACAACCTACAGGAATGGTATACAATAGAAAGGAGTTGACAGATGAAACAGTTTCACATTAACCTACCAGATGAATTGTACGAAAAGATTGTGCGGATGGCAGAGGAAAAGGAAGTCACGATGAGCGATGTTGTCCGCGAGGGATTGACGGTGTACTTCGACAATAGCGGTAGGGGCTACGCTGATGTCGTCAAAGAAATTGCGTCACTGCTAACGGCAAGTCGCTCTCAGTAATACACAAGCGGGCATAGTTTAACTGGAAGAACGGCTGTCTCCAAAACAGCTAGTGGGAGTTCAAATCTCTCTGCTCGTGCTACCGATCTTACCAATCGGCATACAAGAATCTCTTAGTAAACCAAGCCGCTTGCTCGCTGGTAGTCCGAGCAGGCTAACATACGAACTCAAAGGTAGGCTACCGTCTGGCAAACTCTGTGGTGAGACCCTTCCGCCAGCAAGTTAAACGGACGTATTAGGCGAGGTGAGTGAAGCGGAGACCAGCACCGTTTGAGCCTAGTACGGGACGCTTGCAGGGGAACGACTGTTTTGAGGCAGTCGTCTAGGGGATTCTTGTATCTCGTACACAATACCTTTACGAGAAATGTCAGATGTTGTCTACTAGATGATACCTTGAATGTAATATATCTTCTAGTAGAGAATAATCTAGGTAGACGAGAGAAATCTTTAATCCTAACATCTGAGCGAAGCGAAGATACCGAACGTAGTGAGGTTCTTAATCCAGGAGGTATGCCACACAGTGGGTTCACACTTCCAAAGCATCATCGAGCGCGTTGTAGGCGCATGGCTATACGGATACGAAGTCAAAACAGACTATCGCCCAGAGTGGATGCATGGATTAGAACTGGACATCTACTTTCCAGAACTGAGGCTCGCCATTGAAGTACAAGGAGAACAGCACTTCCAAGATATACCAGGGATGGGCAGTTGGGGAACACAGAGAGGGCGAGACTTGGATAAGATCGAACTGTGCAAGAAGCTAAACATCTCTCTGGTATGGGTGACTCTGAAGAAGCTGACAATCGAGAACTTACGCTTGCAGATACTAGCTTGGTCTATAGACAACCCAAAGAGGGGAGCTATTAAAGCAAGAATCTCATCGCCGGTTAATCCACAAGTCCTACAAGAATTCACAGACTACGTTTCAGCATGGGGACACACGACACAGAAGCGCGGAGAAAAAGAACGCATCGCAGAGCAGAAACTCAAAGACAAAGCCCGGCGCAAAGCGGCAAGGAAATCAAGAAAGAAGCGCGTTCGCATCCGCCAAGCAGAGCAGAAAAGAGCGCGCGCTAACCACACACGTTAAACTAGAAAGGAGATTGTAATGATACCAACGAGCCAGCCAACACGACAAGAAATGTTCTCAGAAATTATATCCTTGCTCAACGATGAAGGCCGCCAGTACGGGGGGCTGTGGAACTGCGGCTATGAGCTAGGCTACTGTCGCATCTTCCTAGAGGGAGGTATGTGGGAGTGTGAGTGGTTTGACGAGGCCGAGACGTTTGGTACTCTGTTGTGGATATAATGTGTTACGGCCCGCTTAACCACATACGTTAAACTAGAAAGGAGCATACGATGACGCAAGCACAATTGCCAGAAGAGTTGACTTTGAAAAGACTGCGAGACTTACCAGAGGGCATGTGTTGTTTTGTTGATCCAGACGCCATGTTTGCTGGCGAAAGCGGTAGCCTATGGTTGCTCGCGGATGCGGCATACACCGACTGTAGTTTTTACAATCGGTTGTTTATCGCAAAACACAACGGTGAATACTTCGTTGACGCAACGCGGTGTACGTATAAATGGGCGAGGACAAGTTGCACCACATATAATGCAATTCCTGTTTCTGATTTCTATTACATTGCAACAGACGGTTGATATAACAGAAAGGAGCACACGATGATTTACCAGCAATTCCAGCAGCAGTACGATGACATCCCGTTCGATTACAAGACGCAGCGTGCCGAGTACAGAGCCGCCATCAAGAATATCACCGCGCAATTCAAGGCGGCGCTTGCCGTTGAATATCATCTCAGTGGATACAACCCTGCAATCTCTGACACAGTGTGGGAACTTGCTTGGGAGGATGGGCATAGCCACGGGTATTCCGAGGTCGAGATTCACTATGCCGATTTCGCGGCATTCGCAGAGAAGATTGTCGCTGCGACACCTACTCAAAGATGAGTAGGCGACAAGCACAAGAACCTAATCCAGCACACACTTTACAAGCTCCCCCAGTCCGGTGACATTCATCACAGCAGGCTATGACATCTATCACATCACAGCCTGCTTTCTTGTGGTAGAATGGTAGAGTAGGGTGAGGGGGAACTTTTAAGGTAAGAGCATCTAGCGTTATATCAACAAGACCTGTAGAGCAGAAAGGAGAGCACGAATGGCACGCCCAACAGAAATAACCGCAGAGATTCTAGCGAAGTACTCCGATATTGATGATGGCCTCATTGCCCAAGACATCGCCGAGACAGAGCGCGAGATAGCACTAATGACAATAATGGTTGCTGGGCTTGAAGCCGAAGCAAATCTAAACACAGGGCTTCCGTCTGGCAAGATGGCTGCGTTCATGGCTGAGGCAAAGCAACAAGGTATCAATGATCGTCGCGGGTTTGTTGATTTCCTAAAGGCGTTGCAGTCAGCAAGGGGAGAAATGGCGCGCCGATACCATTCATGAATTACCGCACAGGGTTGAGCCAGAACCTCAAACAGATGACGACGCTGCATGGCGGGCGTGGTACGACAAACAGGGCAGCCTCAAAAGTGCCGGGCGCGACTGGCTTGATGCTCATTACCCCGAATGGCGAGACCCCAAGGCGTATCGGCAAACCAGAAAGGAGACGCGATGATTTACGAACAGTATGAAAAAGAGCAGCAGAACAGCGAGTTCAAATCTGCGCTTGCCGTTGAATATCTTGATGGGTACCAGAACACAATCCAAGACGCCGTATGGAATCTCGCACTAGAAGAAAGGCAAAGCTACGGGAGCTGTGGGATTGAGCTTGGCTATGCTAAATATTCAGCATTCGCAAAGAATATTCTTGTGCATGGCGCAAAGGCTGCTGCGCCGCCCGTATGGAATGGCATCGACGATGACGATATGCACCACAAAGTAATTTCGTTTGAGTTTGTGTTGAGCCATGTGCGCAAAGCCGGTGACGCATTGCATGTTGATATATGGTATCCATCTCAGTCTGGGGTAAAGGCAATTGAGATTGGCCTAATTGATGTGCGGGCCGCCGACGACATTCGTGTTGAGTATGATTATCATCGTGACGGATGGGTAATCAAACGGGGCGATAAAGAAGTTTTATTTGTGGCCGAGTAGGGCAGAAAGGAGAACACTGATGGATAGCAGCGAATTAAGAAAACAAATAACAATGCGACGAGATAGGTTGCCAAAGCACTTCATTCAAAAGACTCTCAGAGACCTTGCCGTTGGCGAGTCTGCATACACCGTCCCTTGGGCGATGTCTGTAGATTCAGAGGGGCGCGCATGGTTGAGCCTTGGCTTCCCTGCCGAAGACTCGCCATTCGGGACTGCCGCTATGCTAGTAGAGCGTTGCGAGGATGGTTACGGTGTAAATTTGTGGCATTGTAGAGACAGCAAGTGGAATGCTGAATCTATACCGAGCGGATACGTCCCTGTTATGTGCATTGCTGAGTAGAGCAAAGGGGGGAGCTTGTAATGACAATACGCGAAGAGTATGTTCTTGAAATCGCCAGGTTATCCTACGCGCAAGCCATAGGGATTGCCGAGCTACCAGCGTTCATCGACGAGCAATTCGTACAGCACTATAACTCTGCTGGCCGTGAGTATTACCTGGCATTGAATCAGCGCCAGCTCGCACGTCTCTGTAATGATGTGTGGCGCAGAGCAGAAGTGTTACGTTCTGGCGATGCAGCCAAGCTAGGAATGTTAATCATGGAGCTGCCAGAGGTGCAGGAGAACAAGGCCATGTCCCCACTTGTGTTTGAAGTGCTTGGCGTGCTTATGAAGCGTATTGATGCAACCTTTGACGAAAATGCGTGGGGTGTCAGCGAAAGGCTGACTGTAATCGAACGCGAAGGAGGACATTGATGGATAGCGACAACGATGTGGCATTGCAATTCATAGCACAGCTAATAAACGAGGGCGTGTCATCGAAGGTTGGGTATACTGCGGTGGTGCGCTGGTGGTGCCTGCGCGACGAGCTGAAAGAAAAGTATCTTGAAGAGGCTCGCTCTATGGTAACGGCGTGGCACGCCAAAGAGGACGAGGAGTTGCGCTGGGCAGAAGGGATAGAAGCAGGGGCGCGCAATGGATAGCAAACTAAGAGAACGACTACTAGATGCGATAGCACCGTTCGTGACTGGCGCTGCGTATGCGCTGATTGTCAAGATGGAGGAGCAGCCTAACTCCAGCCTTGTTACATTCCGGGAATATGCACCCCTGAGCTTCTACGACCTACGCAGGCTGCGTGACGTGTATGAAGAGCTACTGGCGCAGTGACATTCAGCGCCGAACGGCATGACATCTGCCATTGGCGTTATGCTGTAATGGTGATATACTAGGCATAGTTCAGAAAGGAGACTATAACAATGATGTGGAAGATTTTAGCAGTTACTGGCGGTGGCGTTTTCTTCTGTGGTGAAGAGCATTTGGTTGAGAATCCAGAAGAAGCAAAATGGTTTGACGACATTAGCGATTTGCTAGACACGGTTCGCGATATTATGACTCTCAACCTTGATGGTGTTGTGCAAGTAAGGCTCATTTCAGATTCGTTTTAGGCAACATCTACGTGTAGCCAAACTGGATAAGGCGCTGGCTTTGGGTGCCAGGAATTGCTGGTTCGACTCCGGCCACGTAGACTGCGATGGTCACTGAGGGCGCTATTAAAATGCTTCGGGGAGAAACACTAGGGTGATTGGCAGCCAGTAGCGAGCGACCTGAGCCATTGCAAAAGAGGTTAATCTCACCTCCAATTGCGACGGCCTCGCTACAAGTAGGCCGAACGAGATACCGGTGTTGGCGTTCAGGTGAAACGCAGGCGCGACATAATATCGGGAGTACACCCCCCGACGCCGAGGGCCTTTGCAACATCTGCCCACTGGGTTCGATTCCCAGACACCGAGTTATCTTTACCAGAAAGGAGCGTGTAGTGAAAGCTGTCCGCAGGGCTGTGTATATCGTTTTGTTTGTTTGCGTTGTGCTGCTGTTGTTTAGTGGCATTGCGCCAGGTGTGATAATCGCATCATTCTTCCAGTCCATAGGGCCAGGCGGGATGCTGGCACTCGTTGTTTTCTGTACTTGGGTAGGCTGTCGTTTTCTGTGGCGGTATCCCAGTGCCCCGGTGATTGTTGAAGTGGAGGCCGAACGATGAAAAAGAAGCTTATCGCTGTTCTGTTGGCCGCGCTCGCGTGTTGTATCACGTACTACGCCAACTTTTGCGGAGGTAGATAATGGCTCTTGTTAAAGTGACTGTAGAGAAGCTAGTCCCAGGCGAGAAGATTTACGCTCGCCATGATGACGATATGTATCTGTATGATATAGATGCTACTACCGCCCCAATTCAAAAGGAAACTGTTTCTCGTGGATGGTATGATGAGTTAGTCAATGCCGTGATGACATCCGCGAACTACTTCCTCGAATTCGATGTTATCGTACAAGAATTCAACGGCGAGAAACTGAGCGGTGTGGCTTGGGATGTTGACGAGATCGGGCTAGATGATGCGCTTGCTATTTCTGAAAACAAGCAGTTCTATGTTGACCTGGCTATTAAGGGCGTAGAAGAATTGTGCGCCAAGCGCAAAGAGCTAGTGCCCGACAAGTGGACGTACTCGTTCTTCACGGCCTGGGGCTTTTGGAACGACACTATTGATACAGAGATTGGCCGTGAATATGATTGCGGCTGTGAATATCTTGGCACAGTAGACCTTGAGGAGTTCCCACTGGAGGTTGTGGAAGATGAATAACGAAATGCAAATTGAAACGGGGTTCTACTATTGGTACAAGCACAAGGCCGCCAGCCAGTGGAATATCGGGTATGTATACGAAACCAGTGATGACGTGCGAATGTCTCTTATTGACGGTGGCTATGTACCTATAGAGCAGATAGACCTGGAGCACTTTGAGTTTGTTAAGATTGAGCCACCACAAGGAGCAAGAAATGTGTGACAATCAGAAATTCTCACAACACGAAGAAAAGTATCGGTTTATTATTGAACTAGTTACCGGAGTAACATTAGAAGAGTGGAGGGAGAACAATAAAATACTTAGCAAAGCAATGTCGCGCATTGGAGGTTATTGATGTTGTTACGCTACTTCACTGATTGGTTCATTACCTGCGCGCTCACTGTTGTTACAATATATTTTCTGTTGCCGTGGGTGTCTACATTCACTAACATCCAGAAGCAAATTGTTGGCGGAGCAGTCCCGCTGGCAATCTATGTGATCGTCAACGCTGTCCACATATACATCACGTTGAGGGTGCGCAAATCCCAAATAGAGAGGTACTATTATGAGCGATAATTCAGAAATGCAAGACGTGTTTTCTTTGCTGCGCGCTATTGAAGCCGAAGAGATCGTAGACGCAATGGGTGTTGACTGGTGGCATAGCGCCGGACGCAAAACATTCGTCAAGTATGCGGATACGCTTCTCGCCCTCAATATTCCAAGCGAAGTTGTTGCTGACGTTCTCAATGGTTTGCACAGCGCGGTTGCTGGGGAGTACGGCGAATGAGCTGGGATCATAGAGTTGTTCGCCAAACACTACCAGACGGCAGCTATTGGTACAGTGTGCGCGAGGTATTCTACAACGATGACGGGACTATCTATGCGTACACAGAGAACCCCGTGAATATTTCTGGCGAGTCGATTGAGGACTTGCGTGAGTACATACAGTGGATTCTTCATTGCACTTCTGAGCCAATGCTTATTGACGGCGAGGTGGAGTTTGTAGATCACTATGACGACAATGAAGATTTTGATCTTACTGGCTACTTGGCAAAATGTTTGCTGTGAAGGGGGGCGACGATGAAGACTTTTGAAAGATCGTGGATAGGGGCTTTTATGATTGCCAGCTACTTGATGATAGCTTGCGTTGCTTGCGTTATAGGTATGTTGTTGGTGCCGTCAGGCTGCGATAACGTTGTAACGTTGCTTCCAACGCGCGCGGCAACCGCTATAACAGTCAGTACGCCGCCCCATACGCCAGCGCCAGTCCCTGCTGTATATCTTCCTGTGCCAACTAACACACCGGCACTGGTGGGTGGCGTTGTTGAGCCATCAGCAGAGGCCTGCTTTTGTTTTGGCGACTCTAATTACTGTGCCGATTTTCAGTCTTACACAGAAGCGCCGTGGTGCTTTGTGCGTTGCGTTTTCACTATTGATGGTGTTGTTCATGTGCTGGATAGTGATAGCTATGGCACTGCTTGTGAGTTGTTGCCGTGAAAACACGAATCGCATTACTTGGCCTTACATTTCTGTTACAGATAGCCGATCTGTGGTCTACTGGTTCAGATGTGAGGATAGAGGGGAACCCGTTTATGGCCGCGCTCTGGACATCTGCCGGATACATACCCCTGGTTGCATTGAAGATGGGCGTGGCGCTGTGTCTTGTTGTGGCGTACCTCCTGCTCGCTATATGTGCGCCCAGGTACGGGAAACTCTATCTCTTGTCCCTGACTATATGTAATGTGGCAATGATTGGAGTGGTAGTACGGAATGTGTTCGTCCAGTGGTTATATTTCTGACGAGGAGGGCGATGATGGGCTGCGATCACTATTACGTGAACGACGACGAGATGATAGCGTTTTCAGAGGTTGACGATACAGTGCCGTGCTTGTGTACGTTCCCGCACGCACAGATCGACGCAGACACAGTGCTGTCCCTGGCACTGCTCGGTGCAGCCGTGGTGCTGTTGACGCACGAGGACATCGTTGCGCCAGCATATCTGCCGCATGCCGTTCCTGTGTGGATACGCGACGAAATCAAGCGCAATCTTGACGTTCTAAGTGTCGCACAGAACGGTGATGAATGTCACTAGCTATAAACTGGATACGTGATACAATTATACTCATCTTTGAGTAGGAGAGGATTCTATGAGTGGAGTTGCCGTACATACCAATGTATCTTATACCCTGACCGTTGACTTCGAGAACGGTTATTCGTTCTCGATGCAGTCGTTTGATATGCGTGTCTGTGCCGAAGAGTATTGCCGCCAGATGATGTGCAACCGCAGGTTCGGTCACTACCCTTCAGAGAAGTCTGAGTGGCGGTACTTCGACGACTGCCTGGACGCCCATTACGGGCAGCGCTATTACTCGCACTGCCTCAACGAATTGGGCAAGTGCTAGGATAAGGTTGCTCATCCTAGCCACCCGTGGTATACTGATAATCCTCAAACAAACAAGGAGCTAATCTATGTCTTCGTATTCTAAAATCATTCTCGTAGGCCGACTGGGTGCCGATGTCGAACTCAGATACACAGAACAGGGCGTCCCAGTTGCAACGTTCAGCCTCGCGGTTGACGACGGCTATGGCGATAATAAACAAACGCAATGGTATCGCGTGACTGTGTGGCGCAAGACCGCCGAGTCCGCAGCACAGTATTTGTCTAAGGGTAAAGAAGTTCTTGCTGAGGGACACATGCAAGCCGACAAAGACACCGGCGGCCCGCGTATCTGGACTGACAAGCAAGGCGCAGCGCGGGCGTCGTTTGAGATGACAGCAGACCGCATCGTGTTCCTTGGCGGACGTAGCGAGAGCGCGAGTAAGTCTGCTGACACAGGCCCCGCCGGAACAAGCGACGGCTACGGCGACGACATTCCATTCTGATGGTAGCGCCCCACACACAACTCGCGCTGTTTTTCTGGAACGAGATACTGGGCAAGACCGAATCTGACGCTTGGAGTGACGTAACCTTCAAGCGTCAGTATCTCAGGCACGCATCTTCGGCGCTCAAAGATGGCGCTGATATTGAAATCCTCAAGTTTGCCATGCTTGACCTACGCAGAGACTACGAATCAGGAAAGATTGACCGCATTTTCAGTATACAGCAAGCCCTTGACTGGCGCAAGCGCGGTGCCAAGGGAATGACTTACTATCAATGGGCCGAAGCCGAATTAAACGAGCAGCAGATTCCACCACCTATCTGGGACAGGTTCGCCAGAATGGAATGGGAGCTTAAAAAGGAGATTGTTGGTGGAGAATCAGTACATAGAGCAACAGAAAACCATCGCGTACACAGTGCTGGCGCAAGCTAAGTCTGGTGACTTCGATGTTGTAAGAACATTAACAGATTCAGAGGGCGTAGCCCCAACCCTTTTTTCAGACCGTCACTATGGTGCCGTGTGGAGAGCAGCACAAGATGAATATATTTCAGCAATGTCCAGTGACGAATATGTATATAGTCTTCCGGGGATACTGGGAAGGATAGAAGAGGACTATCGCACTAACGGGCTGGCTGCGCAGGCGTCTAAACTAATGTCTGGGTGGAATATACGAGTCTCGCAGGTGAGTATGGATAACGGCGACCCGCTACAAGCTGCGCGCATGATTAAAAACGGGCAGCTTAGGGACACCTTTAAGGCAAGGCAGCCTGGCGATGCGGAACGAGTGCGGAAGTCTGTGACCCCTGCGGTCGAAATTGCAATGATTGCTCACGAGTTGCTTGCCGCCGCGAATGATAGTGGCGAGCATGTGTCGTCATTGTACGATGCTATTGTTGAAGCATCTAAGGCAGACCCCGTATCATGCGGAATACCGTGGATGGACTCGCACCTGTTCTGGACTGGGTACGCGAACAAGGGCGGTCTCGCAACCACGATGAATTATGTGATTAGTGCCCCATCTGGTCATGGGAAAACGTCTATAGCGGCCACGTTTGCATCGAGTTGGGTTAAACAGGGATTGCCAGCAATTATGCTGAGTCTTGAGGAGTCTCGCCCGAATTTCACTGTTCGTATGCTAACTGCATTTACTGGATACGCCCCACATATTATTATCCAATGCGTCAAAGAGATCAGGGGAGACGGGGAGATTTCTGGTAACGCCAAGAATGTAAAAGACGCACTTGAATACCTTGAAAGATTCCTATTTATTTACGAGGTAGGGGGCGGTATAAACGAAATGGAAAGTATTGTCCGCCGCCACAGGACGCAATTCGGCAGAGATATTCCAATGATGGTATTGATCGACCATATTGGTGGTATGGATACTGGCGGGGATTCGTGGTCTCGCACACTAGAGCTTGCCGCCCATGCAATTAAACATCGTTTGGCAATGCAGTTCAACACCGCCGTATTAACATTTACACAACCTTCAAACGAAATGGAAGAACAGTTAGCGAAGAATAACTACACTACTGTATTTGAGGGGCGGGCATCAAAAGCTATTAAGCAATGGGCGGATTATTTCGTTGTCATGTGCAAACACAACGATATGATAAACACAACGGTTGTGCAGTCTGGCAAGAACAGATTCTTGGTCGGGCAGCGGGTCGCGGAAGGTGGCGGGAAGCTGCCTGAGTGGGGCGTGTTCCAGTTCGACTTAATGACTGGGACAATAACAAATCGTTTAATAACAGATGACTTACAGGCCGAAATTAGAGCGAGCCTGGTTGGGCGAGGTAAATAAGCCAATGGCGGAAATGCCGTCAGAAAATAATGACAACTTCTACGCCTACCGCAAGTGGAAAGAACACATCGCGGTTGCGGCGCGTTACGAACGAATAAAGGTCGAGTTCTCGCCAGGCTGGGCGGCGTCTACGCTTCCGTGTAGCTGCGGGGGTGAGCACAACTCAATCTTCGTGCTGGACACAAAGATGTACGTGTGTCCTATAACCCACTGGTTGCACTGGCATCGCTTGTCACTTGATGGGTTGTACGATACGCCAACACGTGATGAGTACTTTAGAATGTTGGGGAAAGGAGAGTAACAAGAAATGGGTATGGAAATTGTTACACTGACTGGATATACAATGTCGCAAGTAATCGAAAAACTCGACGATGCACTTGAGCCAGATGCTTACAAGAAAGTTGATGGCGTCCCTGGGAACTTTACCGACATCAGGCCCGCATGGTTGTGGCAACTCTTGAACAATGTGTTTGGCCTGTGCGGTATTGGCTGGTGGTATACCTATGATACTATCAATACGCGCTCAGAGATGCGCCCAACATCTAGCGGAGAGAAGCTGTACTACGTAGCTGAAATTCCACGAGTTGATTTCTTCTACAGGATGCTTGTTGATGGGGCAGAACGCGACTTTGGCCCTGTCTCGTCGCCTGGGATGTCAGATAATGTTCTCAAGCCAGAGTGGGCTGCGAAAGGCGCGGTAACGTCTGCGCTTACATCATCTGCCTCAAGACTTGGATGGCAATCGTCTGTCTATAAGGGCCATAGGTCGCACACTAATAAGGGCGCGGCTGGCGATGCGGCGTGGGATTCTGAGGGCATAGAGCAAGCTGCCCTGTCTGTTGATGACGTGGTGGCGATGAGTAACATCAAGAACCTGCGCGAGGCATCCACTGGCAACGATGGGAAGGCGCTGCTCGCACAGTTAAAACTGTTGAAGATGGCCCTACCAGACACCCCGATGAAGAATATTAGTAGCGTTCTCGGTAAGGGCACCGACCCTTTCAAGGCAGCCCTGGAGCACGTATGCCAGGGGAGTGGCCTGGGCGAGAAAGCGTTCACCACAGTCTCTGCGGCTTTCTTTGACAGGGGCGCGTCAACGATTGGCGAACTGCTAATCGTGTGGGATGCGCTGTGCGCCATCATCAACAGCGAGACGCTTGAAGACCGCGTTATGCTGTACAAGGGGACAGTCAGTGCCGCCGCCGATTAGACACACTTCTCTGGTAACGAGGGACGAAATCGAGCGCCTGCGGGCGCTCCTTTCCCCTACGTTCATCAACGAACTCGACGAGGTATTGTACCGCTTCGGTGTTAGCCTTGGCTTCCAACGTCTCGCCGAGATTTCGGCGCAGTTCTATGCCAGTTGGATAGATTGGCGTGGGTTGTGGGCTGATGCCCGTGATCGGTACTGGGAGGATTATCTCGGCGCGCGTAGATACGAGCGCAGAGAAGACGCTCCTAAAGATCGCCAGGACAAGCTGATATATAAAGACTATCAGCGCTGGCGCTCCTTCCAAGCCTTTATTGATTGGACTTGCGAAAATCTGCCCATCGGCAAAACAACGTTCTGGATGCGCAATCGGCAGATCAAGATCGAGTTGCAGTTGTGGGTGCGCGAGCACCAGACCGACGACATCCCGATTGAGGACTTCCTTAGAATTGTAGAGGGGGTCTGCATAAACAAGGCGGTAGGGTGGCAAATAACCGCCGCCCTTATGGTGGTGGAAAAAGAAAATCGCGGTGCGTCGCCCGTTATTACCGGAGTCAACCACGAGAACGTGAATAGGGTTGCCGAAAGCATGGGCGTGGGGATGCCAGACGAGCAGGACACCGCTGAATACGAGGCTGCCGCAGCCGGTGTAGCGGCGCAATATATCCAGGATCAGCGAACCCGAATAGCTGACGGTGAGGCCGCGCGCGTCGTGTTGCGCGAGACACGCCGCCATCTGCGCACATATAGGAAATGCGAAGTCAGAAGGTCTGGCGGCGATCTTTACCTTGAGTATCGTCAGCCAATAGAAGACGACGATCTAATCGACTTCGATATTGACCCGCCAGAGACATACGCGATTAAGTTTCTTGATCGCGATGGCAATATGCTAAAAGTAGACGAGCTGCCTATTACGGTACAGGAGTGGCTGCATAACCGTCTGGTGTTCACTGCAATAAGCTAGAAATCCCTTGCACCAATAATCTCAGGTATGGCAGACTCGCGTGCTTCGGTGCGCCAGACAGACCAGGTATCACGGTCGTCATCGGACGACAGGGTGTGGCAGAACGCGGCTTTAACAAGCTGTGTTTCTGCCATTTGTTTGTAGAATAGCAGATACTGTTCTGCTTTAATGCGCTTGGGCACGTTGTTATTGTGATTGTAGAACGTCACGTAGACAGGCTTGCCGTACTGCAACACTATGTTGCGCACATACCACACGCAGGCGTACATAGAAGACAGATCGCCCTCTATGCTATCCCACCTTACACTCGTCGATACAAAGTCGGCTATGTCAATAGCGTCGCGCGCCTGGCTCTCGAACACCGTGCTACTTTGACGATAATCGCCAATGTCGTCGCCGACTTCGAGCTTTGGGAATCCGAAGTAGGCCAACGGGAAACGATGACTCAGGTATTTGACTATCGCTATCCACCACATGGCAAACTCATCGCCAGAAGACCAAGCCCAGCCGTAGCCGTGCCGTTGGACATTGGGATAGGCGTGAATCTCGTAGTATGTGACGCGCGGATAGTTGATCGCGATCTGATCCACGCATCTCTGTGTATACTCAGCGAAGTTCGTGAGGTACGGGATGACAATCGCGACGGCTGATGTTGGTGGATTGGCGCACGTGGCGAGTGTGTGTACCGCCTCTATACGTGCTGTTTCAATAGTTTCCAGGTCTGCTACGGAGAAGTCTTGTAGTTTTGTTACTCCTATTTTCATAGGGAACAGTGTACCACATATTCAATTGAAAGTCAAGCCGGTGCTCTACTCATCTAGCGGTGCGTCTGCAATCGGGGCGGCCTCAATAGCTTGCTCGACACGCTCAATCGACATTCTCCCTGGCGCACCAGAGATGGTGTATTCGCCATCGGGCAAGCCAAAGCTATTGCGCAGCAGTTCGATCTGCTCTTTGAATGCGGCTGACCACTCCGCGTCTGCGGACGCACGCGCATTCACCAGCGCCATCACGATTGTCTCTTGTGCTTTACTAAGGTCTCTCTTAATCATATTTCTCCTTGTGTATCCACCCGGCTGTTCCGGGCGGCCTTAACGAACTTGGGAATCTCAAATATTCACCTCCGCATTAACCCAGGCGGTAGTGGCAAGATTGTGACCTTGGCCCCCCCAAACATTCTCAAGACCACCCCATCTTGATTTGCAATAAAATCATACCGTCCTTCCGGGAGGTCTAGCTCTTGCCTGAGTGCCGCCGCTTGTGCCTCAAGTGCTACATTGACTCTATCAATAACCTCTGATGCAGCACGCCGTTCTTCAATCAGCGCGACAATCGCTTTGGCTTCAGCCTTACTCAATTTATGCTCGTTCATCACAGCTCCTTTAGCTTAGTACAGATTCTGCCACGCGCCATTGATACGCGCCACCACATTATGCGTACTGGTGTTGTAGTATATCATTCCGTTCTGTACACCAACGGTAGGGGCTGATGCAGACTGCCCGACGCAAACGGGCGCTTGGAATACAATATGCGTTGCCCCAGTAGACGAGATTGTACCATTGCTATCGACATTTAACCTTACATCGGTTTCGTCTACGTTGTCAATGGCCGCTACAATTGCGACCGTGCCATTTGTCCACGGGTCGTCAGTCTCCCGCTTCGCAACCATCCACATACTGCCCTTGAACCACGCTGTAGGATAGTAGTCGCCATATACGTAGCCGAGGCGTCTGTCAGTCCCGCTGTCGTCGTATTCCCACTTCACAGTATTTGCGTCTGCGGTAGCCGTATAGTCTTCTCCGCGAATTGAAGCCCCGTCGCCGTCTATCCACACAAGCCCCTTCGCCGCGTAGAACTTACCGTCAGTTGCGTCGATCTTGGTGATCCATACATCCGACCAAAGATCATATATTCCAGTTCTATCAATCCAAATCCCCGTCCCTGAATCTACGGCTGTTGGTGGCGTTCCCCCGATAGAGATAGCACTGTTGGCTCCTGGCATTGTCAGCTTCTTGGTGATCTCTGCCCCAGCAGAAGCATCCAGCGTAATCACTGCCGCCCCGCCACTGTCTTTGATCGTAAGTATGCCAGCAGCGGTCATCCCAATGCGTTCGGTGGTGTTATTGCGGATGCTGATAGCGCCCGAAGAAATAAGGACATTGTTTTGGTTTGCCGCGACTTCTCCAATGGTAAGTATGCCCGCTGCCGTAAGCGCTATTTTGGCCGTGGTGTTGTTGCGGATACTAATAGCGCCAGAAGAGATCAAGACGTTGTTTTGGCTGGCCGCGACTTGCCCCACTGTAATGACTCCGGTGGCATTGATTGACATATTGGTTGTTTCTACATCAAGCGGACTGACTATAATGAAATTCATTAAACCGCCAGATATTTCAACACGACTACTCCGCGTGCCAGCCTCGCCTATTGTCAGTTTGCCTGCCGAGCCATCAAGGATGATGTGCGAGATTATCCCCTCGCGCAGCTTCAAATCGCCTTCTGAGACATCCCACAACAGGTTGGCTTTACTTGCGCTATTATCGCCGAGCAACACATCGCCCGCCGTTACCGCCTCGCTGTTATACGTCTGCGCGTTGGCAAACACGGCCAACGTTGTAGTCGCCGGTGCGCTGATGTCACTCCCAAAGAAGGCGTCCCCGTCAGTCTCGATACCCACGGTCTGCACTGCCGTGGCGCTGTACGCGGAGATGCCGTCAGTGTCGATCTGTACCCGTGCCCCGCTCATACTGGTACGCAGGTCTATTTGCCCATCCAGGATGTACAGGCCGGGCTTGTTGAACGCCCCCATATCGGTGAGTGCGCTATTGCTTGCATAGATCGACGCGACTTCCTCAGCAGTCAGCACACGGTCGAACACTGCATACTCATCGAGTGCCCAACCGCCAGAATAACCTGCTCCCAGAGTGTATGGCCCCAGCGCCCAATCTACTACCGCAGTTGGAGCAGTTAGCGCGGTCGTGTCGGTGTCTGCTACTGCTCCATTGACGTAGATGGCATAACTATCGGCGGTGTAATCAAGTGTTATAACTATGTGTATCCAGTCGCCAGCTACAAAAGTTTGCGCTGCCGTGCCCAGTCTATCCCCAGCACTAATAAAAACTGCAAAGTAATTACCAGCAGGGTAAAATCTTAGAAGTGTGCGATTGGCGTTGTCTGCCCCGCGATAGTCCATTATGTACGCTTGGTTTGCCCCGCACGGCCAGTTAGCGTCATCAGCGTCGTATTGTGCCTGAATCCATAGCGCAAACGAGACAGTGTTGTTGTCACTCAGTAGTCCACAATGAGCATCGAGGTTGGCCGTTGTCGCCGCCCGCGTGCTTGTGCTTGCGTGTGCCGTGCCTGTCCAGGCGTAGCCTGTTCCAAGAGAGCCGTCGATGTATGACGTTGCAAATGCGGACTTCTCGAACTGTACAGCGTCAAGATGGTACGTGTGCACGCCGGTTCCGGCGCGGGTGAATGCTGGGGATGCAAATGCAGCCGTCGCGGGACTCTCTGCCGTGATTTGATACCGTAGCCAGCCATTTGTGATTGTCGCGGCCTGCGTTGATGTAGAAAGCACCCCGCCGCCAGCGTCGCGCCAGGTAATTCCTAATTGTCCAGCATACGACGGTTCCCCTACAACGCGCAGGTATGCCGTGAATGTGTAATCGCTGCTTGCATCCACTGGTATTCTGGTAGTGTTGTGGATAACTACACCCGCGCCCGCAACGTCTGCCACCACAACTTCAAGGCACGCATCCCCACGTACTGCATCCGTCGTAATGCGAGTGATGGTTGTACCGGCCCCGGCCAGTGTGTAATAAGTTGTGTCTACTTCTACGGATGGGTTTTCAACCAGGTTCGTCGCTGCATCCTCCACCATCAGCGCGCGCGACTCTGCCCAGCGTCCCGCGACTTCGTGGAACGCCCCGCCGATTGTCGCCGTCTGCCCGCGCGTCGATACCCAGGACGTGGGGGATTTCTCGTAGTACGGACTCAGCAACAACAACCCGTCGGCTTGCGAGAACAACGATTGTCCCGCGCTCTCGCTGATTGCCAACGTTGATAGCCACACTGTACCATCACCGTAGACAATAAAACGCTTGTCGCTGCTGGAAGGCCCGGCC